TCTGGGTCTTCAATTATTTCTGGGTCTGGGTCTTCAATTATTTCTGGGTCTGGGTCTTCAATTATTTCTGGGTCTGGGTCTTCAATTATTTCTGGGTCTTCAATTATTCTTACCTTTTTTTTATTATTTGGTTTCTTTTTAATAGTTTTTACTAAAATAGATTTTGGTATTTCTGGTTCTAAAATTTTGGGCTCTGGTTTTAATATTTTGGGCTCTGGTTCTAATGATGAATCCGATAATATTGCACTTCTAACACTATCAGATGATTGACTCCCCCCTCCTCCAAATTTATCAGAATTATCAGATTTAACAGAATTATCAGAATTATCAGAATCATCAAATCCTAAAATATCTAATAAATCATTCATATGTTCGCCCGAGTCATTGTCTCTGTTATATACTATATCTTCATTTTCAATAATTGGAACTTCATTTTCTTCCAGTGATTGCTCTGATTTTGCGGTAATTTGTCCAAAATTAATATCACCAACTTCTTCACTTGAGCATAATTTATTTATATCTGCCTGTTTGATATCAGTACTTTTTTTATCTTGAGTGATTCTAATAAATGTATTAATGTACATTGGAATAATATTTAAATAATATATATCATTTATTCCATTCATAATAATTGTGATGTAACTATCAATTGGGTTTAACGTCATAATTGTTTTAAAGCCCGGATTAATTTTAATCATTAATGCACGTCTTTTATTAGAACCTCGGGTCACCTCTAATTCAGTTCTAATTTTTACAATTAAATCAGTTGCCTGTTCAACATCCAAATCAATAAAATTTTTTAATAAATCTTCTATAATTTCATCATGTGTTTGCCCTTGGTCTATTTTTTCAATAATAAACGCTTCTTGACTATCTCGTTTATTAAAATTAGAGACTCTTTTATATCGCATTTCAACTCCTTTTTTTAAATTAGACGATTCTACTGTAAAAATGCTAGATATACAACCACTATATTTATTAATATCAAATGCTTTTGTAATATTATATACTGTTTGATACTTCATATCTCGTACTTCTACACTAAGAGCCTGGATGGATGTAAATAATGGAATATCCAGACCACTTTTAAAAAAGAATGGTTTAATTTGTTCAATTATTGGATTCACCGCCAACCCAATAATAATGTCAATGTCTTCAAATCGGTTGGATGAATTATGTAGTGGTATAGGAGATTCAAAGTCTATAATAGGATAAATAGTTATATTTCCGTTATCTTCAAATTCGCATGATATAAAATATTTAATTCCTTTATATTCAATGTTTGTATATACTGCAACAGATTGATTTTTACCAATTGTTTTTATTAATTTAAATATAACTGTTTTTTGTAAAAATGGTATTTTATTTCCATCAATTGACATGTGTGGTGCAAATAACCTATATATATTTTCTTGTTTAGAATGAGGGTTATATTTAATTAAAGGCAGTTCTTGTGTAGCATGCACTAATTTAAAAATAACCTCAATTGGTATTTTTATTTTAAATTCAGGATAAATAATCACTTTTATATAATTTATTCCACTTAGATTTGTATTTTCTGAAAATTTATCAGATACATGGCTATAAGTAAATACATTATAAAACATGTCGACATTATTAAAACCTTTTTCAGTATCATTTGTTAGTTTTTCAGTTGTAGATTGAATTAATTTATGTCTATTCGATTCTAGCATCTCGATAGAATTAATATTATCTTGATATAAAAACGGATAATATATTTTACATGTATATTCAACAGATGTATTAGTTGAATTAAACACATCTTGAGCAATACATAGATAAATATTATTTTTAAATATTGGTCCAGTTTCAAGAATCAAGTTTCCCATGAGAGATGTCAATTCTTTTCTTGAACGTTCTAATAAAGAGTCATATTCTTTAACCAAAAATGGATTTGCGATAAAAGGATATTCGCTCTCAAATATAAATTTCTGTCCTAATGGTTTTGCAACTAAATAATCTCGGTCTATTAAATCTAATTTTAAAATATCATCAAAAGTATATCTGTTTTTATCTGTTATTGTAACATTCATTTGTTGTCCATTTGTGTTATATAAATTTAGAATCAGGTGATTTAAACGAATTCGGGTTATAAGTAGTTTATCATTTTGAGTTATGTTTTGATATACTGTTATTGGGTTTAGTTTTTCAGATTGTAAACAAAATAAGTATAATTCATTTATCGAAAAAGCATGATTTATTGCCTCAAATATTTTTAATTTTATAATGCCGATACTATCATCTATATGTATAGTTTGTTTTAAAAATATAACATTGATTTTTGTAGTGTGTATATTATCAACTTCTTCTTTTGTAAAAATAGTTGGAACAAAAACTTTATCATATGGCGATTTATTCCATAATTTAGTTGGGTCGGCTACTTCTAAATTTGTTCCAAAAAATACATAAATAGTATCTATTATATTTTTATTAGATAATTTATTTACTTTAAATATTGGAAATAATGACATATACTATTATATGTTATTATTTTATATGTTTATTTAACTACAGACATTTATTCATTATTGTAAATCATAATATGGGTTATCTGTTATAGACATACCACAATATGATTCTGGGGTTTTTTTATAATCTACTGGGTTATATATTCCAGCTTTTTTTGCATTTTCCAATAAAAATTTGAAATTTTGCCAGAATATTTGCTTATGTCCTTCAGACACCGTCATTATATGTGATAATTCATGAATTGCTACAAATGTGAGTGTATTTATATCTATTAATTTATTACCATTTTTTGTAGTATTTAAACAAAATGCAATTTTTTCTCCCTTATTTTCACTATATGCTGTTAGTTCGCTTGTAGGCAATGTTTCTGATATTGTTGTAGGATTAAATTTTTGTACTAAACGCTGTACATCTTCATTATTTGGATATTTTTTGCCTACATATGCAACAAGGTCTTTACATTTTTGCGTAACAGTTGCTAACAAGTCGGCTGCAAGTTGTAATTTTGCCCTCTCTCTAACGCAATATTTTTCACCATCTACATCAGAAATAATGCATTTCAGATTATACGCATCAGAATTATAATATACTTTTAAACCCAAAAAGATTACTACAGCAATTATTATATAACATAGTATATCTGATTTTCTAAACATCTATTATAAGTATATTTTTTATATTTTAACAAGAATGTTATACAATTATTATTATTTTGCTATTAAGGAATGCTACATTAAGGCTTCTAAATCTTTTTTAGTTATTAATAAATTAAGTTATTTAAAAAAAATTGAATTGATTTGAATTCAATTCAATTTATTTAATAATTTAATAAAATTGATAATGTCAAACTTAAACTTCTCCGCCTTACCCTTACTAACATTTGCTCCAGGGGTACAAATGGACTTGCCGGTAGGTCCTCCACTTCGTCCGGTTGTTCCAATTCACACGATATTTAATGTATCTCGTGACACAAAAGATATTGTGAATACGATAAATGAATTGCTTAACGAATTGAGCGATAAAGTAACATTTCAATATTGTGCTTATCAATATTCTTGGTGTTGCACCTACCTATCAGATGGATACCACGTGCAATTTTACATTCGAATCTATAGATACCCTAAGAAACACGAATTGTATGGTAACTATTCTGTTGAATTTCAGCGTTTGGAAGGCGAGCGTTTGCCATATATGAATATTTATAATGCGTTTAACAAGATTCTCACTACAAATATCTGCAAGTGAACTAACCAACTTCTAAAAACTTCTAAAAAATCTAAAAACTTCTAAAAACTTCTAAAAAATCTAAAAAATTTAAAAACTTCTAAAAACTTCTAAAAAATCTAAAAACTTCTAAAAAATAATATTATATATTATTTTTTATTTTTTTATAAAACAATGATTTCGGACCAGACAAGATGACATTTAAATATAAAGATTTTTAATAAGTAATTTAATTTTGTTACTGAAAATCTGTTTTATAGATTTATTGTCCGCCCTGTCCTAATTCAAGTGGTGGTCTCATTATGTCACTCTCAATTGTGCTTAAATTCCAGGGTCCAACCGAAACCTGTGGATTAGGGGGCTCGGACCTAATTTGTAAGTTTGCATTTCGCAAAGTTTGCCCCACAGTATCAATTCCAATATGGTAACCTGCCTTTAACAAATTAATATTTGCAAGGTCTCCCTTTCCTGCAGGATTTAATTGTGCCCATTGACTGTTGGTGTCCTTGGGTAAAAGGTCTGCTGGATTTTGGGTATTTTTATTACATGCACTAGGAATGCCTCCTTGACTAGAAGAGCCATCAACGGATGAATACGTTTCATTTCCCATCTCTTGTGCTGGCTGAGGTCCGGATTGAGTTTTGCGTGCATTTGTTGAATATGCGCTATTTGGAGAAGCATTCATTCCTTCATCACCATATCTGCCCTTAGCCATCAAATATTTATATAACATATACAAAACATATAAAACGATTATAATAAATAAAATTCCTCCAATTCCATAATCATTCAATAGCTTTTTTAAAGAGACATTCATTATATAAAATAATCAATAAAATATTTTTTTAATTTTTAATTAATTAAAAAGTATTAAATGCATATAAATAAATGCCTAAATATTCTCTTCTATTTCAGAGTCTTCTTCATTTTCATAAGTATCTTCTATTTCAGAGTCTTCTTCATTATCTTCTATTTGCAACATATATTTATGTTTAATATTATTAACCTCATGGTATGCTTCTTTTGCCTTAAGCTTGGCTTCTTTTGCCTTAATTTTTGCTTCCCTATAAAGGTCATATGCATAATTTGAATTATTAAGCGTTATTGTTTCTACACTATTGTCTAAATTAAAATTTAATTCAACTTCTTTTAATTCGTCATCATCATGTTTTTCTAAACTATTTAAATCTTCTATTTCTAAATCAATTAAATATTCTTCTTGCATTGGTTTTGTATCTTGCATTGGTTTTGTATCTTGCATTGGTTTTGTATCTTGCATTGGTTTTGTATCTGTATCTCGCAAATTTGCTAAATCATTAACAGAGTCGTCAATAAATGTATCAATATTGAATGCGTTTGGTTGGGGCTGTATTTTATTAAGTGGTTTTTTTATAAAACATTCATCTAAAAATGGGTCTTGACTAACAGTCATAGATTGTTTTAATTCAAATTCAATTTGGAAGTTCCTAGAACTAAATTTTATGCCTTGTATTTCTAGTATAGAAATAATATTTGTATTATTTGTTATCTCGTCAAACTTAATATTTTGGTCAGTGTCATTATATATTTTAACTGTGGGTTTAACATTTACTCTTAATAAATAATATTTACCAGATTTAAAAATTTTAAATGGAGACGTAAACGCACTTTCAATGTCTTCTTGTTGTAATTTTGTTTCAAACCATTTATCCGATTTACTAAATATAAGCGACTGACATTTTATTTCTAAATTTTCTATCCAATTAATAAATATAGTATCATTATTATTTAGCATTAAATCAACATATAATTTTTTCCCACTTTTAACAACCCCTTGTTTAGTTAAACTTTTTGGAGTTTGAACATATAGCGGTTTATTATTGCATAATAATTTTGTAAAATAAGCTCCTCCTGCTATAGTAAATGGTGGTGCTAAACATACATTTGAAAAATCGTAATCCATTGTAGGTTCAATTATATTTTCCATTATTACAGAAAATGTAGAAAATATAAGTATTGATAACACGCAAAAAACACAAAAAAAATGTATTTTATAAAAATATGAAAGACTCGTTGATTAAACAATGTTTAGATATATTAAAAACAGAAGATATAAAACATGAAATAAAACTTATTTTTTCTCCAATAACTGATTTATTATTAAATGAAATATACCCATATATTTATGTTATTATCTTTTTAGTATTTTTAATATTTGTATTAATTTTAGCAAATTTATTAATTTTAGTTACTCTATTGCGTAACAAAACGATTATGTCTCATATTTCAATATAATATTATTTATAATAATTATCATTTAAATATATATATACATAGTATAATGGCAAAAAGTTTTAAAAGGAGAAATTATAAAAAACAATCTTGTAGACATAGACAACGAGGGGGATATCCTGACAGTGCATGGGGTTATGCTTTAACACGTGCTGGAGACATGCAACAACAACTAACAAATACTCTGAATGTTCAACCTGGACAAAATCCGGTTGCCGCTCAAAGTAACGTTCTTCAATTACTTAAGGGAGGGTCTAAAAGAAGAAGACATAAGAAACGCACTGGCGGAAATTGGGGTTCAATAATAAGTCAAGCAGCTACCCCTTTAATTTTGTTAGGCGCACAACAATTATACGGAAGACGTAAGCCCTACACAAAAAAAAATAAACATTAATAAAATAGTCTCCTTTTTAATTACACATTTTTTAATTATTGAATGTATAATCTAATATTTTGTTTACTTTCATTGTTAGTTGTTACTATTTATAAATATGGACTCATCATAAATAAATTGTAAAAATAAAATATAGATATTTTATATGACAATAAAAACAAAAAAAAATATAAAAGGCAATCGAAAACAAAAGTCACGATATTTAAAACATAAATTAAAAAAAAAACAACTATCGTTTCATAAATTAAATTGTAGTCCAGAAAATAAGGAAACAAATTATACTTGTTACTCGGAACAAGATTTAATAAAACTAAAAAATATGTGGAATGCTAGACATTCTGATAAGCCTATTACTACAAACAATTCAAAAGACATTTGGAACTTGTTGAAACAATATTATTCAACCATTTGTAATAAAGAATCTTGTTGGATAAAACAAATGACAAAGGATACAAAAATGGAACAGGAATTATTAAATGCATTTTCTCCAAAATCTCCAAATAAATGGAAAAAAAATCCAAATGAGTGGTTGTCCAGTATAGATATTCTAAAAGTCATGAATCAATACGAAAAAAAATATAAATGTTTTAATTTTTTAGGTCCATCTCCCATAGATTATGACACTCATATGGTAGATGGTAGTTGTGTGTGGGATGAATTATGTAATTTTAGCCTTCAAAAACATATAACAATAGGTAAAACAAAAGTAGGAATCATTTTTAATTTGGACACGCATACAATGAACGGTTCGCATTGGGTAAGTGTATTTATTAATATAACAAAAAACACTATTTTTTATTTTGATAGTGTTGGTACAGAGTGTCCTAAACAAATACGTAAATTTATTAATGCAGTTATTAAACAAGGGCATATGTTACCAAATCGGATTGATTTTAAGTTTGACCAAAATTATCCCATTGAACATCAATATGGAAATACCGAATGTGGTATGTATTCCTTATTTTTTATAGTTCATATGCTAAAAGATAAAATAAATTCTCATTATTTAAAAACACACATTTTAAAGGATACATATATAGAAAAATTTAGAAAAATATTTTTTAATGAAGACTTATAAGAACCTTATTTTATATATTATATTTTTTAACTTAAAGAACAAAACCGTTTATATTATATTTTTTAACTTAAAGAACAAAACCGTTTATATTATATTTTTTAACTTAAAGAACCGACCAGTATATATTATATTTTTTAACTTAAAGAACAAAATAAATATTGTTCGTTTGGAACAACCGTTTAAAAGCTTGTTTTATGTTAGGCAATGAGCGATATACCACGTTTTTTAGAAAAAACAAATATTAATTTACTTTGGGAAGTGCTAATGGATGAAATAAACATAAATGGTAATAATTCCGAATTGATGCACAATATTAAAGCAATGTTTACAAACAATGCGAATCATTTTATAACTAAAGATAATAATTCCATAAAATTAGTAGAATTAAATAAACATTTTTTAAGACAAATTATTTCATCAGTTAACAAATTAGTATTTGATTCGCAAATTAAAAAAATTACAATAACAAATGAAGTTATTAATGAACCATATAAAATTGAAGATATACATTTATCAAGACAACATGAGTTTGAATCTCAAGTTATTAATAAACGCAATGAATTGGAACAGTTCATGACACCTCAAAAACCTAAAGAATTGGATTTTTCGGATAAAAAAAAAGATGGAAAAATAACGGAAATGGATTCTTTATTGGCGGAAAAGTTAGCAGAAAGAAATGCAGATTGTAATACTATATATAATGCAACTAAACCCGAATCTTGGTTAACTCCTGCAGAAACATCAATCAAACAAGATAAAATGCAATCTACTATTATTAATAATAATAATAATAATAATCAACTAAATCAAAAATTAGATAAAAAAATATCCTGGTTAAATGATGATGTAAATAATGATGCGATAAACATTGAAGATATTTCTTTAAATATTTTTAACAAATTAAAAAAAAAAGATGTAGAGCCTATCAAATATGAAGAACAACAATCTATTCAGTTACCAGATAGTAAACAAGAAGTGATTTATAAACAAATTATTCCAATAATTCAACATTCTCCTATTTTACCCAACAATGAAATAAAAAATGAAATAAAGGAGATGAATATTAAAATTAATTTGTTAGTTGATATGATGACAAAGCTACAAGAATCATTGCATAATTTAAGATAATAAATAATTATATAATATAAATAATATAATTATTATCCGAAATTTAAATTTATGAGAAACAGATAAACTAACAAATACAAGTTAAATAGTCGCCCTTTTAATAATATATTCTCCCTTTTCTGTTTTTTGTAATATGCCTATATAAATTGCAATAGCTCCAGGATGTGTTTGTGATTGAATAACACTATCATAATCGTAAACCTCGTAAGTGCCTACTTTAAGTGCATATTGTTTACCATATACATTAATGCGTCGTGCTTGCCAATTATTCGACACTTTATTGATTGCAGCAACAGTATCATTTTCATCCTGAGCATAATTTGGGTTGAATGCAAAATCATTTACTCCTGGGCGTCCAAATGATAAACATGTAAGTCCTTCTGTAGAATTCGATTTAATATGGGTTGCACAATCGATTGATGCTTCTTTTATTCCTGTTAACAATTGTGATGTGAATTGTTCCTTTATGTTTGACGTTTCATATAATTTTTCATCAGAAGATTGGGGTAAATAAGGCGCTATTTTGCTGATATCTTTTAATTTTAATTCAATTGCATATTCGCTGTCTAATTGTTTTTTAGTAAATGTCATAATATACATAAATACCTCAACTGTTTGTAATTCTTTGGGTAAAGATTGATGCGAACAAATGCGTCTTGCACGTCCAATAACTTGTTCTGTGCGTACTGGATGCCAATATGGCTCCATAATGTGAACATATCTTGTATTTTTTAAATTAATTCCTTCTGAACCTGCAGATGTAATCATTAGAATAGTAATAATTTCACCCATATTATTATTACTACTTTTTGCTTTTAATTCTTGTGCTATATTGTTTGGTATAGCATCCCATGAACCATTATAAATATTTCGTATGATTTCTCGTTCATCTGCGGTTTCTGTTCCAGTATATAAAGCATAACATGGCTTCCCCATTTCTTCTTCGCTCATATTAATTTCCCAACCATCTGCTCCAGTTCTGCGTATTTTAAAACGCGCAAAACCATTTGCTTCTAAACATATAGCAAAAATACCAATACCTTCCATAGTTCTAAATTGGCTATAAATTAAATGCAATCCTATATGTTCTGGGTCTTGTATATTTTCAATCATTGCCAAAAATTTAGGACTATATGTTTTAAGACTATCTAATGATAATAATGAATTTTTATGTTGTCTTAAATAATCCATTACTTTATTTATTTCATCTCTATAATGACTATCTCCCATTGCTTCCATTATTTCATCTCCTTCTAACTCACTTTTTTCTCTTTCATCTTCATCATTATATCCAAATAAAGAAATTTTTGCTTCATCTTGTACATGTATAAATTGTTCAAATGGATTATCTACATTATCTGCGCCTCCAACAAAATCATCATCATCTTCTAAATCATCATCATCTTCTTCTAAATCATCATCATCTTCTAAATCATCATCATCTTCTTCTAAATCATCATTTGAATTTGAACCTCCTTTTTTTAGTTTATCTGCTTTTGCTTGCGCCTTGGCTTCTAATTGTTTTATTTTTTGTATTTGTTTTTCCCTATCTTTTTCTAATTTTAGATTCATTTTTTCTTCAGCCTTGTTAGCAGCGAGTCTTTGTTTTTCTTCAGCCTTGTTCGCAGCCTTGTTTTGTTTTTCTTCAGCCTTGTTCGCAGCCTTGTTTTGTTTTTCTTCAGCCTTGTTTTGTTTTTCTTCAGCCTTGTTAGCAGCATTGTTTTGTTTTTCTTTATTCATAGTTTTTATTTTTTTGTTTTGTTTCTCTTGGTCTTTTTCCCGCAAAAAACGATCCTCTTTAGGAATCGGTCTTCCAGGAGGCAAAGGCATAACAAAATTGCATGCTAATCTGGAAAATATTCGGTATGTCGAAGATGGTTCATCATCATTTACTTTTATAATATTTATTTTTTCACTTTTTCTTTCATCGTATCTATAATCTTCATAAATTTTAAATTGATAATCGCTCATTGGTATAATAACTACATGTTTATCAAAATGTTTGTCATATTCGGGCAATAATTCTTCTTGTGCGCTTCTAAAGTATGATGTTAAACCAATAATTCGTCTTTTAAATTTATCGATATTTTTAATATTGCCAGTCTCTTTATCAATAAAAATATTATTAAATTCTTCTAATGTATCAGGCAATGCTGTATTTACTGTGAATGAGGTGCCGTTTGCAAATGCGGTGATATTGTTAGCTTTTAATAATTTAACAATTCTTTTGATAAAATCTGTATCTGAAATTGTGCCCCGTTCTTCCATAATGGTATTTCCCATTATATCTTTCTTGCCATTTCTGTTTTCTTTTGCTTCATTGTGAACTCCTTTATATCCAGTTGTGGCAGAAATTTTATTTTCAAACCCATATGGATTTCTAGTAATGGTTAATGTTTTTGAACTGGAATTATAGTCGACATAATCTATTATTTTTTCAGTAGAAAAGATGTTTAATAAAATATCTTTAGATAATCGAGCGGTTCCTTCAGCATTCAATGAAAAATGCCACGTTTTAATATATCCTCTTAAAATATTAAATAATATACCAATTTCGTTTGGATAATTAACAATGGGAGTTCCTGTTAATAAAACAATTCGTGTATCTTCGGCGCGTAGTAAAAACTCATATAGCTGTAATGATAAAGATAACGGTATTATTGCATTAGGTCCTCTTTCTTTTTCTGAAAAGGTAGTTATGTTATTTATTTTATTGACAATTCTACTTATTAAATTATGTGCTTCATCAATAATAACGACCGAATTATCAAAAATGTTGGTTTCGTAATTATTTGTTAGTTTTCTAAATTTATCTATACTAAGTCCTCCATTATAATTAATAAATTTATATTTATTTTCAATCATTTCATCTAATTGGTTGTTTAATGATTTTTTATCAGATGTTGTAAAATCAGAATAATTATTTTCTTTGATAACATTAACTAACCAAGCACCGCGTTTTCTTGTAATAAATTCAATAGATAATCCTAATGCTGCAGATAATGGTTTTAATAATTCGGGGTTAGATTCAATAGATATCCATTCCCAAAATTGTTTTTTGCGAAATAATAAATCTCCACATTTTTTAATTTCCTCAATGTAGTTTCTTTTTAATGATGCGGGTGTCATTATAATTACCTTTTTTCCTCCACTTTTAATGCCTTCTGCAATCGCTATAGAACTACATGTTTTTCCTGAACCTAATCCATGATATAATAATAGCCCCCTATAGGGGCTATATAAATTCATGTATGCCTTTACAATTTTTTGATGGGTTAATAGTGCAATAGTGCCTGTATCTTTACCAATATCATCGCATGTAATTTCTTTACTAATATCCAATAATTCTTCTTTATATGGTTCAAATAATAAATTAATAAAGTTGACAAATATTTCTCTATTATTCATATAGTAACTTGGCACTCTTACATCAACAATTTGCAATGGGGGAAGACGTGAAACTAACGATGTATCGCCTATTTGAACCATATTTTCTGGTCCCAAATGAATAATTCCTTTTTGAATCTTGTTTGTTATTCGTACTCGTGGTTTTTGTTGAACTATTGCTTCTTGTACTTCATTATTTATTTGTACTTCGTTATTTATTTGTACTTCATTATTTATTTCATTATCTACTCTAGGTCCTCCTTCAGGTAAATGTGCAAAATCATCTTCTTCTATATCTTCTTGTAATATTAATGCCGGTTTTATTTTTTTTATTTTTATTTTTGGTATAGGTGGTATAATTGGAGCTTGAGATACTATTTCAGTTGGCGCTGGTAATCTCATTTTATATTTATTTACATAGTTATCATATGCTGCTGCAATATTTGATGCTCTTGCCCCATCATCTTTATTTGATGTAATTTTAAGAGCCATTTTTGGTTGTTGAACTGTTGAATTAACAATGTGTACAATAACTCCTTTATTTGCTTGTACAGCTGGTTTATACTGTAATTTGCGTGTTATTTCCTCTAAAGGATTCATTGCTTCCTCTAACGGATTCATTGATTATATAAATCAATATATAAATTTTTAATATTTTATACATTGAAATGTTTATTATTAAAAATTGATTTAATAATAAATGGTATATAAGTTATTAAATAAATCATGCGAATGGATGCTAATATTAAAATACTTGGAGAAATTCATAATCCATTATTGCGTAGAAGATTGACAAATGAATATATACGATTATGGCGTATATATAATAATAATGTTAATATAAAGTGTGCGTGTAGTGGATGTAATACAATTATATTAAACATACATCATAATAATACAAATTTTGAGTTTACAATAGGAAATGAATATCCATTTAAACCTCCTATTTTGGTTGTAAATGGACAATTATATACCGATTATTTATGTCTTTCTACTAAACGACTATCAAACATGTATACAAAAATGTATAAAATATCAAACATGTTGTGTTATTCCATAGTAAAAAATAGTAAATGGAAGGCGTCGTTTACTATACAACAAATAATAAACGAATATAATAATGTAAAAATATCAAAAAATAATATTTTACTTAACATAATTACCGACGCAATAGTATATAAATATCTGATTAATGATATAGATATTTCGTCTTGGTTATTTGGAGATTCACGTATCCTCTGAGTTGATATGTAACAGTTGCAATGCTTCATTACATGCAATTTGTTCAGCTTTGCGTTTAATTTTATGTAATCCTTTGCCTAAAAATAAAAATATTTTTCCATCATTTTCTGCGATATATTCATGAACTGCCTTAAAATTATGCAGTGTATTAATATGAGTTGCATTTGATATTGATAAATTATGAATTTGATACCCTAAACATAAATACACACCCATATTATAACCTTCTTCGGAATCGTGGGCGATTTCCAAGTAATGCGGAGTAACTTTGAATTCTTTTTGTATTTTTACCTGTAAAATATTTTTATAATTATCATCATTCATGATGAGAGCAACCCAATCAATATGTTTTTCAAATATGGATTCAATGAATTTTTGAGCCATTTGAAATCCAGGTCCAGTTATAAACATATTTTGAAACCATCCCTCGTCATCATGCACTATTATTTTATTAAAATCTAAAAATAATGCTCCAATGAATGACTCAAATAAACATCCCAACTTCTTTAAATTAGTTCTAATTTTTTTCTCTTCTGCATTGCGAGACAATATAAGCCATTTATGTAATCCCATTTCTAATGCAATTCGTCCAATTGCCTCATTTTTTACAATTGCAATCTTCTTTTCAGTCATAAATCCTTCATTTTCTTTTGGGAATCTCCTATATAAATAATATTTAGTAACGCATTCTAATATACCATCCCCCAAAAATTCTAATCGTTCATTTGATTTAGTGCTTAATGGTAAGCAATTTAATGGACGATCTATAATAGTTATATTTTGTTGTACATTTTCATATGCTGGTCTTTTAGTATAAGACCTATGCACAAATGCTCTTCTGTACAATTCCATATTAAATATTTTAGGAGGTATTCCATATCTGGTGAGAATAGATTGAACATCATTCAATGTAATCTCACAATTAAGAGAATTATATGGATTAAATATTAATCCTTCATCTGATGCTACAATATCATCATCTCGTATATTTTTACTAGTTTCGGACATTATATATAAATGTTGGTTTTGTCTTTAAGCTATTTTAAGATATGTTATCGGGAAATGATAATGAACTAATTATAAAACTAGAGCTAGAACTCGGTGTAGATGACATTGTTAAAGAACTCGGAGTAGATGACATTGTTAAAGAACTCGGAGTAGATGACATTGTTAAAGAACTCGGAGTAGATGACATTGTTAAAGAACTCGGAGTAGTTGCGGATTTAGTTGCGGATTTAGTTGCAGATTTAGTTGCGGATTTAGTTGCGGATTTAGTTGCGGATTTAGTTGCGGATTTAGTTGCGGATTTAGTTGCAGATTTAGTTGCGGATTTAGTTGCAGATTTAGTTGCAGATTTAGTTGCAGATTTAGTTGCGGATTTAGTTGCAGATTTAGTATTATTATATTTTCGACAATAAGACCGTCTTATACCATGTTTAGTATATTTACATCCACGACTAGCTATACATAATGCAGTTTCTCCTCGACAATGAGATTTTTTAAGACGAAGTCTATATACCTTTTTAGTTGTCATTAATTATATATTATAATAAAATTTTAAGCATATGTATTTTGGGTTTTCTTTTATATAGTACACCTACATTTTTAAATATTTAGGAAAGAAAACCCTAAAATATAAAAAGGTAAATATATTTTATTTAGATAACTTTTAAAATATAATATTTTATTAGTGTATATACTATGGTACTTATGAATGCGGGTAAAATGGCTAGAAATGTTGCATCTATCACTAATCGCCCAACTTGTGGAGGTCCAAAAAAAGCAGGTCTATCTCCCACAATTGGGGTCTTTATGTCGTCTAATCCTAACTTAATTCGTGGAACAAACACACAACTTGGTTTAGTATGCACTGGTAATTATTCAAATTCTTCTCAAAGTGCTTTAAGAGCTATTCGAAGGTATTAAATAATATATATTACGATAATAATTTAATAACATATTGTTATTACATTATATTATATATAAATCATAATGCGCATCACAATTGATTGTCGAGAATCCGAATTAATTAAACAGTGTGAAACCATGATTAAAATGTGTCCCAAATTTAAAGACTTGATACTAACAACTGGTTCGTTGCCTTTAGGAGATATCATTATTAATGATGGAACCCAAGATTGCATTATTATTGAGCGCAAAACATTTAGCGACCTTGATGCAAGCATTAAGGATGGAAGATATGAGGAGCAGTCATACAGATTAAACGGACTTCCGCATCATAATCATAATATAATTTACTTGATTGAGGGAGATATTAATAAATTTAATTCTTTTAAATCACGAATTGACCCAACAACTATATACTCTGCAATGTTTTCTATAAATTATTTTAAGGGGTTTTCAATTATGAGGTCTATTTGTATACAAGAAACTGCAACAATTATATGCAATATGGGATATAAAATTGGAAAATCTACAAAACCATGTTTTTATACTAGTCAACCAGATACTATAAATATGGACGAGTCAAATAGTGAAGCAATTAGTGAAAAAGACTACTGCAATGTTATCAAAAAAGTTAAAAAGGATAATATTACAGTTGATAACATTGGTGAAATTATGTTATGTCAAATTCCAGGTGTTAGTTCAACTACTGCATTGTCTATTTTAGGACAATATAAAACATTACCTAATCTTATAAAGTCAATTCAAGACAACGAAAATTGTTTAAATGGAATATGCACTACTGATGCTACTGGAAAAAGCCGAAAAATTAGTAAATCAGCAATTGCAACTATTATCAAGTTTCTTAAAAATTAATAGTTAGAAACCATTATAATATTAATATGAAATATTTAATAGAAGAATTATATTATGTTGAAAAATGATTGTAATATTTTTATATATTATTAAAGACTTTGTTGAAACGTGTAAATAGTTTTGCTTCAGTTTTTAAAAAGTGGATATATTATATGACGGAAGATTTATTTAAAATTATAGGAATGCTACTTATTTCTTTTTGTATAATTTATTTTATTATAAAGATGTTTCATTTACAAACATCAGTTATTGAAGGACTAACAAATGCAGATGCTACTTCTACTTCAGGCGAAGCCGGAACTGCTACATCATATGCTGCTTCAATTAAATCACAAGTTGTTAAATTACAAGATGAACTGTTAATAACAAAATATAGAAAAGATTATGAAAACATTATTATTAATTTAGACGATTATGTTGGAATGCTTATGATAAAACAAACTTTAAATATGAAAATAGACGGTGATGCTAAAACAAATATTGAAAATATTAACAATTTAAATATATTAAAATTAGCAAAGGAATCATTAAATGCAACAATGGTATTTTTAGATAAACAATAATTATTTATGCAACAGCAATATTTACATTATTATCTTTATAATAATTATTATCAACTAATGCCTGAGTATATTCAGTTCCTCCCCAGTTTGGGTCCATTGCGTTATCGCTATATAACATGTTTGCGTCTGAGTTTTTAATCATATCTAATGGGGTAGTTGAACCAACATAATAAGAACTTTGGTCAAATCCAGGATATCCATTTTGATTATAGGGCGGGTCTGCCCTAGATGCATCCACCAACTCTGTAAATTTCATAGGTAAAGATACTGGTGGAGTAGGAGGAAGACCTCCTTGCATTTCAGTAACACTCGGACGTACTTTATATACTCGGGTTCCCTGTGCATCATACGAGTTTTGCACATAAAGCACGGGACAACGAATCCCAGCACCGCGTTGCCATTCTAAAAATTCAGTATATTCCTCTAAATTATTAAATTCTATTGGATTTACACCAGGTACTTGAGCAATATTTGAATTATATAAATAATATTTCGCACCTTTTTGTATTAATAAATTAGGACATCTTAATTCTCCATTTATAGTTGTTAATGCTTCAAGCATTTTAGGATTTTGTGTAAATGTAATGTAAAAATATATGCCTCCTAAAAATATCAATATAAAACACGCAATCTTTAATAACATATAATATATATAATATACATTTAAAAAAGTATATTATATAAATGAATACAAATTGCAAAAGTATTTATATAAATGATACAAAAGTATATTATATAATTTGATGTTTTTTAAATATTATATAATTATATATAATATAATGCATATTGTACATATTAATACCGAAGCTGATTCTGGTAAAATAAATGATATTAATAATTTTATCAAAGAAGGAAAAGATATATTTTTACTTGTTTACATGAAACATTGTGGTCCATGTAATGCTACTAGACCTCAATGGGAAAAAATGGAAAATGCATTAATTCATCAATATGCAAAGAATGACAACCTTGTAATTACTGATATAAATAAAGATTATATTGGTTCTCTTAAAGATATAATTGGTTCTATTGACGGATTCCCAACTATAAAATATATTGGTAACTCTGGGAAAATTGTAGAAAGTTATGAAAAAAGCTCTATTAAAAAAAAAGATAGATTAACGGATTGTTTTATTAACTGGGTCGAGTCAAAAATAAATACAGTTATATCTACAACACCATATCATGTATATAATAGAATGTTAAATCATAATAAAACCAATAAGAGTAACAAACATAATAAGAGTAACAAACATAATAAGAGTAACAAACATAATAAGAGTAACAAACATAATAAGAGTAACAAACATAATAAGAGTAACAAACATAATAAGAGCAACAAACATAATAAGAGTAACAAACATAATAAGAGTAGTTAATAAATAATAAAATAATTAGTATATATAAATGGGAAAATATGAGTTGTTGGCTACATCATCACTGATGTTTAATGTTGTATCATTTTACTCACTTATAGTACATATATATGAAACAAAAGACACGTCTAGTTTTAATTGGGGATATTTACTTGGTAATATAGGCGCTCAAGTATTATTAATTATTTACGGAATTGCAAATAATTCTTATGGAATTTATGTCCCAACTACTATACTTCTTATTGGATTATGTTATATTATGTATATTAAAATAGTATATAAATAGTATAATGTTATAATAAAAATCCTTCAGTCACATTATTTGTTAAATATTTATATAATTCTTCGTGTAATTGCAATGATTTTAAACTTTTAACACTATGACCGCTAAATGTGGAAGTGCTTTTGTTTAATACTGTTGTTTTTTGTCCATTACTTAAATACAGTTTTATGCGTCGCATATTACTATGTAATAAATCATTAAAATTATTTGTTTTAGATACGCTTAACGATAATGTATCATTTATTGGGTGGTTTAATTTTACTACAATAGTACCATTTAATTTACCAGATAAATAAAAAGCATGCGTTGAATTGTATACATCTAACACATTAATAATTGTCATTATATTATTATATAATATTATAATATTATAAAAATAATGATATAAAACTAATACTTGTTATAATAACAATTATGTTTTATGAAAATATTATTATCGGTGCTGGACCTGCAGGAGTACAATTAGCCTATTTTTTCAAAAAAAATAATATTGAATATAATATTTTTGAAAAAAATGAAATAAGTTGTTCTTTTTTTAATAAATATCCACATTCTCAAACATTAATATCTTTAAATAAACCTTTTACCGGAAAAGATAATGCTGAATTTAATTTGAGACATGATTGGAATTCTTTGCTAAACGATGATAACCTATTATTTAAAGATTTTTCAGAAACGTTATATCCTAATGCGCAAGATTTAGTTAAATATATTAACCATTTTTCAAATAAGTATGACCTTAACATATCATATAATTTTGAAGTCAAAACTATACAAAAAAATAATGACATGTATGAATTAACAATTAATAATGCAACTAACAATAATACAATAAATGTAAGTTGTAAAAATTTAATAATGGGAACTGGTCTATCTATACCCAATTATCCATCATTTGAATATATTGGAAGTGACATGCATAAAGTAAAACACTATGGTGATTATGAAAAGGGTTATTTTTTAGATAGTTCTAATTTAGAAAAATATAAAGGTAAAAAAGTAATGCTTATTGGTGGCGGTAACTCGTCATATGAGTTAGCAAATATTCTACAATCATATTGTAGCAATGTAATTATTTTAGGAAGCTCAAAAGAATTATCTATAGTGTCGCACTATGCTGGAGATATTAGAACAAAATATTTGCCGTTTTTAGATACATTTTATTTAAAAAGTATGAATGGTATAGATTCATTTGACAAAAATACAAAAATAACTATTTATAATATAGATGATATAACTGACAAAAACTATTCCAAGTATAAATTATATTCAAATACATTTTTAAAATATTATAGAGATACTCCTGATTTGGAGTTTTACGATGAAATAATATATTGTACTGGTTGGAAATTTAATTCCGATATATTTAATTTTAAAGTAGATAAAACACTGAATGATAAATATCCTAGTATAAAGTATAATTATGAATCTACTAACAATCCAAATTTATATTTTATTGGTTCATTAATGCATTCAAACGATTTTAAAATTAGTTCTGGTGGATTTATACATGGATTTAGATACTTATTGCAGCTATTTTTACAAATTAATTATAATATAGATTACACAATTAAAAAGTTTCCATTTAATGGCACAATGGAATGTTATGATGGATTAGCAAAACATATGATGTATCGTATAAATAATAGTTCTAGTATTTATCAAATGTATGGTATATTAACAGATGCATATTATTTTGATAACATAAATAAAGAAATTGTATATTATGAAAGTGTTACTATACAAACAATGAAACATTTAAAATTAAATTGCAATATGCATTTTTTAATGTTAAAATACGGTGAAAAAATATATGATATCCGAAAAATGGGTAATTTTAATAAATTCAATCCTTCCTTATTGCATCCTGAAATTATGTTATGTGATGTAAATTGTAATTTTATAGATAAAATTATATTTGATGAAAATTTTGTTGCGGATTTTAGTGATACTGCATTTTATGAAAAAATAAGAAAATCATTAAAATTTTGCGATTTAATTATATAAATATGTAATATTCTGGATTCTTTCTTTTGGCATTAAAAACCCAAATGAAATGATAATTCTGGCTCTATCTCCTTCTACTTTTTCACAACAGTGCAAATCAATTCCTGATTTACAACATATATATGTTCTTTCTTTTAATTTCAATGTAGAACCATCATAAATCGGATATCCTCCTTTTATTGGAAGTTGCACATAAACATTAAATCGTGTATGTATTAAATCACTATTTAATGGGTTTGGGTCTGTATGCAAATGCAGTTGCCCTCCATCTATCATGTAACCAATAGAATCCATTAGTATAGGCTCTCTTTCATATCCATATAATTTTTCTTTTTGCATTATTTTTTGTTTGATATCCCAAATACAAGGCGGTAAATCATCAAAACATTGTAAAAACTGACACCATCTATTATAACCAGTACTTTTAAAATAACCATAGTTTTTTTTAACCCATTCAACAATTATAGTTTGTTCTTCAATTGTAAGTATTTCATCATCCTTTAAAGAATAAACATGTTCCATTATTATATATTTGTATTAAAGTATTTAAATAATTACACATATATATATTTATGTGCTCAATTAATCATGATTTAAAGGCAATTTATATACACATTCCTAAATGCGGAGGATTACATGTTCAGCAAATTTTAGAATCATGTTATAATTTTAAAACAACATACTTTACACATGAAAAACACACCGAATTTATTAATGAACCTGATATAAATTATATTCCAACAACTCAATATAAAGGTTTTCTTACCATAAAAAAACAGGGGGTATTGCGTTATTTTATGAGTTCTGCTTTTCATTCCGAAAGTGCAAATATTACGCAGGAACAATGGGATACTTATTATAAATTTACATTTATAAGAAATCCATATGATAAATTGATTTCGGCGTGGAAATATTTAAATAAAACAAATAATACAAATATATTATTTAATGACTTTATTATATCAAAAAATGCATGTGATAATTATACATTTTTTCATACTTTTATCACACAATACGACCATTTAAAAGATATACATGATACATTAAATATAAATTATTGTGGTCGTTTTGAAAATTTAAATGAGGATTTATTAATTATATTAATAGAATTGGGCATAACCAAGTTTACGCATAAATATTCATTATTAAATAATATCAAAATAAATAAATCAGATAATGCAGAAATATATACATCTTTTTATAATTTAGAAAGTTTACAAATAGTTAACTCTTTATTTGAGGATGATTTTAAATATTTACAGTTTAAAAAATGTGATACTATAGAGGAACTAACAAATAATAGTAAATTGTATTATGTGATTGAAGACCAATTCTTATTAAATAATATTAATTTAATAAAACAAATAGAAAAAATTGGGTTTGAAATGGTTGATACTACTGCCAAACCTATGGATGCGAATGCCATAAATAATGCCACAAATGCCACAATCGTATTAAATAATGGCTTAGAATTAACCGTTGTGCCTCCTATGAATAAACAAAATCATGGAATGCCGAAAATAGAATTAGGAGAACATTTAATATTAGCATTCAAAGCTCTTGCTGAAAAATTTAATAATAAACTTAAATAATTATTCGTCTTCTCCAATAATTGGTAATAATAATACAGATGTTATGTTAGTTGCAGGTAGTCCATCTCCACTTATTTCAATATTTAATGGAAATTGTAAATTAATCCACCCAACTGGCGGTATAGGCGTAAGACAAAATAATAAATTTACGCCAACACTTATTGTATATGTTAACAAAGGACCATGATAAACATATGTTAATGTTTCTAGTGGAATTGTAGCTGAAAAGGAACCATTTGATTCTGCAATATCAAAACCCGGAATTGTAAATTGTATAGATTCATTCGTAATTGAACCCTCATAATTTATCTGTATCGTTGCAGTACATACAAAATCGGCGATTACTATTTTATTTACTTCTGTTGGAACAACTCCTATATCGACATACTCAATTTCCACATAAGATTCAAGTTGAAAAGGCATTACACATGAACCACTTAAAGTAATTTCAGGGAAAATTTCAATTGAAGGAATTCCTGAACAATCATACCAATAATGAGAACCAGCGTCCCATGGACAAATTAATGAAAGTCCATTCCAGTGACAACTGCCAAAATGTGCAGGGTTCCAACCTAATAAGCATACTTCAGTAGATGGAAGCGTTAATGAAGAAATATTTACTGAACCAGCCATGATTAAATTAGAGTTACTAAATACTATAGGTTCCGAAGATACTATATATGCAAATGGAGATGCACAAGTCATAATATATATATATAATATATTTATATTTATATTTAATTTTATATTTATATTTAATTTATATTTATATTATATATGACACATAATGTATATTTTCCAGTTGCATATGTAGGATATCCTAGTTTAGGAGAATCGTATTCGCCAAATTTACTAATGAATGCTAGAATTCAGCGATTTATAAATAACAATAAACAAAATGTAGATGTAGATATTGATATTAATAAATCAAAAAAAGAAGAACTGAACAAAATTATTGTTAAACCTGAAGCATTTACATTTAATGTAATGCCTAATGAAGTTACAAATAATGGTACAAATATTATATTATTATTAACATGTAATCATTTAATTGGAGTAACACATTCAAATATACAAGTAATTAGTTCTTTTAATTATACTGGACAAGGACCAATCGATGCAACAGTGCAAATCAATAAATCACAAAATAAAATGGAAATTACATTGCCGTTAAATTGTTTGCATGCTAATGTACAATTGTTAATAACAAATGTTAAATCAAAATCGGGTATAACATTAGAATATTATGTAAGTTATATAAGTTCCAAAATAACCCCAATCCCAAAATAATTCATTATTATTTATTATTATTTATTTATTTATAAAATTGAATTAAATACATTACACATATTATATAATAATTAAACTTAACAATGGAACATATTTTTAAATTATTTGAATTCAATATTTATAACGATAAAGGATGCGATGATGAGGAAGAACATTTTGGTAATAAAATAGACTCGTCAAAATTTGTTATTCAAATGTTTGGACTAAATGAACAAGGAAAAAGAGCATCCATTATTGTAGAAGATTATTTACCTTTCTTCTATGTAAAGGTAGATAATAATTGGGGACCAACAAAAAAAATGGAATTTTATAATCATTTAAAATTAAAAGTTGGGAAATATTATGAAAATTCAATAGTAGAATGTAAAATAATAAAAAGAAAAAAGTTATATGGGTTTGATGCAGGCAAAGACCACCGGTTTATTGAATTGAAATTCGCAAATATTCCTGCCTATAATAAAGTTAAAAATTTATGGTATGAAACTTCTACAAATAATGAATCGGGCGAATCAGAAAGAACCTTGATAAAACCAGGATATAAATTTAATAATACATTTATAGAATTATATGAAGCAAATATTCCACCATTATTGCGTTTCTTTCATTTAAGAACTATAAGCCCATCTGGCTGGGTTGCATTACCCATCTTAAAAACAACCCAAATTACAGGAATAAATAAAACAACATCATGCGATTATGAATTTATTGTTAGTTATAAAAATGTATTACCATTAAACCACATGGAAACAAGAGTTCCATATAAAATAATGAGTTTTGATATTGAAGCCAGCAGTAGTCATGGAGATTTTCCAGTACCTATAAAATCATATAAAAAGTTAGCAACTAATATTGTGGATTGTTTTGATAAGTTAGAAAAAGATATTACAAAGGATTTATGTAAAGATATGTTGCGTGCTATTATAAAAGCGGCATTTGGCTATTCTGAAAAAAATAATATAGATTTGGTTTATCCAAAAATTAAACTAACAAATGAAAAAGAAGTAGAAGACAGAACCGAAAGTTGGTTAAAAACAAAAGTGCGTGATTGTAAAAGCGAATTAAATAATGAACATTTAATAGAGTCATTATTTGAAAAAGCAAATAAAGAATTTTTAAAACCAGATATTGTAACAAAAGATAAAGGGGATAAATGGGGAGATGGAGAGGGAGGTGATGAAGCAGATGATTCTTCAGACGATGAAGACGAAAATTTAGACTCAGACACAAAAAAAGAAAAAGAAATAATAGATAATGCGGTAACCTATTATAAAATAGGTTCTGGATTTGGTAAAGAATCATATAAAAATAAAGAATCCACTATTGTAGATATTATGTGTGACGTAAAATTTGAAAGAGAGGGAAAAATTAATGAATTAATCAGGTCATTACGAAATAATTTCCCACCATTAGAAGGCGATAAAGTTACATTTATTGGTTCAACATTTATGACATATGGCGAACCAATCCCACATTTAAACCACTGCATTGTATTAAACTCATGTGACCAAATGAATGTATCCAATTCACAAATGGAAACATGTGAAACAGAACAAGATGTATTGTTAGCATGGTCTGCTTTAATTCAACGTGAAAATCCAGATATTATTATTGGTTATAATATATTTGGATTTGATTATGAATTTATGTTTCGAAGGTCTCAAGAGTTGGACTGTGTGGATGAGTTTTTAAAATTATCGAGAAATAATAATGAGGTATGTTGTTCATATGATTATAAAAATCCAACAGCTATAGATATAGATAGAAGTACAACAACATTAGCATCAGGAACATATGACCTATCTATTATAAAAATGAATGGTCGATTGCAAATAGACATGTTAAATTGGTTTAGACGTACAGAAAATTTTACTTCTTACAAATTAGATTATGTTGGAGGACATATTATAGGGGATGATGTCAAACAATTGTTGCATCTTAACGACGATAACAACCTCCAGATAACCAGAATTAAAACAACAAACATGACTGGGTTGCAAGTGGATAGTTACATTCATTTTGAAGAAATCAACCATTCAAGCGATTATTATAAAGATGGTTCCAAGTTTAAAATATCACAGGTAAATACTGCGGAAGGATGGTTTGAAATATTCGGGCATGAAACTCCAAGTGGGAAAAAGGTTAAATGGGGCTTAGCAAAAGATGATGTTACGCCCAAGGATATATTTAGAATGACAAACGAGGGTCCCGCTTCTAGAGCGATAATTGCGAAATACTGCATTCAAGATTGTAATTTGGTTCATTATTTATTCAATAAAATAGATGTTATTACAGATTTAGTTGAAATGTCTACATTATGTAGTGTGCCTATGAGTTTCTTAATATTTAGAGGACAAGGAATTAAACTAACAAGTTATGTAGCGAAAAAATGCCGAGAAAAGGGAGTTCTAATGCCGGTAATTGATAAAGGTTCAATGGATGATGGTTATGAAGGAGCTATTGTATTAGACCCAAAGTGCGGACTATATTTAGACGACCCTGTATGTGTTGGAGATTTTGCGTCATTATATCCAAGTTCAATGTTATCTGAAAATTTATGTCCAAGCAGTAAAGTATGGACGACTATATTTGATTTGGCGGGCAATTTGATTTTGGAAACTGGAGAAAAGGATAAAACCGGTAAATATATTTATGATAACTTACCTGAATACGAATATGTGGATATTAAGTTTGATACTTATAGATATATAAGAAAAACCCCCAAATCAAAAGCTGAAAAGGTAAAATCTGGATATAAAATGTGTCGATTCGCACAGCCTTTAATAAAAGATGGTCAAGAAGAAAAGGCAATCATGCCTGCTATTTTACAAGAATTATTAAAGGCTAGAAAAGATACCCGAAAATTAATTCCTCAAATGCCGGATGAATTTATGAAGAATGTATTGGAAAAACGACAACTTGCATATAAGGTCACTGCGAATTCATTATATGGACAACTGGGAGCAAAAACAAGTACCTTTTATGAACCCGATATTGCTGCATCAACCACTGCAACTGGACGACTTTTATTAACTTATGCGAAACGTGTTGCTGAAGAATGTTATGCGGATACAAATATTGAAACTAAATATGGAATTGTTAATACTAAATCAGAGTATGTATATGGTGACACGGACTCAGTATTCTTCAAATTTAATTTAACAGATAAGGAAACTGGTGAGAAAATTATAGGTGAAAAAGCATTAGAACTTTCTATAGAAATAGCACAAGAAGCATGTAAAACGGTATCCAAATTTTTAAAACAGCCTCATGATTTTGAGTATGAGAAAACATTTATGCCATTTTGTTTATTATCCAAAAAACGTTATGTTGCAATTAAGTATGATTTTGACATTAAAAACGGAAAGAGAAATGAAATGGGCATTGTATTAAAAAGACGAGATAATGCCCCTATCGTAAAGGATATTTATGGAGGCGTTATTGATATTTTAATGAAAGAAAAAAACATTCAAAAAGCAATAGAATATGTAAATAGTTCTTTACAAGAGTTGATTACGGGAACTGTTCCAATAGAAAAATTAATTATTACAAAATCATTACGTTCCTTTTATAAAAATCCACAAGGCGTTGCACATAAAGTATTGGCAGATAGAATTTCCGCAAGAGAGCCTGGCAATAAACCAGCATCGGGGGATAGAATTCCGTTTGTATATATTATTACAAAAGCTTCTGCAAAGGGACAGAAAATATTACAAGGCAACAGAATTGAAAATCCGAACTATATTAAAGAAAATCATTTACCAATAGACTATTCCTTTTATATAACGAACCAAATAATGAAACCATTATTACAATTGTTTGGCTTAGTATTGAATGATATATGGAAAATGCAAAATAAAACAACAAAAATTTTAAAATTTCAAAAAGAAATAGAAAAGGTTAGAATAGAGATTGAAGATAATAAAAAATATGATGAAAAGGTTTCTAAATTAAAAAATAAAGAAGTTCAAATATTACTGTTTGATAAATATTTAAGAGATACAAATAATGCAAAAGACGGAAACCAAAGCATATCAAAATTGTTTGGTTCCAAAAAGTAATTTACTTTATAATTATCATTAAAAATAATAATTATAATTAAATATTTATACATATTTTTTATTTTACATGGCATTATTCATTTGAAATAAAGGTATTGATTTTAATATTTTCCTTAATATATTTCAATAGATTAAGAATCTGTGTTTCTAAATGATGTATATACCTCGTGTCTAACTCGGATGATTTTGATTCTTCTTCTGATTCATCTTCTGATTCTGATTCATCTTCTGATTCTGATTCATCTTCATCTTCTTCTGATTCTTCTGATTCTTCTGATTCATCTTCTTCTGATTCATCTTCTTCTGATTCATCTTCATCAATATCTTGTGTAAATAAATTTTGACAAAAAGGATGTTCTGTCGAACCCCAATAATTATTAATTTCAAATTTATTTAATCCATAGTAATCATTATATAAATTTGCAAGAGTTGCAAATTCTTCTTTATCAAGTTTAAACATTATTGCTTTGGGTGTTCTCTTATGTTTTACAGCAATTTCATCAATTGTTAATTTTAACAATTCATATTCTCGTTGCAATTGCAAACATTCGTTAATATTCCATTTGTAACCATTTCTATTCATGTTATAATATAAATAATAAATTATCTTTATATTGTTTTATATTTCACTATTTGGATGCATTATGGTTTCAAACAATACTATATTATTTGAGGGGTCAAATAAAAGGGTATCAATGCTTTGACTATTACTATTATGTAATATAGAATTTACAGCATTTAACATTGTATTTGTTAGTTGATGTATTGCACCAGATTCAATAGAATTATTATTTCTAATATCATATCTACATACAGGACATCTTACATTAATGCTAAACCATTGGTTAAACGCATCTTGTGAAAAAATATGCCCACAATGGTGTATTTGTCTAATATTATCATTATCATTAAAATGTTCTAAAGAAATGGGACATGCTTCTGAAATTGGATTAGTAATATCTCCATATCTTATGATTCTTGAAGAGTCATTAATGTGTTGTTGTGTTGGTCTAATTGGAATATCGTTAAAAAACGTATTAATTAGATTTCTTGTATTATTTGCATTTGCATTTGCATATATTAATGGATTTATTGGAGTTGTATAATCATATAATACAGGAGTTCTATTATTGTGTTGTCTAATATTGTGTTGTCTAATATTGTGTTGTCTATTATTATTATTATTATTGTGTTGTCTATTATTGTGTTGTCTATTATTATTATTATTGTGTGGTCTATTATTATTATTATTATTATTGTATTGTCTATTATTATTATTATTATTATTATTATTATTGTGTTGTCTATTATTATTAGACTGAATATTAATTAATGAATTAGCATTTAATAAACATCTGATACTATTTATAATATTATTATTTATATTTATCATTAGTGTATTTAAAGTTTCAGCCTGATTATTAATTTGGGTATAATGGTCGATATACATATCAAATAAACGTCTTTGTTCATTATCTAAATTGGGCGGAGTTCGGTTAGACATTAAATATATTATGTGAAATACATTTAAATATAAATCTATTAAATAATATAATTAAATGAATTTCGAAAAATATAATAATAATGGATTATCTGGATTGGCGAATTTAGGAAATACTTGTTTTCTTAATTCAGTTATGCAGGTATTATCACATACATATGAATTAAACGATTTTTTAAATTTACAAACATATAAACAACGATTAAACACAAAACATGATTCTGTAATATTGATTGCATGGGATAATTTACGAGAACAGTTATGGGAAAAAAATGGCGTTGTAGTTCCTATTAAATTTGTAAGCGCAATACAAATTATAGCTAAACTAAAAAATCAACACATGTTTACAGGGTTTGAACAAAATGATGTATCCGAATTTTTAATATTTGTAATAGACTGTTTCCATAATGCTTTGTCAAGAGAGGTAAATATGACAATTGTTGGTACAGAAGTAAATGATATGGATAAAATAGCTGTAAAGTGTTTCCAAACAATTAAAAATATTTATTCAAATGATTATTCCGAAATTTGGAACATGTTTTATGGAATCCATGTATCGCAGTTAAAATCTGTAAATACGGGTGAAATAATGGGCATTACTCCAGAGCCATTTTTTATGATTGATTTACCGATGCCTCCAAATAATAATAATAAAGCAGCCACTTTATTGGATTGTTTTGATTTATATGTTGCCGAAGAAGTAATGGAGGGCATATTGAATGAATCCACTGGAATTAAAGAATCGGCTACAAAATCTATTCTTTTTTGGAGTTTTCCAAATATACTTGTAATTGATATTAAAAGATTTAGTGCAGCTAACAAAAAAAATCAAATGTTTATTGATTTTCCTTTAGATAATTTAAATCTATCAAAATATATAATTGGATATAATAAAGACACATATGTTTATGATTTATATGGCGTATGTAATCACAGTGGTACTGTAATGGGAGGACACTATACTGCATTTATAAAAAATGCAAATAATAAATGGTATCATTGTAATGATACAAGCGTAACTGAAATAGGAATGTCGCAACAAATCATCACTTCAAACGCATATTGTTTATTCTATAGAAAAAGAATGATTCCAAACTAAATTTGATAAGAATAATAATAATAAGAATTTAATAAAATGATAAAATGATAAAATGATAAAAATTTTCTGATTTATATATAATATAATATATATATGAATATGAATATAGGAAGTACCACTTTAGGAACAGCAACTACAGAATCATATGACTACATTAATACTATATTTATGAATCCTACTGTAATTATCATTATAATAAGTGTTTTAATAATATATATACTTATTTTTATAACTATAGGACAGTCTAATATATCATCAGACCCAGTATCCAATTCAAACTCATCATTGATTATATATATATTAGTATGTATGTTTATTATATTGATTTTTATAACGGGAATGCAAAATATTTTTAATATAGATGTTGTAGCTAAATTTAAATATCTTTTTTCTAAACATCCAGAATTAGATTTAACAGTTAATCTTCCACGCATTGATGCTTTACCTCCGGTTCCTGAAATACTATTAACTCCTCAGGTGTTTAATATTCCAGATAATAATTTTGTATATTCGGATGCAAAGGCGCTATGTTCGGCATATGGTGCTAAATTGGCTACATATAAACAAGTCGAAGATTCATATGCGAATGGTGGCGAATGGTGTAATTATGGATGGTCAGAAGACCAAATGGCTTTATTTCCAACACAACAAAAAACATGGAATGGATTACAAAAAATAGCTGGACATGAAAATGATTGTGGAAGACCTGGCGTAAATGGCGGATATATTGCAAATCCAAAAGTGAAATTTGGAGTAAATTGTTATGGATTCAAACCCAGAATGACAAGCACTGAAGAAACATTGATGGAAACTGAACCTGTTTATCCTAAAACAGAAAAAGATTTAGCAATGGAACATCGAGTAAATTATTGGAAAGATAAATTATCACAAGTGCTTGTATCTCCATTTAATCATAATTCTTGGTCTAAACTATAATAATACTCATTTTTATTTATAAATCTATCAATATTTTTCTAAAACATAATATTAAATATTATTATTTATTATACAAAAATAATTTAATATTGTTTTTGTATAAATATGAAACCGATATGATACAAATATTAAAATGCTTTTTTTGTTTTTTTATGTTTTGAATTTAAAACATGTTTTCTAGTTTTTCTTTTTTTTACAGGAGTAAGTAGTTCAAATAATTTATCATGTATATCAGGCGACAATGTTGCATGATTACCATACATTGGTTCATGGTTATATTTGGGCATTTTTTGATTTATATAAAATAATCCTGCTGGAACTACCAAATTTTCAAATGGATTAGATACTTTATCTCCGCCTGTTAAATTTGTGTCTCCTGTTAAATTTGTTAAATTTGTGTCTCCTGTTAAATTTGTGTCTCCTGTTAAATTTGTGTCTAATAAGTTCGTTGCAATAGCATATCCGCCTCCAATAAATTTACCTTCTTTAATATACATTACAAATTCGTTATCTGCTAATTTGTTAGTTTCATATTCATTTTTATCACTCATTATATTTATACATTACAATGATATAAATATATTGACATAAACCCATTTTAATTTGCTATATTTGAACCCATATGTATTTGGTCACATCCATAAATTTACAAGCACACAATGAAATGTTGGTGTTTGTATTTGAATATATTGTTTTTAATGTAAATTCACCTTTAGTTTGAATTAATTGGTGTAATGCGGGTATTATTTTACAAGTACTGTTTGTATTTGTTTGAACTATTGTAAATATAGTTCCTAAATAGTTATCCGTTATTGTTGGTAATGTATACTCAATTGTTCCTGTAGTAGCGTAAATACGAGATAAGGGGACAATCAACTTGCTAAGGCGTTCTTGGTCAGCATTTAACTGAGAATGATGTGATTGTAATAACTGGAGACACTGGATAAAACATAATTGGACGCAAAATTACAAATAAGTGTAAATGTTTGCTGTATAATTGTTGAACTTGTTAGTGTTGGAGTTCCACCTGCAAATAATGGAACAGATGACGCTAATACAATTTGTGTTCCTGATGTATCGTAGCAAGTAATGCTATTACAATAATATTTATTTACTGTATTATAAGTAATTGTAAATACGCCTAATGTAGTAGAAGCAACACAATTATTTAATCTTATACTAAAATTAGCAGTAGGAGCATTTGCTAAAATATTTGTAGTACCTACATTATAATCTAATGTGTAAGCAGTTCCTGATGCGGTTGTAATTGAATTATATAAAACGGCTGGAGTAGAATTTACAACCGAACCTGTCCCTGAACTATAATAAACACTTGTTCCATTAATAGCACTTTGATATTGACCAGTTGATGACATTGCTATACCATTCCACGCTAAATTTGTTGCTGGAGTTGTTGCCCAAGTTTGTCCGGAATCCATACTACAATACATCCCCACATTTGGAATCATTACAGTTGCAAATTGACCGTTTGCCGACATTGTAATTCCACCTGTGCAAGTAGAATATATACCCCAAGCAAGAGAAGGAGCATTTGATAGAACCCAATTTAAACCGTAATTAGAACTATAATAAATTCCACCTGAAGCAACACAAGCAACTTGATATTGTCCTGAAGAACTCATCGCACAACCTTGCCATAAATACGTCGTCATAGCACTTGCTAAAATAGTTGATGCCGTCCAACTAACACCGTAAGTAGTAGAATTATACATTAACCCACCTTGAATACACATTGTCGCATATTTATCATTAGAAATAGATAAGAAAATCCACTTACCAGTCATTCCTGCTGTAAGTGGACTTCCAGATGTATTCCAAGTATGTCCGTAATCACTTGAATAATAAACAGGGTTATTAAAACCAGTGCACATTTGATGAACACCATCAGGTGAAACGACAACACCAGTAATGTTTGCGTTTAATATATTACTTACAGTCCAATTAATGCCTAAATTTGAACTATAATAAATACCACCACCGCCAGTTCCAACTGATTGATATTGTCCTGTTGTATCCATCCCTATACCGTAACCGCCAGTTATAGCAGTATTTACAATCCAATTAGCACCGTAATCAGTTGATTGATATATTTCACCTAAACCAGTTATAGTTTGATGCTTACCTGTTCCAGACATTGCTATAGCATTAGTTGTTCCAGTTAATCCTGTTGAAACCCAAGTTTGCCCGTAAGTAGAGTAATCAAATGCGGGTTGTCCTCCTTGGGCTTCGGCTCTAATGTTTCCTGTTGCCCCGGCGGTCAACAAGTCGGATACCATATTTGTTGGAGCAACCGCCGTATTTTTAACTTTGGCTTGGGGCATTTCAAGTTTTGAAGTCTCGCCCACTCTAATAAGTCTGTTCCCCAATTTAACTACTATTTGTATTATTCCTGTTTTTCCTATATATTTTCCTGACCCTGAAGTAATTGTAAAATTATATGTCCCATCTGCCCAAATAAAAGCATCCCCCATTTTAATAACATTAATTGGAGCTTCAAACAACATAGCTCCTTTATTATAAATATTTAACGTACAACAAACATTTGTACAATATGATTCTAATTTTTCAAGAATATTAAATATCACACTATCTGATGTAAATAAACCAACACATGTAGTATTTTGGTATAAAGGGGAAAACATCCGTTCGGTTGCATTTTGCCGTATATACACATAATCATATATACATTCTTTTATCAAAAAAGAATAAACACTTGTCATATATTTTAATAAAATATTATATTTTAATCAAAATATAATATTTGTTAGTTATGTACTTATTTTAATCAAAATATATTTTAATTTGTCTCTCTCTTAAAATAGAAGCAATAATTTGTACAGTTCCCTTTTTTCCTGTATATTTTCCTGAACAAGAAGTAATTGGAAAATCATATGTTCCATTTACCCAAACATAATTGTTGCCAATTTTGACAACTGGATTATTTGCTTCAAATAAAATAGAACCCTGGTTCTCAATGTTGATTACAGAACTACTATCATTATAATATGTTGATTGAACTACGGCTGTATTAAATATAGTTCGGGAATTCGTAAATAAACCACAGTGTATAGCATTATTGTATAATGGAACAAAAAATTGTTCTGTTGTATTATGGGTGGAATTCGCAAAATCATAAATTCCTTCTGATCTATGAAAAGATAGTACAATATCGGGAACCCTATTTTCTAAAGCCATTATTATATATAATAATATATAACAATATTTTAATTGCGAACACATTTAAATGCATCATTTCTTACAAATCCAGGTTTACATTTAATGTTACATCTGTTTGTGTTGGGGTTTAAGTCCTTATTAGCGGGACATATTTTTATTGTTTTACTTCTATTACTTCTATTACTTCTATTACTTCTATTACTTCTATTACTTCTATTACTTCTATTACTTCTACTCTGACTTTGTTTTATCTTCATACATTTAAACGTTGTATCATTTCTTGCAAACCCTGGCTTACATTTATTATTACATCGTCTGGTATGCGGGTTTAGTTCTTTATGTGGAGGACAAATTGTAACCGCAACAATATCTTTGTTTGCAAATGCTTCTAATTCTGGAGATAATGTGGGACGACTCAAATTATTAACAGATTGTTTTTTTGTTTTTACAGTAACTAGGTTATGATTATTAAAGCCCTTTTTTAATCTGTTTAAAACACCCATTTGTAATAATATAGTTTCATACTCATTAATTAATGCATCCAAATCAACAACCCGTGTAAATGGGTTAAATCTCCACATTTTATTAAAAAGAACTGTTAGTCTAATTAATTCTTCAACTGTCAATATATCATGTCTTTTAAAGCAATTCATAACATATTGTAAAGAAAATCCTAACCCATAAATATCAATTGAATCGGCTATCATATTTAGAGCCGAATTATACGATAACGTGTCAATCATTGCATTAAAACCTTCAAAAAAAGAATCTATATATGCATTTTTTACAAAGTTGGATGGTATAGTATCAGTAACTTCTAAATATGAAAATAATATATCAAATGCTTTGGGGTTGTTTATTAAAGATTCGTCCTTAAGAGTGCCTAATAATATATGTCTAATTTGGGTTTCCATATTTTTTCGTGCTGTATCGGTTTTATTTTTATAATTATCAAAATTGCGTCGATTCATAAAGTAACATTCTAATGGAAAAGACCAATGAAAACTACTAAATGAATACACATTAAGACTTGAAGTATACATAATAACCGTTTTTTTATTCATAATTCCAAAATCGATATATTTAAATTTATTTGTAGTTGGATTAAATAATATATTTTGTGGCTTCAAATCATTATGAATTATATTATTCTTTTTAAAAAAAAGTAGCCCCTTAAATAAATCATGTATTCCCAACATGAATAAGTCAAGTTCTTTTCTATAATTGCCATTTTTATTTACCCACTCTTTCAACGTGGTAGGAAATGTTTTACAAAAAATGCTTAAATCTTGTCCGCCATATTTTAAAAGTAGTAAACTATAATTATTTGGATTTTCTTTAACCGATTTTATTTTTACATGTTTGCATTTTGCAATTTGGGATTCTATATTTGGCTCCTTAAAATCTGGTTTACATAAAATGGGAGTCCCTAAATGATATTCGTTTGTTTTATCAAGCTGTCCAATAATAACAAATTCAGCCAATTCTGTTTTTGCATGAGCAGTTGTCATAAGTTTTGAAACATATGGTTTATAATTAAAATCAGGAGATGGTTTAACTGTACAAGGTATGCTAGGTTTATGAACACAACCATAAGACCCTTCCCCAACAACTATTCTTTTTGCCATTATATAATAAGTATATAATTTATTCCAGTTAAATATCTAAACTAACAGTATTTTTATCAGATTTTGTTTTTCGGTATGTTCTTTTGGGAACATTTCCTTCTGTTTGAACGCTCTTTAAATCTTCAATGCTAATTGTGCTACTATTATTTGACATATTATCTCGTTGTTGAAATTTAGAAGGAGGTGCTGCAATATCAATCGTCTTTGTTTTAAGACCAGATAGAATATCCGAAATATCGCTGGGTCCTTTCATATCCGGGCGTCTAGAACTTTTTTGCGAGTGCTGTGGAGGTTCAAATCCTGGAATTCCAATATTTGTTTCACGAATGCTTATTCCATCATCTGCAAAAGCACCTCTTGCCATAGACATATCAGGGCGTCCATTATTATTATTACCAGTTCTATTTGGTGTATATTGATGTGCTTGTGTTGCCATGGGAGGAGGAGGACCACGTCCAGAGGATGATTGCGGTTCTGGATTCATCAAACCTCCCATAAATCCCGAAAATCCCGGGTTTGTTGTTCCCATGGAATTAACTGCTGCGGTTTGAAATTGTCTCATTAAATCGGGATTTTGTTTTAAAATATCATCCATTCCAGGCATCGCCGATTTAAACATTGTATTTGTCATATGAACCATCATTGCACTTCCGCCCAATTGAAACAGCAACTTAAGCTCGGGGGCTAATGTTGCCTTGGATTTATATTTTTCAAATAATTCGCCGAAAATGTCATCATAATCATTAATGTTTTCATTAATTTGTTCTCCCCATCCATCAATCTTGACATCAAACGGGTCATATCGATTATTTAAAAATTCGAGACCATTTATAACAGCCATCATCATGTTGCCTTGAAATTTGACAGAGTTTTGCTTAGTTTTTTCTTCCATGACCATTTCATATTCGCCCATCATTTCCATTAAATCAGAGTCCATGTTATATTTTTTTGTTAGTTCAACTCCTTTTTTTTCAAGAGTTTCAAGCTTTCTTAAATATTTAAATTTTTCTCGTAGCATGTCATCTTTTGATAATTTAGGTTGATTATTTGACATTCTAACATCTGGATTAATGGGAATATTATTAAACTTGCCGTATCCATCCCATGTTTTAGAATCAGAAGCAGTATTAAATGTTGAATTGCCTAAATTATTATCTTTAAAAGTTGGTTCATCAAATCTAACAGATGGTTTATCGTCAAATAATCCTGAATCAAAATGATTGGACATTGGGGTTGCATCATTTGCTAAATCATTTAATTCACTCTCTAAATTATTCAAGTCTTCTATATCAATGTCGCTACTGTGTCCTCGAGACTCTCTTTTTTTGTCATTCATTAAAAGTTCAATTCCTCCTCCAAAATTTCCTTTACTGGACCCCCAATTGTGATTACTGCGATTACTGTGATTGTCTAAAGAATCAAAATCCATAGAAATATCAATTATATCGTTATCCATTTATGATTTAATAAGAACATTTAATTTTAAGTATTACGAATCGTAATATATATAAAAATACAATTAAATTAAATACAATTACATAATTAATTTGTATTACAATTTATGTTTAATATACCACATTCCTTGTAAAAAGCAATCCGACAAATCATCCTTTTTATGATGCTTATTAAAAAACATATTCCATTCTATAAAATGTTCATCTGTACTAACAAATTGTAAACAAGTTTGTATGCCTAATTTTTTTCTTTGTTTATAGTCCATTTTTTCAGTAGTTATAAAATCCTTAAGTTTGTTAGTTGCGCTGATAAATTCAATCTTAATATTATTATTTTTCATAATAAAGTATTGTGCAATCATTCCTTGTATTGTTTTCATTTTATTAGCAATGGGTCCAATTTGATTTTCAATAATAATGGTATCAATTGTGTTTATATGTTCTTCTAAAATTTCATCAAATTTATGTTGCATATTTCGTCCAATGGTAACCAAATCCATCTTTACAGCGCTATTTTTTTTAATTGCTGTAAAACAATTCTTAACTGAAAAATCATTTAATAATTGTATCAAACACTGTTTTTTAGGTAATGGTTCATGCTTTATATTATACTTTTCGGCAATATCAATTAATTGTTGTATTTTTTGTTTATTAAGAAAAGTTTGCACAAGGTCAGAACTGGGTTGTAAATAATGTGTTTTTTTTGAATGTTTTAAACAAAAACAGGTGGAATCTTTAATAAACTTTGCCGATTTTTCACATTGCATTCCATGTGCATCAAACCCCATACATTGATTTTTTGAAACTTCGGTTAAATCTATATTATCCCATTTTAATACTTGCAAGTCATTAAATAAACAAAATGATAAATTTTTAATTCCAACATCAATGCTAAGCATTTTCATAATAATTATTATTATGAATAATTATTATATTGTTTGCATTATTATATAATTACCATATAATTACCATATAATTACCATATAACTCGAATTTAAAATCCTGAAACCCGAATTGAAGGGGCAATCATTCTTGCATTCATTTGTTCCTTGGTTATATATGTATCTTTTAAATCACTATTTCTTAATCCGTACGCTGGTCCTCCAGAATCATGAATTGAATTAAATAAATAGGGTGTTTTGTTAGTTGTTTCTGTATTTAAAATAGTATATGGATTATTTCCCGAAGCATGCATAAATTCAAGTGTATTATATTTCATTATTTGATTTGCATTTTGTTGAGTATATTGTCTATATTTCCAATTAGAGGTTATGCCTGCGTTTGTTTGAATGCTTTGATTCACACTTGCGTCTGGTTGCCATGATGCATACCCTGGAGGCTGTAATGGTTCTATAGTATAATATTTACTCATATTATATTAAAGTTAGATAAAAAATGTATTTATTCGTCCCCGAGCATTTTTAAAATATCATTCTTTTTTAATTTAGATGCATCAGGTATTAGTTTTTCAACTGCAATTTCTCTTAACTTATTAATAGACATTTTTTTGTAATCTGGTTTTAGTTTACAAACATCATCATCTGAATAATTAACAGACACTGATTTTAAAAAAGCTAAATCTATATTTTCTTCTGGATACTCATTATCATCCTCCAAAATTAAATTTAGTTCAATTGGTTCTTCTAAATGAATTGTTTTAATATCGCTATCCATGTTATATTCGAGTACATTATTAATAATGCATTCAAAATCTTTTTTAAACTCATTATCTGTAGTATAATTATCATTAATTGCTTCAACCATATCTTCTAAATCTTCTTCTTTTAAATCTTCTTCTTTTAAATCTTCTTCTTTTAAATCTTCTTCTAAATCTTCTTCTTTTAAATCTAAATCATCATCATCTAAATCATCATCTTCATTATCTTCATCTTCTTCATCTTCTTCATCTTCTTCTTCTTCTTCATCTTCTTCTTCTGATTCATCTGATTCATCTGAATCATTTGAATCATTATTATCACAAAAAATATTATTTACAGTTTCATCATCATCAGACACTGTGATTAAATCATTATTTTGTCCTCCTAACAACTGAGATACAAACATTAATTTATGTGCATCTGTCATACCATCTTCTGACGTTGAAGAAGCATTGTTTTTAAAGTGTTGCATATCTAAATTCATATGATTTATTAAATCAATCATTGACGCCAGTTTATGGTCTTGTTCATCGATTTTATATCTAACATACATGTATACCATATAAATTAACACAAGAATAATTAAAGAGGCACACAAAAATGATGTACTAAATATATCATACATTCCCATTCTTAAACATATGTAATATATTTTAATTATAAATAAAACGAACGACTCAAAACTTGTTAAGATTATATCTTGTGTTATCTAAAATGTCTATAGGATAATCCATATCATGTAATACTTTTAATCCGCCTTTTACATTAGATATTCCATCTGTTAACTCATATGTATATATAAAAGTATCATTTGTTACAATAGTTTTCATATTATAATTTTTAATTTGTTTATTTTTCAATAACTTTTTACAAAGTTTTACATAATGAGTTGTTAATAAACATGTTACTAATTTATTTTTTACAATATAATTCATAAAAGCAGTTGCACTTAATACCGCCTCTTCTGGATTTGTGCCTGAATATAATTCATCAAACATACAAATATGTGTTTCTTCGTTTTTATCCTTAATGCACTCTAATATTTCTTTGCATCTCCGAGCTTCTGCTTGGAATAAACTATCTCGACCAGATGTATCTGGGATATTTAAATAACAATGTATGTTATCATACGGCATTAGTGTAAGAGATTCAAAACATCCATAACCAAACTGTTGAGATAATATGATATTAATTAAGACTGTTTTTAAAGTTGTTGTTTTACCGGATGCATTGGGTCCAGTAATAATCATATTTTTATTTAAATTACAATTATTTTTAACAATGCTATCAGATTTATTATTTATAAATGCAGGATAATACATTTTCTTAAAATGGGGTTTTTTATGTTTGTTAGTTACAAACTTGGTTTTATTGATTTTATTATTCTCAATATTGGTTTTAAATTCATACATCATATTAAAATAACCATTAAACCCAAAAGAATACACAATTGATTTCGAGTATTCTATATTATTATATAATTGATAAAATGTATGCATTATATGTCCAATTTCACTTATTTTTTTTACTCCATTTGAACAATTTAATGGAGTTATTTTATTTATATTATTTCTTAATGTGTCAAGAACTAACATATGTTGGAAAAGAACTTCGTTAAATGATTTATAATTTGTTAGTTCTGCGGTTTTTAAAGAACAATATTCCATTGCGTCTAATGAAAAATCTATATATTTCTTAAATGTATATAAATATGTATGTATCTTTTTAATATTTGAATAAAACCGGATACAAACTAATATATTTTGGTATATTGAAAATATATAAAAGGCAGCAGAAAATAACAAGTACATTTTTTGTCCAAAATCAACAGTGTTAAATTGTGTAAATATTTTAGTGATGGAATGATTTGCGATTAACATTTTTAAAATATCAATGTACTCTTTAATATTAAGTTCTATGCCTTTTATTTTTATAATAAAAAAGGGGACAATTAAAATAAAAATAGGTAAACACAATGATAAAATTGGTGACGCAATATTATATATGCTCATTATTTGTAAAAAGACAGGATTATTATTCAGTCCTTTCGCAAACGACCAATCAATATATAAATATTTTTCACAAAATCCAGTTTCTCCCTTTATTTCCTCCCACATACATAACGTTTCATCAATGTCAGCATCGTTAATCAAATGTTTATTATATATATGTTCTATATCATCACTTTTAATATTTGAAATAAAACTCTGGGTATCCTTAAGATAACTAACATCTGTCGTGTAATAATTAGCTAATTGTGTAATAACTTGTACTGCTGGTTTGTTAGTTGGTCTAAATACATTATTATAAATAGATGGTTCCTTCTTATCATATGTATCAATTAATTCTAAATCAGCAACAATCGAATTGGTAAGTTTTTTAACTTCTTTATTATAAAAAATAGGAATTTTAAATACATCATTCACTGTTAATAATTGTTGATTTAATTTATCATTCGCATTAGTCGAATTATTAGTCGCATCATCCATTAGTTGTAAAATAGAATATATAATATTGTATTTTACGAATTCAAAATTAATTAATATTTAATATTTAAATATCTTTTCGTTTCCATACTTCAAAAAAATTATTACGACATGGTCCCCAACCGCCAGGTTCCATATAAACTGTTTGAAAATTATTTTTTCTCAAAACGCAATCAACATAATTCTTTTTATTTATATCTTTATAATCATTTTCCATAATAATTAATTTAATGGTATGTAATATTTCAGGCATATCCATTAAAATGAAATAAAAAGCACCTTCGCAGTCTAATATTAATGTATCAAATGTAATGTTATATTTAGATTGTAATTTATCTAGTGTAATAGTATTTACATTTTTATATCCTTTTAATGGAATATTACTTGTGCTTACAATAGTATCCCATCCTTTTTGAATTAATTTTCGCTTTGATAATGCAGAAGCCTCTACATGAAAGCATAAATTATTTAAATCTCTATTTTCACGCAATTTTTTCACAATATTATCATTACATTCCAAAGATACAAAATTAGTATCATTATTATGTTGTGCTAAAATATAACCAATAATCAACGAATTTCGACCAATATTGCCTCCAATTTCCAATACTTTTTCTTGTCCAGTTAAATATTGAACCGCCATTTTTTGTTCTGGCAATTCTTGAGAAAAGGTACCATACTTTAGTTGTAAGTTATTTTGTATATCTAGTGTTTTTTTATCAATATTTAAAACGGTAACAACATGTGTATTCACATTAATAATGATTGACGTTGTATCATTATACTCTGTTATTTTATCTGGTTTCTTAGTTTCCTTAGTATCAGTTACAACATCTGTTTCCTTAGTATCATCTGTTTCCTTAATATCATCTGTTTCCTTAATATCATCTGTTTCCTTAGTATCATCTGTTTCCTTAGTATCATCTGTTTCCTTAATATCATCTGTTTCCTTAGTATCATGAATGATAAATATTTTTTTTAATGTTTTAACTAGCGGATCAGTAAATAAATTGGCTCTATTACAATCTCCTGTAGGAATTATAATGATATCTTCGTATTGCAATGTATCATAACATATGTTGGTTACATCTATATTATTATCTTTAGTTCCATATAAAATTTTCATTATACTTTATATATACTTTATACTTTATATACTTTATACTTTATTACGCAAATAGTAATTAAACCGTAAGGGAAAAATTACTAGGCATTTCCTGAATTCGTGTTGCATAATATGTTTCAATTTCTTTCATTTTATAAATATCACGTCTAGTAATTAAATTAATGCCGTTTCCTTTTCTACCCCATCTACCGCTTCGTCCAATACGATGTAAATATGTGTGAACATCTTGTGGCACATCAAAATTAATAACTACACTTACTTGTTGAATATCAATGCCTCTTGCTGTAACATTGGACGAAATTAACACACGGGCACTTCCATTTTTAAATTCAGAAAATGCCCTTTCTCTTTCAGTTTTATCCATATTACTATGAATGCAGCAAACCGGGAAGTTGTCTTCATTCATTGCTTCATATAAGTCGCACACTCGTTTAACACTGTTACAATAAATAATGCATTGAGAAACAGAAATAAATGTATATAAATCCTTAAGTGTTAAATATTTTTGGTGGTCATCATCAACCGCTATATAATATTGAGAAATTCCTTCAAGTGTTAAACTTTCAGATTTAACACAAATAGTTACTGGATTTCTCATAAATTTGGTGGTTATTTGTAAAATATTGCTCGGTAGTGTTGCGCTAAACAACGCAATCTGAACATCATTATTTAAATATTTAAATATATTATATATTTGTTCTTTAAATCCAGAAGATAACATTTCATCTGCTTCATCCAATATAACTAATTTTATTTTATTTGTACTAATATAATTTCGCTGTATCATATCATGAACTCGTCCTGGACAGCCAACAATCACATGTGGAGGTTCTGTACGCATAGAAGCAATATCGTCATTGATGGATGAACCGCCAATAATCATTTTAATTCTAATTCCAACCATCATACCAGACAATGTCTGAATTACAGTTGTTATTTGTCTTGTAAGCTCATGAGTTGGGCTCATAATAAGGACTTGAGTTTGATTTTCAGCCAAATTAACTCTGGTTAATGCGCCTATTGTAAATGCTGCAGTTTTACCAGTCCCTGATTGGGCTTGTGCAATTACGTCTCGTCCTTTAATAAGAGGTATAATTGCTTTGCCTTGAATAGGACTAGGTTTTTCAAATCCATAAGCATAAATTCCTCGTAAAATAGAAGAATCAATTGTTAATTCATCCCATGTATTAAAAATTTCTAAATCTTCTTTTCCTTCTACTTCTACTTCTTTTCCTTCTACTTCTACTTCTACTTCTACTTCTTTTCTTGCTTGCATATCCATATATTATAATAGTTACTTTGGGTTTAAGTGTATTTTTAAATAGTATATTATATTTTAAAAAATTGATTTAAATAAACAATTGTATATTTTAATCATAAGAGTTATAATGGCAACTATTCTAAAGTATAATTTAAAGGAAATAACTGATATTTCTATTAGTGGATTTGAGTATAATATACCAATTGATACAATAGAAATTATAAATTATCTCGCTTATCAGATTGGGTCGACACAGATTATCACATCTGGAATATTTGAAAAAAAACAACCGCCAAAAGAGATATCTAATAATTATGGAAAAATTATAAATAAAAAACGCAAACCAAATGCAATGGAAATTAATAATGATGATTGGGAAACAATTAGAACATTTCAGCCAACAAAACTAGAACAAAAAAGCGGGTTTGATGCGGATATTGATAAAATTAGAATGTATTTTAATAAATTAACTGATAAAACATTTATAGATATGAGGCATAATATAATTGAACAACTTGAAAAAACATGTGTTGATTATCCATTAGATGAATCCAAATATATAATTGCATCATTAATTTATGATTTAGCATCATCTAATAAATTTTATTCATCAATATTTACAGACTTATATTCTGAGTTAGCAGTAACGTATGACTGGATTAAAAACGTGTTTAATATACAATATGCTAATATACTATCTCAATATACAAATATCGAGTATTTCGATTCAGACAAAGATTATAACAAATTTTGCGACATGAATAAAACAAATGAAAAACGAAAATCAATCACATTATTTATAGTAAATTTATCTATTAATGGTTTTATTTCAAAACACGGAGTGTTGCTTTTATTAAAACAATTATTACAAACCGTTCTAACTATGATGTCTCAAAAAGATAATAAAAATGAAGTAGATGAGCTTACTGAAAATATTGCAATTTTATTTAGTAAAGAAATGATAGAAGAGCTTATTAAACATAAAACAAATGTAGATTTATTAATTGATGGAAAAAGTATTATATCTATTATCACAACCTTGGCGAAATCAAAGGTAAAAGATTATCCTAGTTTATCTAACAAAGCTATATTTAAGTATATGGATTTAGTAGAAATATAAAATATAAAATATAAAATATAAAATACAAATATAGAAACAAAAAAGCTATAATAAATAGATGACTGTTAATAATATTTTTTTTATACTTGAAGATAAAGAGTCAAATATATCGCAAGCTGACCAGTATAATATACAAAAAATGTGGGACGAAATCCCGAGTACAATGTATAACAACTGTAATACAAAAAACTTGTTAAAAATATGTCAATATTATAATATTGTTATAAAAAATAATAATAATATATCAACAACTAAAAAACAAGATATAATAAATAAACTTATTTGTTTTGAAAATGTACCGGAAAACGATACTATTGTTCGGCAAAGATTAAAAATGTGGGAATGTATTACAGAATTATCAAATGATTCAAAAATGAAAAAATATTTACTGTGGATTTAAAATTATTAAATATTATTAATTTATATACAAAATGGTTGTATCTAAATTAGATATAAGTGTCAATTATCCAGAAATTAAAAGAGTAAATCCATCTGATTTAAGTAAAGAAACAAATTTATACCAAATAGAATTATATAATATGGATGTTATTGTAGCAGTAGGTAGTTCAAAAAATACATTTGCAGATAACAATATCACATATTTTCCAATTTATTTAGTAAAACACAATAATAAGGCATTGCAGATTGGAATATATGAAATACCATCATCCAACATGGTGGATTATTTGGATGAAAATTCTGTATTAGATTTAGAACGATTAAACGAACCATTGCTATATACATTTTCAACAAAAGCAATGATTGATAAATTACGGTTAGTACCTCCTGCAGATGTAGAAGAAGAAAAAGAAGAAGAAGAAAAAGAAGAAGAGGAAAATAAAGAAAAAGAAATATTGCAAGTTAAACAAAAAGTTCCAATCATAGAAATACTTATACCCCAAATTAGAAAAGACATTTTTAGTGCAAGAATTGGAGCCATTATACCCGATACTTTAAAACAAGAAAATGCTAAAAAAGCATTAAGTATAAGACAAAAATATCATTCTAGTTCAAACGATACATGGATACAACAATTTATGTCAAATAAATATTATACTATTTTGGATAATGAAGGAAGGGGGGATTGTTTTTTTGCAACTATACGAGATGCATTCCATTCAATCGGACAAGATACAACAGTTGGTAAGTTAAGAAATAAAATTGCAGATAATACTAAACAAAATGTGTATGATGATTATAATGAGTTATATACAATGTATTCGCAAGAAATTGCAAATACTAGGGCAGAATCTATAAAATATAAAAAAGAACATGATGAATTAAAAGCATTATTACTAACAACAATAGATAGCGAACAACAATTAATTATTCAAGATGCAGTATCAAAATTAAAAAAAAAGTTTGAAATAATAAAAAACGAGCATCAATTTGCTAAAGAAAATTTAGTAGATGTTGCGTTTATGAAAGATATAAAATCATTAGATGACCTCAAAAGATTCATGAAAACATGTGCTTTTTGGGGAGATCCGTTTGCAATCAATACATTAGAAAGAATATTAAATATTAAGTTTATAATTTTATCGAGTAATATATATTCTAACGGAGATAAAGATGGAGTATTACAATGTGGTGGATTTGTAGATCCAATAATTGAAAGTAGAGGAGAATTCCTACCTGAATTTTATGTAATCTTAGACCATACAGGCAACCATTATAAACTAATAGGATACAACAACAAATATATTTTTTCATTTAAAGAATTACCATATGATATTAAAACCCTAATAGTCAATAAATGTTTAGAACATAGTTCGGGAATATTTAGATTCATCCCAGATTTTGAAAAATTTAAAATGGATGAATTGTTACATGTTGAAGATACACGTGCTGGGTTTGATGATTTAGGGGAAGCCAAAATATTGAATTTATATGATGATAACATAGTATTTGTGTTTTATTCAAATTCGGCTGATAAACCAAAACCAGGCAAAGGGTCCGGAGAAAAAATATCAAACAATATGCTACCTCAATTTGCACAATTAGCAATGATTCCTAATTGGCGGAGAAAATTAGATACTTTTTGGATTCAACCATTTACCCTCGATAATCATAAATGGGCATCGGTTGAACATTATTATCAAGGTTCTAAATTTAAGAAAAACAATGCAGAATTTTATTTATCTTTTTCGTTGGATTCAGGAACAGAACTGTCTAAAAATGCAGACATGGCAAAGGCTGCGGGCGGAATTTCCGGTAAATATAAAGGAACATTAATAAGACCAAAAACAGTGATTATTGACACCGATTTTTTTAATGGACGTTCAACAAAAGAATTCGCTAACGCACAAATGGCTAAATTTTCTCAAAATGAAGATTTAAATTATTTATTGATTCAAACCAAAAATGCAAAACTTACACAACATGTGCGAGGTAAAACACCTATTGTGTTTGATGAACTGATGATAATACGAGATACATTAACTAGAACAGTTGTATAAATTATATTGCATTATTTATATTATTATTGTATATTATTATTTAAACATGAAACTTACAAACAACAGTCATAAACTTATATCTTTTTTTGTAAAAAATAATAATATACCTGTTATAAAACAAACAAAACAAACAGATACTATTTTTACAACACTATATCACGAAATACATAATGGTTTTAAATATGTTGAATCTATAAAACCTATAGTACATTATGAACAAATTAAAAATATTTCTCAAATTCCTAAACCAACAACATTTCATTTTTCTGATTTTCCTTTAAATATCCAACAACGCATTGATTCCCATTCTGTTAGTGCATTAACGTATTCGTTGCATTTATTAACTAAAGATGTTACTATATTTTTTATACTCGAAGTTGCTATAACTGAAAGTGTTATAAAATTATATAATACATATGTAGATATTATGTTAGTTTGGTTATATATTAGTTCTCAATATGCTTCGAAAAAATGCACAACTAACATGAATATATATATATATCACACTGGTTTAACTAAAACACTTCCCAAAAATCTAAAAGATACATTAGATGAAACACATATAAATACTGCGTTTACTAGAACATGTCCAATAAATTCAGAGATAGTCATTTTTAGAAAAGAAGAATGGTTCAAAGTATTTATTCATGAAACTATGCATAATTTGGGATTAGATTTTTCAGATATGAAAAATGCAACATGTCATTCAAAAATATTATCATTATTCCCAGTTAATTCTGATGTAAATTTATTTGAAGCATATGCTGAATTTTGGGCAAGAACTATGAATGTATTATTTTGTAGTTATAATAACATGAAACATGCAGATGATATTACAGAATTTTTAATAAACACTGAATTTTTTATGAATTATGAACGTATTTATTCTTTTTTTCAAATGGTAAAAGTATTGGATTTTATGAATGTATCATACACCACCTTATATTCACCTACGGTACAGTCTCATATAATTAGAAAAAATAATTATAAAGAAAATACAAACGTATTATCATATTATGTGATTACATTACTATTAATAAATAATTATCAAGAATTTATATTATGGTGTAATGTAAATAATTCCTCATTACTTCAATTTAAAAAAACAATTGCAAATCAACATAGTTTTTGTAAATTTATTGAAAAAAAATATAAATCAAAACAATTATTAGATGGAATTGAACATACTGAACTTCTGCTTACAGTCATGACAAATAAAAATACTAATGCTGGTAGTAATAAAGGTAATCCTGATATTCACTTTTTATTACATAATTTAAGAATGACATTATGCGAGTTGGGTTAATAATTAAATGCATTTTATTTTTCTATGAATCCAACAAACATCTTCTCCTTTCCATGTTGATTTATTGCAAGTTATACCTTTTTTTGTAATACACACACATATATATTTATATGTACCATTATTTCCTCGTTTTTTATTCTGTTTCCATAATTTACTTGCTTCATCAAAATCAATTGAAACATCATATTCATATTTTTCATCATTATTAGTTTGCATTATTTTATAATTATGAAATACTTAATTATCAATATTTTAATTCAATTTTATTTTATTTTATTTATTTTATTTATTTTGTATTCAATAAAAAATTGATTTGTATAATTTAGACTACACATTATAGTATAAATTATAAGTATAAGTATAAATAACCAAAATGGGAATTCGTAATTTAAACGCACATCTAAGAAATAATTGTCCATCATCTATACGTTGCATTAACATGTCCGATTTAAGTGGGAAACGCATAGCCATAGATATAAGCATTTATTTATATAAATACGAAGCAGAAAATATACTGCTTGAAAATATATATTTAATGCTTTCTGTATTTAGACATCATAACATCATTCCAATTTTTATATTTGATGGAAAACCTCCTCCTGAAAAACAAGCACTATTACTTAAAAGAAGAGAAGATAAGATTGATGCACAAGAAGAGTATAATAAACTACAGGCACAATTAACAAGTAGTCGAGGAAACGATACACAAGATATCATTAATTTAATGGACCAATTAAAAAAACAGTTTGTATATATTAATAAGGAAAAAATAGAACAGGTGAAGGAATTAATTAGAGCATATGGGGCAACATATTATGATTCTCCAGGAGAAGCAGATGAACTATGCGCATCTCTTGTTATTAAAAAAAAGGTATGGGCATGTATGAGCGAAGATATGGATATGTTTGTATATGGATGTACCCGAGTATTGCGATATTTTAGTTTAATCAATCATACAGCTGTGTTATATTATATGAAAGGCATTTTAGAAGAGTTAAATATGACACAACAAGAATTTAAAGAAATATGCGTATTATCTGGAACTGATTATAACATTATTGCAAATGGAAACACAAGCAAGGTAAATTTGCATCAAACATTAAAGATTTTTAATAAATATAAATTATCAAATAATATTTCTAATTTTTATGACTGGACAATGCAAATGGGAGATTATATAAGTGACTTGGAATTATTAGACAAAATTAATAAAATGTTTGATTTATCAAATAATGATAATTTAGAGGCTTTTAAAAAAATAAAAATAATAAATGGACCTATTAGAATGCATGACATACAACACATTATGAAGACTGAAGGTTTTATATTTATTCATTAGTTTTTTCAACCGGATTGCAGACCTAAATGTTTCGTTATTAATATCAGTTATCTTAGTGCCAGATATTGTTAAATCACGTCATTTTGTATCTGTTTTTGTTATACATTTGTTCTAAATCCACCTCATCAACAGTCGGGGGTCAAGGAGGTTCAGGAGGAAACGCAGGACTAGGTCCGGTGTCATCTGGCACTCCTGGTTACAATTCTCAAACATACGTTTATTTTGCGGATGGAACATTTATGCCAAGTTCTGCTGGTGGCAGTGGGGGTTATAATGCTAACGGATATGCTGGAAATCCGGGTTATGGTAGTATGATGATATATTGGAAATAGTAATTGAATTATTATTTTATAATTTAAAACATAAAAAAGAGTTTAATATTTTACTTTACACCTTTTTATATTTCAAACGTCATATATTTTTATAATGTTTTGGAAATCTTTGGATTAAATATATACATCCAGATATTGCAATTTATTTTTAGATTTAACCTTATTATTTTTCATTTATATAAAATATAAAAACAGCGTTTAAAATTGTAAAAAACTAATATTTAATGGTTCCAATGTACACTGTTAATTTTATAAAATGTGAGTTTAAATATAAATATTATTTTTTTTTATTAATATTTATATTATTCGTTTTATTAATTTTTATATTATTTGTTTTATTAAAAATTTAAACTGCGCCAACTACCTCCTTAATCGCCTTAAAAAAATGTGGAGACATGTACCTTTGAAGGTTGAAATATGTTAATTCGTCTGTAGTATTAAGCTTCAATAAAGACTGCAACTTTGAATCAGGATTAATCTTGCGTCCATTATCCTTGTCCTGTAAGTTATTGCTACGAATATATTTATTAATCTCTCGTGTAACATCGGTTCTTGCCATTTCGGTTCCAGAAGGCTTGTCTAAAAAAGTTGCTAGTTCGTCAGAAATGCGTGTTGGCTTAACAAATCCAGAAGGAGCACGATTACCAGACTTTCTCTTTCTCTTTGCAGACGTCTTTTGCGCAGCCTTAAGCTCTCGGGACCACTTTTTCTCAAGGGTTCTATATTCAGTCTTTAACAAAGCAATCATTGAAGACATTTGATTGAGTTTTGATAAAAACTCGGTTGATTGAGCCAAAATATCTGACCCATCGCCAACATGTTCTTCTGTTGAATGTTCAAGAGTAGCGGTGGTAGTTTGTACAGCAGTTTGTGGAGTAAGAGTTGGGGTAGTAGCAGTTTGTGGAGTAAGAGTTGGGGCAGTAGTAAGAGTGGGAATAGCAGTAGTAGTTTGAGGAGTTGGGGCAGTAGTAGTTTGAGCAGTAGAAGACAATGTTTCCTTTGCTACTGGCTTCTTTCTTTTGGCTTGTTGTGCAACTTGTACAACTGGGGTGTTTAATAACGAGTTATCAACTACTACTACTTCAGAAATCTTAGACTTGCTTAGCTTGGACATTCTATTATACTATATTAATGCGACATCTTTTTAAGTGCTTTTAGTCATTAAATATATAATAATATATATAATATATTATTTGTCATTATACATGGTCTCTATTATTTATATCGCATGTTATTTTAATTAAAATTTGTTACCTACTTACATATAGGTCACTGCTTGAAATAACCAAGGAAGTGATGTAGCGGCATCATCGCTTACTAATGTCAATGAACTTAACACATAATACGCACCTAAACATTTATTATCCTTATCGATACCAGACCTAACAAATTTTTCTAAAACAACTAAAATATATTCACGTACATCATCTATATGGGTTGTTGTCTGTAAATATGTATAATTATTTACATGAGTCACATTATAAAATGGATTTCCTAAAGGAGGGCAAATTGTTTTTTTTACTTCTATTGTTAGTTGTGCTCTATATGACCATATATCAATTAAATGTTTTAACATTTGTATTAATTGAAATCTATTTAAATTCATAAACCATGACGGATTTGAATAATTACCCAATGAATCTATTTCTTGAAATAAAGCTAATGCTCTTAATTCAATTATTTTAGTAGCCGAAATATCTTTTGTAATATCGGGCAGTTCAATACAAACATGTTTATTTAAAACATTACTTATGCGTATTAATGAACTCATTTTTTCAATAACTTCTGCAGAAATAAGCTGTTTATTAAATGGATTTTGTATTGCACCAATGCTTTTACAAGTTAAATTATATAATGATAAAATATCGAACCCATACATAAAGTTATCATTATCTTTATAACTAAAAAATTGTTCGTTTGGAATATCTTTTAATTCTTCCATTGTCAAAAAATCAATTGTATTTGTGCATTTTGAACGATTCATAAAGGCGGGTCCACGAAAATGATTATAATTCCGTTGTAAATGTCCTCGTAGCATTTTTTGAATTTGCACTGCAGATTGTGACAAATATAGATATGTATAAATGCTTTCTGTTAGTTGTTGTTTAGTGCCAGTCACTTTTAATTTATAATGAATTGCGATTGTTTTTAATTGTGCGACATTATAATTATATATTAATAAATGATTGCATTGACTAAATAGTGGAATATATAATTCTCCTACATTTTCTATATTTTGCAATTTATTGGAGTGTTGTATTTTTTTGTGATATGTGTTGCATATACTTATAATTAACCGAGAACATTTATTTAACCGAGAACATTTATTTGTTTGTTTAATTTCTAGTTGCATATAATGATATTATACATAATTATAATAAATGTGTTTGTATTCTTTTTTATTATGTATATTTATTTGTTGCATATATGACTTATACATTATTTTTATACACATTGTTTTTATATTGTTACGTGTAAAACATAAAAATAATTAAATGATTAAAAAAAAATTGATTTAAAGATACATCCTATATATATAGTATATCTCAAACATAATAATGACAGACTCAATCATTGACGGAACCAACATCGATACCAGTGTATTTGCTTATTCTGCACCAAAGGCACATGGTCCAGGAAAGGTAGTAAATCTATTAAATAAATATCATAGAGAATCTCTTACTCTTTCTACTCCTCTCATTTTAACATGGGGGGCTCAAGAAGGAGTTGAAATTAAACCCGATGGCTCTAAAATTCCTACTGGAAAATGGACATTGGCACTTCAATTTCCAAATAGCGAATATTCAAATACTGGCGCAGAAGATTTCTTGGCTTCCATGAAATCACTTCATGCGAAAATTAAGGCGGATGCTATTACCAAGTCAATGGAATGGTTTGGTAAGGAAATTAAAAGTGCCGAAGTAATTGATGAAAAATTTAACCCAATGCTTAAATACCCTAAAAAGGAAAAAGGAAAGGCAGAACTGGATGAATCAAAGCCTCCAACTCTTACAGTTAAGATTCCACAATGGTCTGGAGTTTGGAAATCTGAAATTTATGATGAAGATGGGCAACCATTATATATCAATGGAAAGGTAAATTCTCATTTATCTCCCTTAGAATTTTTAAAGCCAAAAACACATGTCATCTGTTTAATTCAGTGCGGTGGATTATGGTTTGTAAATGGTAAAATTTCTATTACATGGAATTTAAAACAAGCAATTGTTCAAAAGCCTAAACAAACCATGGAAGGAACTTGTTTCTTAAAACCAAACCCCACAGATAAGGCAAAAATGAAGGCTCTTCCTCCACCAGAAGAAGACATCTACCCAGATGGAGGAGGAAATATTACTATTGTAGAAGATTCAGATGATGAGTACGAACATCCAGCAGTAGTTGTTCCAGTAGTTGTTCCAGTAGTTCAAGAGCCATTAGTTGTTCCAGTAGTTCAAGAGCCATTAGTTGTTCCAGTAGTTGTTCCAGTAGTTCAAGAGCCATTAGTTGTTCCAGAGCCAGCAGATGAACAGGCATCTGAAGAAGTAAAGCCAAAGAAGAAGATTATTCGAAAGAAGACTGATGTATAAATTAATATACAAAATAAAAATTAATATACAAAATAAAAATTAATATATAATTAGAACACATTTATAAAAAATATACAATACTTTTTTCCTTTATTTTTTATCTTAATATATTTTATATTAAGATAATGTCGAAAATCCATAAAACAAGAAAACATAAATCAAAATTAGTTGTATATAAACCTATTGATTTTTCTTATTTATTAGGAAAAGTAAAAGGCATAGATGATTCATTATTAAAAATACATTTTAAATTATATGAAGGTCTTGTAGGTGCAACTAATGGTTCATTAAAATATATTCAATCTCATATTATATCAGACATGATTAAATATAGTGCTATTCAAAAAGAATTTTCATTATTTTATAATGGCATGAGATTACATGAATTATACTTTGGAGTCATGTGCGGAGAAAATATGAATGCGATAGATGATATGTTACGCGAAGATATAAATAAATATTTCGGGTCATTTAAAAAATGGGAAGCCAATTTTATAACAACGGGTACAATTCCAGGAGTCGGCTTTGTTGCTTTATGCAGAGATAGACAATCTGGAGCATTATTTAATACTTGGATTAATGAATTTAATATTGGTGAAATAATTGGAGTTGATATTATACTTGTAATGGATATGTGGGAACATGCATATATTGCAGAATTTGGATTAGATTTACAAAAATATTCAAAAACTTTTTTAAACAATGTGAACTGGTCTGTTGTTTCCAAATTATATAATGCATCAATCCGAAATGTATAACCTATAGTATCTTTGCTTTCCAAGCATTACAATATTTTTGCTGTTCTGGTAGCGTATTATATATTTTAAAATTAGTATCCAACATTAATTTATTAAAATATTTTGGTGGTAAATAATAAACCTTTTTAAAATTATTGTATATATTTGCATACTTTTTTGTAGAACTAATATTTTCTGAATGTATAATTATTTGTTTTTTAAATATATCGCTTAATATTTTATTCCAGTTAGATATATCGTTAAATCTAACCTTGATAAAATGAATATTTTTATATATTAATAAATTATACTTTTTATTAAAATCAAAAGTATTAAAAATGGCTTGTTTATAATATAGCAATGCATCATTTATTGGGTGGTATTCTTCTAATTCCATTATAGGTTTTGAATTAAATAATGTAACAATATCTCTTAATTTACGAGTTTCATAATCAGGCATATGTATTGATTTTATATTTTGAAAAAAAGAAGATATTTTACGTTCAATAGGGGTTCTATAACTATCTATTATATATATAGTATCATATATGGTTGCATTATAATCCATAACATCAAAAATAGTGTAATTATATACTTTATACCATTGTTGGAAAAATTCATTACTGTGAATATGAATTGTTGTATAATGAGGGTCTAATGATTTTTCTAAAGTAGTGCTACCACATTTTCCTCCACAAAATACAAAAACTTGAATATGCTTAAATTTTTCATCGATTAGATGAAATTTATTGTTTAATTTATTTTCCTCTGGTTTGTTAACTGGGTCCTCTGGTTTGTTAACTGTTTTTTCAAATGCAGACATAATAATAATATTTATTATTATTATTATTATTATAATACTAATTTATACTAATTTTTATAATAATATCCGATTTAAAAGCAATATTATATACATCGCTTTCTAATATTTGAGATATTCCTTGTTTTTTAAATATGTATAACTGTTCCTTTTTTATATATAATTTATGTAAAGGCACACAAAATAATTTATCGCCAATGACACAATTAATGCAATCATCGTTTAACATATTATATAATTCTGTTTGTAAATCTACATGCAATGTAATATAAATATTATTATTTTCATCTATTGTCATCTCATTCGGCAACACCGGTTGACACAATACGATTATTTCGGAACCATCCGGCGCATCAAAATATAATTCATCATGCCATAAAGGCACTAAATATAAGTTATCGTCTATATATAACTTGTATATATTGTTATCTATCAAATCCTTTACTGATGGGTTTAAAATAAAAATACGGTCATTTTTATACTTGTCTTTAATTATTAAACTAACAAATTCTAATATATGATTATTAATATATAAGATGTCCTTATAATTGAATAATAATTTATATATATCGATTGCTGTTTGCTTATCTAATTCTGCAAACATTTTTAGAATGCGTGTCTCATTATATCCAACTATTACGATTTCACGTATAATATTAATAAAAAGTTCATTATAATTGCCTGTTATTATTGATGAAATAAAGGTAGTTAATATAGACATATACAGTGTTGAATCATATGAACCATTAACGTCAATATCAATATTATCATTTTTAGTATTTGATAATTCAAATAACAGATATTCATATGCTTCATGTATTTTTTGAAATTTGTTAGTAGATAATATAGTATTTCCATTTTTATCTGGATGCCACTTTAAAGCCATTTTATGATATTTATTTTTTATATATGTTTGGGTTACTTCAGTAATTGGTATATTGTCTAATGAAATTTCTAATAAATCAAATGCTAATTGCAAATTCATTAATAATAATAATAATAGTTCATGGTATTTTTAAGCATCTATTAGGACGTATTCTTATTTATATTTTATATATTTTATATATTTTATTAAAAATGATGCATTATTTTTATTAAATAAAATAAATAACTTTCTAAATGATAAATGGGTCTATAATTATTATTATAATATCTAAAAAAACTATATGTTTTTAATAATATAGGTGTTAAATCTGGATATTTTATTTTTTCTTGTTGAATTAAAGTTGTTAGTATATACCATATACAATCCGTAATATCCAAGTTATAAATAAAAATATCATATAATAAATCTCGAAACTGTAAAAATTTTAAAGAATGCACATTTAACATTTCATTTATTATTTTATCACATATAATTTTATATGGATGCATCATGTCTAATAAATTAATATGTGTATGTTTTATATTTATTATATTATTTACATTTATGGTTTTATCTAATTTTAGTTTAATGCAATGGTTATACTTTGCTTTTGTAGGACGAGAAACCGGAATTATTTGACAACAATTTAATATATTATCCGGAATAAAACTTATTTCTTTAGTTATCAATACATATTTAATATTAATATTCGTTGCATTATTTTCTTGTATATAGCTATAAAAATTTTCCAATAATTCACTATGAATATTATGAAACTCCTTACAAACTATAATTCCACTTTTTTCCGTTTTAGCCGACAAAATGTCTACGATTTGTTGGTATATTTCATGCCATAGTAATTTAGCATTGCATCCCAATAATGACATATCTACCTCATAATGAATATCGCTAATTTTAAAAAAGTATTGTTTCTTATCATACGTGATACTCAGTTTTTTTTCATATTTTAATTCTGTGGGACTATATCGTTTAATGCTATTCAACATTTGACTATATTTACCTACTCCACTTGGACCATAAAAAATCACATTTCCAATTGTATCTATCGAATGTGGAAATAATTGCGTTATTTTTTCTAATTTTGGATGCAAATTATATACAGACACCGCATTTATATATTCTTCAAAATGGGTTTCAAGAAATTTCATAATTATATTATATTTAATATTTTTTATTTAAATTGTAAACAAATTATTATATTAAAAAGATGAATACATTAAATATAATAACTATGAATATAGTAACCAATATCAACCAATATAATACAGATTATGTATATTTTTGCGAACCTATTAAAAATAATATAATGAATGGGCAATTTATTCGTATTTTATATTCTGCACAATTATTCGTATTAAACGGTATATATATACAGTTATGCATTGCACCGTTATCATTCGAAAAATATTTTAATAAATATAAATATACATTTGATATTAATATATATGCAACCATGATTGCCTCCATTCAAACAATTGAAGAGGAAATCCTCCATAAAATTATGATTAAAGATAAAACACCACAACGTAAAATTTATGAACAGCTTAAAATGGGAAATATTAAAATTTTTTCAGAAAACATTGATAAAAATAACAATAATATTGTGTTATTAAAAATTGCAGGAATATGGGAAACAGCAAACGAATATGGACTAACTTATAAATTTATTAAATAAATACCCTAATAAAACTGCTACGCAAAATGAGAGACGACCCTTTTTCAAAAGAGACAATTAGAACTAATAAAAGCTTGTAACACTTTTTTTGCGTAGCAGTTTTATTACCCTTTTTCAAAAGGGTAAAATGAGAGACGACCCTTTTTCAAAAGAGACAATTAGAACTAATAAAAGCTTGTAACACTTTTTTGCGTAGCGGTTTTATTACCCTTTTTCAAAAGGGTTCATCCTTGCGTACTATAAAATTTTAAAACTATTCCTATAGTTGTAACTATTATTACATTTACTAAACCTAGCAATAAAACAATAGAACATGTTTTATTTACTGCTAATACATTATTTTCTACATTTGGTTTAAATATCGAAAATAACAATATTATCTGAACAGCTAAAAACATGGTTGATAAATTTGAAAAAGAATAATAATAATTTGAAACCTTATTTGTTATAATATTTTCAAAATACATAGATAAATATACAATGAGTATTATGATTATCCCACATATATTTAAAAATACTGCTAAAATTTTTAATAATGGAAATGCAGGATTGCCATTCACGTTTATCCAATTAATTGTTCCAAAAAAAAGTATTGCAACAAACAACACAGAATACCCCCAAATTAAACCAGTTAATCCATTTGAATTTGTTGAACCAGTTGTAATAATAATAATCATAAATCCAGCAATTATTATTGCATATGCCATATTCATTAAATTAATGTATAATTCACGTTCTATTTTCATAATTAATATAGATATTATTTTATATTATTTAGTTAGTTTATTTTGCTTGTTCATTTAATGTTTTTGCTTGTTCCTTTAATATATCTATTTCTTGTTGCATATTTTGCATTTTATGAACTAACAAGGGCAACAATTCTAAATAGGATATACTCTTATATTGTTGAATGTCTTGTACTATTTCTGGAAACACGGTTTCAACATCTTGTGCAATAAACCCATAATGCACAGAATCAGTTTTATCCGCTTTAAATGTAAAACTACTTGGTTTTAATAATAATAATTTGTTAGATTGCTCCAAATCAATCGTAATTACATTTTGTTTTAATTGTATATCAGATGGATTTGTTATACTTCCGACAACATGTAAATTGCCAGGTATAAATACATTATCAATTGTTGAAGAAGCCGGAATTAACCATTTAGTTGAATTATTCAACACAGACCAAAGGTCAAATGCATTTCCCCTTATATAATTTTTAATGTACGATGTATTATTTGACTGCTTACCATTATAATTTGCATTTGCCGACATGTTATTGTAATGATATATTATTTATATTTATATTTATATTTATTATTTTTATATTTATATTTATTATTTATATTTATTTTAATATTAATATATAAATACAGTATAAAATATAAATATAATATGAGTAATTTTAATCCAAAAAATTATAATAGTATGAATAATGTAATGTCAAATCATCCACTTATTGAAAATGCAAATCAATATTTTTCCACTAAAAAATATGTATCTATTAATTCAGAAGATAGAGATATTATAAAATATCCCATATCAACCGAGTTTGAAATTGAATTGCCACAGGATTATTTAAATGTTGTATCTGTTAAATTACATAGTTGGTCATTTCCAGCTAATTATGACGTTTTTTCACTTTTAAATTCCAATATAACCGTGGTATTTAAATTTATACAAGTATATGAGCCATTTAATCATGATAACTTTGATATTGTAGCACAGGCTATATTTGCAGCACTTGAAACACAAATTGAAACCGATTATATTATTACAATTGAAGAAGGCTTTTATAATCCTGAACAAATGGCTACAGAACTAACAAATAAATTAAACGAATCAACTACTCACATAATAAATAACTTTTTAAATGACCCCGTAAATGTGCAATATGCAGAAGCTAAACGTTTATTTAAAACATATGATAGATTTAAAATAGTATACAATTCTGTATCCCAAAAATTATGGTTTGGAAATACTGCTGACCAATTTATGTTTGCGAATCATAGCACATTGTTACTTGCAAAATCAACAAGTAATTTGTGTATACGAAAAAATAACTTACCCAGCGAAGTAAATTGGGGACTTCCTCCGTTTTTAGGATTATCTAAAATAAATGTTACATCTCGCAGTGAAGACAACCAGTTTCGCTTTTATTATGGAGATGTAACTGAACTGGGGGATAATGGGTTTTGGCTTTTACCATCAGAACCTGGCGCAACTGTTTATTTTATTGAACCAGTTTATAAAATTAATTTTATGGGACCGGCATATATGTATATGGATATTGATGGTTTAAATTGCATTGATGAAACATCACCATATAACACATCTAAATTTACGCTAACCACAAATGAAACAAATGGTATTGTAAATTCTTCGTTTGCTAAAATAGCTATTCCAACAACTCCTATTTCTCAATGGTTTGATGCTGATAATTCTGCACCATATAAATTTTTTAATCCGCCATGTGAAAGAATCAGAAAATTAAAGATAAAATTAAGATATCATAATAGACAACTTGTAGATTTTGGTACATTTGATTATTCTTTTATGATGGAATTTACCCTATTAAATCCACAACAAGAACGACAATATAATATACGAGCAGCAACTGATTTAACCCAAATGCAAGGTAAATAAAAATAAATGAATAATAAATTATTGATTATAAAATACCAATTTTCTATATTTATGATGCACATCAAAAATATAAGTGGAATTCGTTTTTTCAAATGCATTATATGTGTAAAACGACACATAATGTATATTACAAAATATATCATGAGTATATACCAATTTATAATATTTTATACAATTGGGTGTCCGTTTAAAACAAATTTGTATTCGGCTATATCCCAATAAAGTCGGTTTACAAATTGTTTTTAACAATGTATATCGCTCGTCGTCTTTCGGTATTCGGTTCATATATTTCCCATATCTATAAACAATAACATCAGTATAATTCATTATTATATTTATAATTGGATAAGGCAATAAACTAAAGTCAGCCATTATATTATATTGCTACTTGGGTTTAAATGAAAAAAATATTATGTAGTATTTGTATTTATATTATTTATACAATTAGGCGTTTTCAACAATTATCTTTTTAATTCTTTTAATCTTTTTTACTTTTGGCTTTAATTGAATCATAAATTCTTCGCCTTCTTCTATCATTATTTGTTTTACTGGTTCTTTTGTTAGTTCTTCTTCTGTTTCAACTGGTTCAACTGTGTCTTCATTTGGTTCAACTGGTTCTTCAACTGGTTCTTCAACTGGTTCTTCAACTGTGTCTTCAACTGGTTCTCCAACTGTGTCTTCAATTGGTTCTACTGGTTCTTCAATTGGTTCTTCAATTTGTTCTTCAACTGGTTCTTCAATTGGTTCTTCAATTTGTTCTTCAACTGGTTCTTCTTCAACTATGTCTTCTTGAACTGGTGTTTTTACAAAACTTGTAATAAATTGTTGTGCCATTTGTTTATTGGTTTTAATCTCCTTTTCTAATTGTTTAATGAGGGTATTATTATATTTACAATACTCAACAATTTCTTGTTGGCGTTCAAGTGATGGGATTACTATTTTCAAATCTTCTATATCTCCCTTTTTTATACATCCTAATCCAGTTGTATAATGTGCCAAATCCATAATATCATTTTTAATAAATTTTAAATATTGATATAAATAATCAAAATCAAAATCTTTTTTAGGAATTAAAGCATACTGGTGTGATGTTCCACCTGATTTACCATATACTTTAAATACTTTTCCAAGCCCAATATGTTCTCCATATTTTTGATCACCAGCGCCTCCATCTTTAATAAGTATAAAATATTTATCATAATCAAAGCAATAATTATCACAAAAACCATCTGGGTTATTTGCTTTATTTGTATAGAATGGATATTTACCAACTGAATTACTATCTTTTGAGTTAAACTTACCAGATACAATTTTATCACAAACTTCTCCAAGTGTTTTCACCACATTCTCTCCAAATATTTTTTGATTGTTCAAACAAAACTCATTCAATTGCTTCAATTCCGCAATTTTTTGATTACTCGTTTTGTTTGCCTTTTCGTATATAAAATCTAAATATGTTACGATTTCTTGTTGGCGTTCAAGTGACGGGATTGGGATTTTAATATTTGAACATCTATCTTTGCTAATCATTTTTTTTGGTGTTCCGCAACAAATTGTATTGTCTAATAAATGTTTTTTTCTATTAAAGTTTAAATAATACCAAACATATTTATAATTTATTTCATTTTGTGTTTTACTTATTAAAACATACAATAAATCACTTGCTATAAACTTTCCCTTAAAATATTGTGCTTTTGCTAATGAACCTTCCGCCCCACCAACTAACATAACACATTCGCAATCGTTAGTAAAACTATTATGAGTTTTATTAGTGTCTGACGCAGTAATAAACTCATATTCGCCTTCTATATTTTTTGAACTTTGAAGAGACCCTTTTGTAATATGAAATACTTCGCCAAGTGTTTTCACAACAACACCATCTTCATATTGTTCTTCTTCGGTTTCATCTTTCATATATTCAGCATAATTAAGCGAATATGAATTACTCGCAATTTTCTCAATAGGAACTTCAACTAACAAATTTTTAATATCTTCATAAGGGTTGTAGTCATAAAACTTAACATTAGTTGTTTGATGTGTTTTTGAAAATTTATAATTTCTCGCAGTTTCTTTTTGATTTACTTTTGAATATTTTATTTCAGTCTCCAATACATCCGTGCCTTCTCTCTTTTTTATAAAATAGAATACACACGTTTTAATAGATGTATATGTAAATATGCCAGATGGTAAATAAATTATTTCTTTCAAGTCGCAAGTTTTCATAAGATATTCTCTAACAGCAATTAATGTTTTATTTGTTTTTGAAAATAAATCTTGTCCGTCAGGCAATACAACCGCACATTTTCCATTTAGTTTCAACATATAAATAATAGCTTGGATAAATAATGACACCGCATTATCTGTCTTAATAGGCACATATTCAAATTTTAATGAACTTTGGAAATCATCATATTTTAATCCTTTAATGCCAAATGGCGGATTAGCAAGAATATTATCAAACTTTCTTAATATGGGAACACGAATGCTATCCCCGCAGTCTAATCCTTCAAACATGTGTCCTGACGATATTAACATATTTGAAACGGCAAGTTGGTATGTATCGGGTTCTAATTCTTTACCATATAACCCTTCTGTTTTAATAAAATCCCAATCAGGTTTAATATTTTTAACGTTTGCTTGTTTTAAAATGTGTTGTAAATAGGTTATTAAAAACCCCCCCGTTCCCATAGTTGGGTCTCCGCAAGTATCTATTTTTCCATCTGGATGAATTTGTGGGTCAATTAATTTTACCATCATTAATTTAATTAGAGGTTGAGTAAAGAATTGTCCCAACACTTTGCCCGTCATAATGTCTTGAATTACTGATTCATATGCATCACCCAGAACATCGTCGTCAGTTTCGGGCAATGTATTTAATTTATCAAATAATTTTTTATAAGTTGATTGATGCTTAATGTCAAATCCCTTATCTTTCAAAAATATATTTTTTGTAGTATGATGAACTGATAGTATAATGTCCCAAGCATATTTTAATAAATTTGGGATGTCGTCGTCTTTTTCATTAGATAAATTGCTAAACCGAACAATAGATAATAATCTGTTTTTGTTATATTCAATAACATGTTCATCAAAATAAGACGCAAAATCATATTCATAATTGTCAATATCAATCTCACTACCAAAATGCGGTTCAAGCAATTTTAATATTAATAAATACGACATATTCCTTAATGCTTTTTCTCCAGTTAAACCTTCATTATCTCTCAATATATTTAAACAGGCTCTGAATATGTTAGATAGTATAGTCTTATTATCCGTTTTTTGTTCCTTTGTTTGATTCATTTGTTGTATTTCTGTTAAGGTAATACAAGGAGCCTTCTTATTCGAGTGTCTTGTAAAATCTATTTTTTGGTTAAACACCTTATTACACAATTCGCAAGTATATTGTTTTGACATTTTCTTATAATAGTTATAAGTAAAAAAACCTTTAAGTTAAAACGAATCAATTTTATTTTAAATTAAATAATAAAGTATTTTTTACTTGTTCCCTATAATTTACTCGCCATTTTCTTTTTTTTATTTACGATAGTAATTACTTGGTGCAACTCCTTTACAGCATAGTAATCAACCCATAACCCATTTGGGGGAAATAACGGGTCTACTTTACATAATTCGGTACATATAATGGATAAATCTAAATGAGATTTTGTTATTTCAGTGTTTAACGCTAAATATTCGCTAACTTTAGTTTTACAAGTCTCCAACTCATAATACACTCGCCCAATGCTTAAATATTCTATCCAATTAATAAATTGTTTATTATATGTTAGTTCGGGTTCTGTTGTTAGTCTATTATCGGTTTCACATAATTCGAAATATTCTTCCTTATTTTTGATATTTTTGTTCGCAATTAGTTTCCTGGCTTTTTCATAACTGGTTCCAAGTGTTGTTCGGGTTGTAGTTTTTAATCTTAAACGCTGGGTCAATTCATCGTCGTACTCTCCAAAATCATCTATTTCTCTGGTTATTTTACTTTTTGGCATGGGAGGTTGTTTTTTTACTTCAATAATAGATACTTTTATTTTTTGCATAATATTTTCGTCCTCTAATCCCATTTGATAAATTACTTCGCTAACCTTTTTTAAATCTGGATTATTATTATTTTCTAACCAATCATCTTTATTTAAAATTGGCAATATAATCTTTGTAATTTTATCAGGCTGAAGTGGGTTTTTTCGACTTGCTCTTAATGCGGATTGAACTATGCGAATATTGGAACTCATATTTTCGGCGAAAACAACCGCATCTATATTATGATTATCGTAGCCTTCACCTAAACAATAGACGCAAGTAATTATTCCAAATATTGACTTGTTAAATTGTTTTAATTTTGAGTTTTTAGTCTTTGAATTCATTTCACTATGATAATTTGAATAATATAAATCAGATATATCAAAATAAGCATCATCTAACAGCATTTTCATATATTGAACTATTTTTAATGAATTGTCTTGATTATTTGAATATATCAACATATGATGAGAATGACCATCGTGTATACTTTTTAACGATGCGAACGCACTTAAAAACAATCTTTTGTCATTATCATGTGTAATATTAAATCTTTCAAATTGTTGTTCTAATTGTTCTTCGTTCGCAACAATAGTTTGAATTTTATAATCGCAAATAATATCCTGTTTGATTGCCCATAATAAACATTTTCTATCAATTATGTTTCCAAAATATTCAATATTGTCATTCGAAATAACGCATTCGTCTCCTCTCATATTTTCGTTATTCTCGAATAATTTTAAAGTTGCTGTTAATGATAATTGTTTATTCGAATGTATTTTTAACATGGTTACATATGTTTTTCTTTCTGTTTCATTTATGTTAGTTGTCGTTAAATGGTGTGCTTCGTCGTTTATTTTCATACTAAATATAAACCCGATTGAACGAGTTGCCTTGTATACTTTATGTGCCGACGCATAGGTAGTTATTATAATACAGTTGGTTGCATTATTTTCTAAAAATCTCATAATTTTGTTAGTATCTACTCCACATGATACTAACAAATATGGAACATTTGGGAATAACATGCAAATCTCCTTTTCCCACTGAGCCAACAATAATTTATTAGGAACGCCGATAAGAATAGTATTTGAATGTATCGATTGAACAATCCATAATGAAATTAATGTTTTTCCTACCCCACAAGGAATGATTAATAAACCTTTATCATTATTTTGGAAATATTCGGTTGCTGTATTAATAATAATTGTTTGGTCGCTTCTTGGAATATAAGCAATCATGGGACTAATAGGGCTATCGTAAATAATAGGACTATCGTAAATAATAGGACTATCGTAAATAATAGGACTATCGTAAATAATAGGACTAATTATGGACACATCGGGTATCTGTGTGTTGATGGACTGTAAAAATTGCATTAATTCATATTGATTGATTGGGTTTAATGGTTTTCTTACTCTATTACATCTAACTAACACATTTATTTCTTCTTTAGTTAGTGTTCTATATTGAATATTACGTTTTAGAAAATATGGCTCAATAAGCGTAATAATTATTTTATCATAAAATTCAGTTCCGCCATCATCATATATATGAAATAGTTGGAATTCTTCTTGCAATAAGTATTCAATAAAATGGGCGTGTTCAAAAGTTACTTCATATACTGCAATAAAATGACCACGTTTAATTTCGCTCGTAGCATATTGGCTATCTCTGTCAGGAATATTATCGGTTTTGCCTAATTTGTATGCGTTAAGAACATCATAGGATGAATGCGTCCTAACATAAATATACGATATAGTTGAACTCATGATATATTTGATTTGTATTACAATAAAAATCAAATAACTTATTTCAATTTTATTTATTTTGAAGACAAATTTATAATTATTTTTTGTAGTTCATTATTTTGTTTCAATAAATCGTAAAACATAGTTGGAGTAATTTGAGGAATTTGTTGTGAAATTTTGTCGTCATTATTTAGTTCTATATCAATCTTACACAATTTTAAATGTTTCCACAATCCACTTCTATCTTTATATATTTTTCCACACTTACAAGTAAATTTTAAACTATTATCTACATTATCTATATTAATATTTTCAATATTAGAGATATGCTTTTTGCTTAAACAATGTTGTTTATAATGTTGTTTTAAATCACACGTATAGTTACAATTTTTACAAAAATATTCTTTAATTGTATCTTCGTTATTTTCTGTAATTAATGGTTGTATTTTTGGTTTTGATTTTGATTTAATAGATAATGGTTCAACACTATTCAATGTTGCATGTAATGAAATAAAATATTCTTGTTCATGTTGTTTTGCTTCATACAAATTTTTACAATTAAAAAAATTTATAATTTCCATGACCCAATTATTCCAGCCACCATTGTTTCTAATTACATCATATACTTTAGGCGAAGCATTATTTATACACCCTTGCTTATGTGCGTGTTTACGTTGAACAAAATTTGTTGTATGACCAACATAAATATCTGTTACATTATTATCCTTACAAGTTATTTTATAAATAATAGTATTAGAGTAATCTATAATAACTTTTGGCATTTATACAATAGTATATAATCTTATCTTTAAATCAACAGCCGTTGAATATAATAGATTATAAGATTATTATAAGCAAACCCTATATTAACGCTTCACTTTTGTTAATTACAATTTCCTTCACTACATTTTTAACAATCTTTTCATAATTTTTTTCCGATTCTTCCTTGGTTGAACCTGACATTGAATTTAATATTATGTTCATATATTTGTCGTTTTGTTTAGAATACGAGTCATTATAATCTGGATGTATTTTTTGCCATTCGCTTATTTGCTTTATATTTTTATTTGCTACATTTTTAATAGCATTTGTTAATACACTTTTTTGTTCATCATCTTTTTCCCATTTATGTTCGTCGTCTTTAATATATATAGTTTCTCTTTTAATATCACTGCAGTGTATCGGTCTTTTATTGTAATCAATGCATTTTAAATTCTTCAAAAATACCTTACTAATGCCTTCGGCATATCCAAGGTGCCCAGTGTCTTCTAATTCATTAATTGATACTTGAATTTGATTTATAAAGTCAGTTAAACTTAATGCATCCTTGCATGTTTCATTTAAAAACACTTGAAGATTAAATGTTTTATTGTTGTTGTTGTTATAACTGTTAGTTGTGCTGGATTGTTGTGCTAAAAGCATTATTGTTTTATTTTGTTCTACAAGCGTTTGTTGCAATTCCTTGTTTTGTTGAATTAACGTTATTACCATTTCTGGAGTAACTTGAGGTATAATTGTTTCGGATAACGTCGGCGTTTTTTTATTTGCATTACATTTATTCTTATGTCTCCAAAGTCCTGATGTATATTTGTAACCTTTTCCACATTCACAATAAAACATATCGTCTGGCGTTTTTGGCGTTTGTATTATATCATTTTGTATCTGTTTATATTTTTTATTATTTTCTAAATGTTTTGGTCGCATTATATGTTTATTCCAATCTCCTTTGCTGTCACATTTAAAGTCACAACACTCACATATACATTTTTTTAAGGGTTCTTTGGGTTTTTCTATATCTGTCATATATATTAAATGGATATATAAAAAACCTTTAGATTTATTTTATTAATTATTTACACCTTTTGCTGATTTTTTAAATATTTACTGAATTTAATAAATAATATTAAAATAGTGATTATCGTGTTTATATATAAATTAGGCGAACGATGGGAACACTATTTAAAAAAATGAAAATATAAAGAAACTATTTTACAAGAATATTTGAAAATAAATGGGTAACGAACCTAATTTAGAATTTTTATTGAAATTAATATAATTCCCATAATAATTTACCTATACCGCAAAAAAAACGAAATTTTCATAACTGGTTTTTAAGTAAAAATTATATAGAATTAATTAATAATGTATTGAAGAAAAATAATAATATAAATAAGGACTTGTATTGCTTATCAAGAGTGGTCAAAAGAATCATTGCACATAAGAAAAAACCTCTCCTTTATGGGAATATACAGGAGAAAACAGAATAAAAATATAGAAAAAATAAATATTTTATTCAATGATATATATTCTAATTGTGATATTGATGAGAATTTGTGTTATTGTGTTTTATCAAAAAAATTTATTCATGATAGGATTTAGTAATTTACTTTTAAAATTAAATAATTTAAAAAACAACGTTTGAAATGTTAAAAGGTGTAAAACATTGTGATACTTTTATTTTCGCATTAATAAAAATATTATTTAATGTATAAATTATTGTGGAATGGGTTTGTTGGGTTATACCATTATACAACCAAAAGTTGTTTGTGTGTAAATTTATAACATACACGGCAACATTATTAAACAAAGTATCGCCATACTATTTTACGTGGGTTTTATGTATATCCAAAATGATATATAAAAAACATTTAGATTATTTTTATAAATTATCTAAAATTATTATGATAACACAAAATTATTATTTTAGCGCAATTCGGTTTAACATATTTTTTCCAAACCTTTTTATTTTGGACATTTATAAATGTTAATTTTTAAGTATTAACTGAAAATATAACTTTATACCAATAACAAAATTATACCAGAATAAATGGTAATTAAATATTATATACACCATCTATAATTTATAAATGTATATGTAGGAAGGTTTTGTTAGGTTTTTTGGGGTTATATATACCATTATATACCATGTATTATATCATGGTGTAAAAATGTAGCATCCGGCATTACATAACTACACTACATATCGTCATTATATTTTATTATGGGTTTTGTTGGGTTTTTCATGTATCCAAAATACCCATTTATAACCATTAAATGGATATTTTAAAAAACATTTAAGTTGTTTTTATAATTTGTCTAAAATATTATGATAACAACATTTTGCAACAAAATTATTATTTTAGAGCATTATGCTAACAATTCATTTTCAACATTTTTATTTCAAACCTATCCATGGTTTTCCCATTTTGGACATTTATAAATGTCCATTTTCAACTTTTTGAAAGTTCGTTTGATGCAATAAAAGTGTTTTTCCAAGTGTTACTGAGAATACCTAATTATTAAACTAAAATTATATTATAGTATCATAATCAATACGTTATTATTTAATTATAAAACAACTTTAGAAATTAGAGTTTATAATTGTAATTTATAATATTTCAATTATAACATAGATTAATTACTCACCAACTGACAAATATCCCAAAGTATAGTGTCTGGTTTTCTTCTTTAAGTTCTTTTATTATATAGTTTAACAAACCAAATTAAAAACGAACATTATATTTTATAAGTATAATGTATGTCTGGTATAATTATAATTGGTTCGTCAAACGTCAAAATAAAAACAATTGTGGTTGATACATCATTTAAAAATAATGTATATACTGTAAATAAATATAATTGGATATGCGATGATATTTATAATGATACATTTGAAATAACAATACATAACGGAATATGTACATGTGTAAGAACAGATGCTGCATCTGGTTGGGGCATGAATTTAATGATATCTTCAGACATCATTGTGGATCACTCTAAACTGAATAAGAATGTACCTATTTTTTTTATTAATTTAAAAAAAGATAATACCAGATTATGGTTGATGAAAAATATGTTATATAATATTTTTGATAATAATAATATATATAGAGTTGAAGGCGTTACACACAAAATAGGATTAGAAGGATGCCGATTAGCACATATGAATGCTCATGTAACCGCAATAAATAAAGGTTTTCAATATTATATAGTAGCAGAAGATGATATTAAACCTCTTGTTGAAACAACTAAAATTGTGAATTATATTCACAATAGCATTGCGTTAAATCCGGATATTGTATTATTTGAACTGGGACCACATCTTGAATTAAAAATACAACTTTCAAAAACAACTGAAAACATGTATCGTATTTATGGAGGCGGAAATAATGCCGGATGTTATTTATGTTCTAGAAAAATGGGAATTAAACTAATTAATCATTGGATGAAAAATGTAGGCAAACATATAGACCATTCATGGCAAGAATTATGGGGTTCAACCAATGTTTATTTACATCGACCCCAATTATTTCACCAGAGAGAAGGGTATTCAAATCAAAGCGATGTTGTTTATAGAGAAACTGCAGTTCCGTTTAATTGGGATTTATATGAAATAAAAAAAAAGGGTTAATATCTTTTTTTGTATTTAGAAATATATAAAAATTATAACATTTTATTGTATAATTTATACAATAAAATACATTAATAAAAAGCCCTCTGTGAGAATTGAACTCACGACCTCTAGTTTACAAGACTAGTGCTCTACCACTGAGCTAAAAGGGCACCAAAAGGGGGAAGAACTACCTTTTAATAAATGGGTCGTGATGCCATTTTATATTTTTATGGTTTATAAGACCACATTAACGAATATTATATATTTATAACATTTTTTAATAAAACGTGTTCGGGAAACACCTGATAAGCAATAAATTGTCTGCAATACAATTTATTCTTAACGAATACGTGAGGTATCGATTTCAATTTCGAATACTTCTTCCTCCCCCATATAATATAAATGGATTCTCTTTAAGTAGTTTTATCCATAATATACTTTATTTTATTTTATTTTATTTTATTTTATTTTATTGAACAATGCAAAAATAAATACAAAATAGTATAAAATGCAAAATAATATAATACGTTAATTATAAGTATTCGAAACATGGATTATATTGCAAATACTTTACCAGATAACAATAAAATAGTTGATTTACAATTATTTATTTTAGACCCATTATCCGTCATTATTAAATTAGCTATTTTAAGCAATAAGCCCATTGGCACAAAAATTTGCATTAATAAAAATATTATATATTTACAAGAACCAGGATATATTCAATCTGTTAGCCGATATGTGTTTAAGAGTAACAAAACAGATTTACAATATTTATACAACCCTATTGAACTTGCATGTCAAACATATTTATCAAAACAATCTACTCTGCAAAATCCAAAACTAAAGGAGTTATTTAGATGTGCACAAGCGGGTATATTAAATTTAATTGAAACATATAAAATATGCTCTGTTATGAGAATATGTTTAAATTATTATTATAGCCTAATATCTAACTATTTAGATGAACGATTTAATGAGGCATTATTTAGAAAGGATAATATGAGTCCATTTTATAATGTAGATATACTAACAAATTTATATAAAATATGGTCTCAAGACAAGATAAAAATTGTATTAAATATTACAACTTATTTATCTACAAATGCAAACGCAGGAGCCGATGTTAAATCATTGGAAACAATTATGGAAAATATAGATAAACAGGTTCAACTGACAATTGTATAACTTTATCTGTGATGTTTTCGAGTATATTTATTAGTATATTTATTAGTATATTTATTAGATTTATTAGTATTAGATTTATTAGTATTATATTTATTAGTATTATATTTATTAGTATTATATTTATTAGTATATTTATTAGTATTATATTTATTAGTATATTTATTAGTATTATATTTATTAATTGTCTTATTATGTGGTTTATAACCCAAATATCCCAATAATTCAGCCCATGCTTCTTTAATGCGCCTATTAGTTTCATTGCAGTTTATAGAATATTTTTGCAATATAGTTGTATTTTTTGATAATAATTCTACATTAATATAAACCTCATATTTAGATTTATTATTTAAATTTGTATTATTTTGTTGAGTCTGTATTTTTTTCCAGTCTCCATCTTTCCAATTCATTTTAAGAATAGTGTATGGCTTATTATTTATATATAATACATTATTTGGGGCAAATATAGTAAGCAAAGTAAGTTTAATATTATTATTAATAATAATATTTGCATTTATAGACTTTTTTAATGCATTATTATGTTGTTGCCTTAAACATCGATAAATCATATTATTAAATTTTTTATGTTCAAAAAATTGTGTATAAATATCATCTTTTATTAAAGAATTCGGAATATTTTGAATAGAATAGGAATCATATTTTACTAATGGGTCAAAAAACACCGTTTTACTTGTATTTTTAGGAACCGTCATGAATGGTTCATAACGTAGTTTATTATAATATGGAGTGTTAGTTGTTATCATTATTACTATCGAATCAGCAATATCATGATTTATAGTTGTCATCTTATAATAATTCATTATTTTTAAATTTTATAAGTTATTTATTTTTAGTTTTTATAACTATCTGACATATAATTTCCAAATAATGTGAATGTATTCAGTTGATTTTTTCTACGTTTATCTTTATGTGCCTTATCTAAAATAGCAATCGCATTATTTATTTCTTGTTCGGTTAATTGCCCATCATTATTTTCATCAACCAGTTTTGCTAATACTCTATATTTTTGAGGAACGCAACAATACGGGCTATCTTCATTGAATAAATGGTCTGATAAAATGGTAAATACGGCTGTTAAAATTAAGGCAGTGTAAATATCACGAGTACCCATCCAAGCCATTGCAAAAACAAGTAGTTGTTTACTTATATTCATTTTTAAATATTCTTCAGTAGACCGACTAAATTGAATGGCTATAAATTTGGAACCAATATTTAGTAAAATCATTATAACGCCTGCAAAAAATTTACTATTATTTAAAAATAATATATGATTATGTATAAACCCGAAACCCTCATATAAAATATTCATTGTTATATTAAAATTATATAAAAAAATATTCAGTAACAATAATTCATGATTCCAATAATTCATAATTCATGATTCCAATAATTCATAATTCATGATTCCAATAATTCATAATTCCAATAATTCCAATAATTCCAATAATTCCAATAATTCCAATAATTCATGATTCCAATAATTCATAATTTATGATTCCAATAATTCATAATTTATGATTCCAATAATTCATAATTCATGATTCCAATAATTCATAATTCATGATTCCAATAATTCATAATTTTTAATATATATTCCATTTTTTCAATTGCATGATTACTTTATCTTTTGTAAAATAATTTATAAATGATTCATACCGACTTCTGGCTGTTCTAACATATGGTCTATATGCTTGATATATTCGTGGAGTAAATCCTTCGGTTCTACTATTGGAATAAATATATATATATCCTATTATAATACATACTAACAAAATATATGATATGTGCATATAAATAAATAAATATTATTATATTTGTAAACAACGTGTACTAAAATTTTCAGTCAATGTGTTAGTTCCATTTGATGCTTGGACATCATCAGATGATGAATTATTTGCAATGGGTAATTTATTAGAATCTATTGGACTAATTGTTTGTTGCATAGATTGAACATCTATACCTGATGAATTTTTATCTTTTAAATCTTTTAAATCTTTTAAATCTTTTAAATCTTTTAAATCTTTTAAATCTTTTATTGTAGGTTTAGGAGGTGTAGTATTAACAGTCATGCCTTCTGAAAATGAGGAATACTTATTTAAAATAATAATTAAAATGAATGCAATTAATAATCCTAAAGTCACATTATGCATTGCAAAAAAAATAACAATCGAAATTAATATAATTCTTCCTAAAATTGTATTATAAATATTATTAATGGCAGTTGGTTTAATTATTAAAATTACACATAATACTATAAATAATCCTACTATTCCTTGCATTTTACTTGGCATTTTAGATAACATGCTATTTATATAAATATACTATATTTTATTTATATTTCAGTATGATTATAAATTAATTATCTTAATTTTTATTAGGAGAATGTCTTTAGCAATGTCGGCTGCCCCATTTGATACTAATGATAATCAAACACAAAATTATAATTCGTATAATAATGATACACCTATTAACAAGAAGAGAACTATGCATAATAAAACTCAAAAGCGTTTTGATAATTCTGAAAAGGTAAATTCGGTTCTTGCATCTATTCATAATAGTTCGCATGATGATGAACCTGAAGATAATTATAATCCTACAGGAATAAGAGGACCTGGATTGCAAGATTTTAAACCATTAAATCCAATAACCCCTCCAGTTTCAATGAGACAAGAAGGTATGCAAAATGGAGAAGACGATGGTTTGGTGCCTAAACCAACAGAACAACATAATTTACAATTACAAGATTTACAAAGTAATTTTATGAATGAGGGGCAGATTAGAGATTATTATAGAAAATTAGTTCCAAATTATAATAATAATAAACAAGAAACTAACAACAACAGCCATTATAACTCTCATTTTAATAATGACAATGATAATAAATTAGTTGAAAAATTAAACTATATGATTAATTTACTAGAAGAACAACAAGAACAAAAAACAAATAATGTAACTGAAGAAGTAATATTATATTCTTTTTTAGGAATATTTATTATTTTTGTTGTAGATAGTTTTGCACGTGTCGGAAAATATGTTAGATAATTATTTTTACATTTTTACATTTTTACATTTTTACACATACATTATTTCTTTTATTTTTTGAAGAAATTATTTATCCTAATAATTAGGCGGTGGATTTTCTATTAGTGATTTTAATGTGTTATCTTTATAATTACAAAATTTGGTACCTTTTACAAAATAAGCAGCATTTCGTACATTATCTAATCGACTCGCAGTCGCATCGCCTCGAGTTGTTTTAACATTGTCATAAAATTCCTTGGATTGTATAGGATAATGATTTAGTCGTATTAATTTATTTGTTATTTTGAGTCTGGGATGTGCATTAATTCGTGCATTTGTTATTGGATTTACAATGCAATGCAATGACACCTGCGAACTAACAAATGCTCTCGGTTGTATAATCATTTTAGTATTTTCGTTTAATTTATATTCTCGATGAACTATTGAAGTTCTTATATCTTTTGGATGATGAATTAGTCCGTCTGTTCCAAACATTAACCAATTTGCATATAGCACATTAAACATTTCTAATGTTTTTAGTTTTGTAGATAATTTTTTATCAACACCATAAAAAAATTCATCTAAATCGCATATGATCAGCCATTTTGTTACATATCTTAAATTAGCCTTATCAAATACTATTCTATAATTTTCTTTTTGCATATATTTTTGTGGTTTATAATAATAAGTAACTAACCCTTTTTTTATATATGGTTGTAATATGGTTAGCGGGTTATCAGTACTACCATTATCAATTAAATAAAAATGTTCAACGCCTTGCCATATATAATGTTGAAGCCATATATCTAAATTATATGTTTCATTTTTAAATTGTGCTAAAACAGATAAATAATGCATATACTATATTTTTATAATTATATTATTGTTTAAATTTATATTAATTTATCCTTTAACAATGGTTCCATCGCTTCTAACCCTTAATGCACTTAACGCTAAAGGCAATTGTTTTATATTATTTGTTTGCAATATATATCTTAAATATTTTTCAGAATGTATGATAGGTGAATCGTAAATATGACATATTCTAGAAGCATATATTTTTGCACAATTTTTTGATGTAAAACATAATCTATCATTTGTTCCATCATAATGATATTCATTTGGAATATATACAACATTATTCTTTAATGGAAATAAATGTTTTATATAAAGATTATTTAAATATACCATATCAGGGCGTAAAAATAAATATCCGTCGTAGTTTATATTGCTTTGTTCTACCATATTATATACTTGGTGTATCGAGTGCTGTTGTCGTAACATATTTTTCATGGAATTTTTAGTCGGGTCGTCTTTCCAAGGATTCTCTTTTTTTAAAAAAGTTTCAAAACGCAATGTTTTATCTACCTCAAATTGATTTTCTAATTTTATTTTTAATGATTTATGTTTAAATAATGTATGTTGTGTATTATCGTATATTGCATTTTCTTTGGAACGTAAATTATACAAGTGATTCAATTTATAACTATGAACATAAATGTCGTATGAAATACCTTGTTTTTCTAATTCTGTAAATATATGTTTACGAATTGTAGGCAAAGAAATGTGTAATTTTCTAAATAAACCAAAAAACATGATGCAAATTTTTGGTGGAGGATTCATATTATATTATTATTATTATATTTTAATGATTTATCCACCAAAATTAAAATATAATAATATAAGCATTTAATTAACAATTAATGCTTTGTTAGATTTAAATGGATTATATGCAAAATTATAAAAAAAATAGGCGGTCGGTGATACAACAGTTGGATGCGTTTGTTTACATAAATTATGTATAATATAATTATTATCACTAATGTCTTCCACAATTACATATGTAAATGTAGGGTGCTGTTTGATAATGGACCATATGGCGGTTTTAAACCCATGTATAAAGTCGGGGTGCAACACATTATGTCCCATTATGGATGCGATACATGATACTATTTCTTTCTTTTTTTCAATATAGGTACATGTTTTTTTAAAAATATAAACGGCTTCTATATTACTATTTATAACCAACATTTTAATAAATATATTGTTAGTTGTTACCAACTCAATTAGATTACTGATTTCGGGCATAATTATTACATTCCATTTTGTTTTTGTTTCTTGTATAAAATTATACAAATAATACATATTTTGTTTATCGGCAGTTAATAAAGAGAATTGGGCATTAATATTGTTGGGAGGAGTTGTCCATTTATACATATTAAAACAATATGTTTTATATACGGTTAACGGTATAATGCCTGTTAATTCTTCTTCTCTTTTAAACAAACTAACACTTATTTTTTTATTTGTATGTGATTGTATATATTCATGTGTTTGGATTATTTGTGGAGCAATTCCACTTTGTCTATTATTTTGATTTACGCATAAATAATCAACATAATACACGTCAAACGATGCATCATTGCGTTTTCCAATAATTTCAACATGAAGTGGTCGACTCGTCATTACGCCTATTAATTTTTTGTCTTCAATTGTTGTATTATTTTTATTATCCAATAATAAATCCTTTTCCCAATAAAAGGACCAAAAAGAAGGTGCATTATGTCCTACAAAATATGGAATAATATTTTCTATGTTGGGAGTAAATACATTTTCATTATTTCTGAGATAATTTAATTGTATTAATAATACAAATTCTTTTAAAAAGGACTTTGAAATATCTTCAAAAACTAATGTATTGATATTGTTAAAATTTGTATATCTATTTTTGATAGGCAATTCATTTCGAATAATACCAACATTAATAAACCAATAATATATATCATAAAAATGAAATACTGGCTGAAGAACCCAGAATTTGTATTTTAATTTTATATATATAAAAAATAAAAGTATACATATTATGATAATTCCTAATATATATATTGCAATATTCATTAATACACTAACATATTTTATTAATAAAATAAATACGAAAATATGAAAATATGAAAATGCGAAAATATGAAAATATGAAAATGCGAATACGAAAATAAATTAACAAGTATCGTTAAATTGCACGAGTCCCAGTAATATTTATCTTGGGGGTCAAAATATTGTCAACATACGATACATTATAAGTATATCCTGTTTCCGAACGCATCACAAGACTTGCAGAACCGTTTACAAGAGGAATATACTTGGAATTGATTGCATTTAAACCATTTATTTGTTCAAAATGAATAAATCCTGAATTATTCAATACAAATAAATCTACAGCTGAAGTCTTTAATATGATTGATGCATTTACTATAATATAATTTGTGACTCCTGCAATAGGTGTTGTTGAGTAGTGTAAGCTGTCGTATTTATTATTTGTAATAGTAGGGGTTAGAGATATAGAATTAGATGACATTGAATTATAACCATCATTTCCATTAAATGTTGCAGTAATAGAATAATTTGTTGAATCGGTTATATATAAATTATAAATAGCAACATTATCAAATATATCCACAATGGTAGATGTTGTGGTTAAATTATTTGTTATTGCAAAAGTTACATTTCCTAAATTACTATAACATATTGCGTCTTCAAATGAAAGTGTTGCGCTAATTTGCACAATGTCAAATATAGTTGGTGTAGTTGCGGATACAAGTATTTGAGTTATATTGCGTTTATTAACCGTGTTAGAAATAGATGTTGCAGTAGTATTTGCATAATCAAAACTGTTTTTAAAGATAGATGAAAATGTAACATTGCCTGTACGATTTACTATATACTGAATAGATGCATTGTTATTATATACTTCGGCAGTCCCAATAGTTTCTGAAACAGAATCACGTATAATATAAAATTCAACAATGCCTTGATTAATAGTATCGCTATTAAACGCCAAATCACTATTTAATGTAATTTCATCTCCATACTGAATACTTAATTGAGTTGTTAATGTGTTTGTAGGGCTGTATTTTGCAATGATATTTATTATATTGGTCGCAGATGTTGCATCTTTATAATCAACTGAACCAGCAAAACTTGCATAAAAAGATACGGCACCAACATCTATTAATGTATGTGTGTATAAAACATTCCCGGTAGATGTATATAGCACTTCATCTATTTGATTACTTCCCGAATGTATCACTTTATGAATGCTTATAAACCCATCTACTATAATATTGTCGCCAGAAATGTTATATTCTAATTGTATATTTTCTCCTAACTTGTAATCATTTGTGCCGAATGCAGTAACAGGTGTTAATGTAGAATCATATTTATCATATACGAGAATGCTACTTGGAGTATTGACAGTTCCTACATAATTTGCAGAATTTATATAATTTCCACTGATGACCACTGTTCCCAAATCAACCAATTGATAATTAAATACTGCTACATAAATCAGTAACAAATAATAGTGTTGCGTTCAATGAAATATTAGGATATGCTGTTATTGACCAAACTGGAACATTTCAATAATGCCTTCTGTAACTGCTACTGCATTGCATTTTACTGTGTAACTAAGATTGATTCTTTGACTTAACTTATAACTTGCTGCTAAAGTAGATGTATTTGTAACTATTGCATCAAAATATTGCGAGACCTGAATGATTGCATTAGAGCATTGTTTTGATTCATAATTTTGCGAACCTATAAAGCGGGCATAATAAATTATTTCGCCAATAATATAAAATATATTATTTTTTAAAAAATAATATAATGTTTCCTCTAAACATTAATGTTTTCAATAACATACTATATATCATTATATTATTATATCAAAACCTTAAATTTTGCCTACAAACGGGACATCTATTATGATTTACAGTTAAACATCCTTGTGTGCATGTTGAACATATGGTATGAATGCATCCAAAATAAGTAGTTGTATTCATATTATCTAAACAAACAACACATGCATTTATATTTTCTTCAATAAATGGTAATAATCCTAAACGTGCATGCGAATAATCATAATTTTTTCGTCTAATATAAAAGGATACACCCGAAATATTATGTATAATATGTAATGCATGTTTTAATAGTACATTGCACGGTGTTAATGCGTCAGCATCTTCTGAAAAACAACCAGCGCTTGTTATTTGCGGAACAGTAACAACTTCAAAATCGCAATTATTAATATTAAAATGTCGTCTAATGGAATTAGTAATATTTTCTAAAAACTCACAAACCGTCCAGTTTAAATCAATATTTAAATGGGTTGCATTTGAAGTCCATACTTCCTTAAAATATGCATTTGCAAACATGATTTTATTTTATAAATTAGAGTTATTAACTGATTTGTTAGTATATAATCCAATAATGTAAATTCAATTTTATATTTTATATTTTATATTTTATATTTTATATTTTATATTTTATATTTTATATTTTATATTTTATATTTTATATTTTATATTTTATATTTTATATTTTATATTTTATTTTTTATATTTTATATTTTATATTTTATATTTTATATTTTATATTTTATATTTTATATTTTATATTTTATATTTTATATTTTATATTTTATATTTTATATTTACATTCTCTTTAATTTGGTTTCACAAATATGTATAAATATTGATATTCATATTGACAATTTAATAAATCACTTTGTCCCTCTAAAATAAATCCAGCTCCAAGCGCCTCATCCACAATATATTGGGTATCAGGCATATACATTGTATGTTCATTTTTTCGCACCTTGTCGTCCTTGTCATTCTTAAATTTTTCAATAAATTGTGCTGTATCATTGTTGCTATTTAATTTAAAGTCGGCGCTGTAAGCAAAATCAGTAAACTTCACCTTTGTGCTAGTAATGCGTTCTTTCGCATATCGTTGGGGGGAAACTAATAACAATGGATTGCCTGGAGGCAAAATAGGGTCGAACCGGTCTCTATCTACTAAATGTATTATAATAAATCCTCCAGGCATTAACCATTTCATGCAGTTATTAAAAAATTGCTGTTTGTCTTTAAAATAATATATTGTAAAATACATGCACATAATGTGTGTAAATGAATTTGGTTCAAATTGTCCGGCGTTTAGTGCATCTCCTACTTGAAATTTATAATTGGGATATGATTTTTTTGCTTGTTTTATCATAGATGGGGAAATATCTATTCCTAAAACATCCAGACCTTTGGCGCCCATGCTGGAAACATGATGTCCAGTTCCACAACCAACATCTAACATTTTACTTTGACTTGTAGGTCCAGTTTTATTTACAATTTCTCCAATTTCATATTCATCTTTTAAATTATTAAATACTAAATAATCATATATTTCTACATAAAAATCGTCATAAATATCGTTTCCACTTTTAATTAATAATTTATCAGATTGTTCAAATCCTTCTTTAACTGTGCTTTCAAATCCTTTAAACACTAATACTAAAATCATAAGTAAAACAATAAACATCAATACTTTCCCCCAAAGGGAAGCTTTATTATAAGCCGAACCTAAAGATTTTATTTGTGTTGTAAAAAAAGAAGTCATCTTATTATATATATATATATATATACACACAACCTTTTTCCTTACCCAATATATAGACTGGTCTTAAATTACTTTTTACAATTTTATTAATTAGAAGTCATCGTCCGATACAAATCCAGCATCAGAACCGACATCATCATCATTCGTTTTAATTCCAAAATAACGATTCAATGATATGTCTAATATTTCTTCTAAATATGTTATAAATGTATGTTTATTATCATATTCTTTCAACACTAATGTTTGTGCCTTTTTATCATTTTTTAAATAGCTTATTTTAAATTTAATATCATTAAAAAAGGATGTAATAAAGGCAGGCAAATCCCCTTTTGCTTTTTTTACGTTATCTAGTTTATCTAGAATATAATATATAATATTTGATGGAGATTTAATATCTTCGGGACAATGTTTTCTCCAATACTTATAAAAATTATATATCATTGTGGTGTCAAATAAATAGGTGGTTTTAATTGTTGTTTTAATTGTATTTTGAATAAATAAATGATTGTTAGTTATAATATTATTAATTGCGGGTTCAATTTCAAGTAGTACATTTTTTATGTTTGTCCAATTAATATAATATATTTCGTCCAAGTCGGTAGAAAATACAACACAAATCACGTTTTTATTATAAAATTGTTTATAATTTTTATTTTTATCTTTTTCATCCTTATTTTTATCTTTTTCATCCTTGTCCTTTTCATTCTTTACATTTTGTACTAAATATGTATCAAACACCGAATCCATTAATGTTTGATTATAATTAAGTTTATTAAATTGTGGTTTAATATAAGCAATTAGTACTGTATTATCATCATAGCCTATTAATGGATATCTCTTACTAATGTTAAACTCGTCTGTTTGTCCATTAAAACAAATAGCATGATTTGTTAACCAATTCATATTTGGAAATATAATGCAACATTGTTTAAAAACAGTAGTTATTTTTTGTATTTTTTCATAATGACAATAAATATATTCTTTTAATCCCTCACATTTTTCATTTTGCTGTATTGTTTTATTTGTAACATTAAAACATGTTTTACATAAACAATGGTTATGTGAAGTAATTGTATTATCAAAACATTTATTATAAATATCAATAATATTGTATAATTCGCTAATATTAATATCAGTAAATATTCCTTTTCGTGATGTTTCAATCATGTAATATAATATAACGCATTCCATTGGACATAATGAATATTCCTCTCTACTATTAATAATCTTTGTTAGTTTAACTAACAAATTTTTTGAAAGGTTTAAAATTATATTGTAATACTGGATATAATCTCTCCCTTTATCTGTCATTTTTAAAATAGGTATGCACCGGTCCTTCAATAATATATTATAACCTTTCCATGTATCAGTTTCAGTAATGCCCTGTTGAACGATTCCATAAAATATTGCAATTATTTGTTTTTTTTTTGTAACATTTTGTTGTATATTTTCATTTAGAATTATCTGCAAATATATATGAATCATTATTGAAGCATACCGAATGTTGTGATGGCTTGTATCTATGATTTCTTTTTCGTCACGTGTATCATTAAGCGGTTGCAGTTGTATCATATTAAAAATAGGTTCTTCAAATAGCTGATAATGCATTGTTGTTTTACATGAACTTATTAAATTATTATATTTAATTGAATTAGAAATAGGAATAGTCGGTTCGATATCTGAATCAATAAATCCCGTTTCGTGCAAATATTGTTGCATTTTAGTGGATATATCATCACTATAATTGTCGCATCTTATATATAGTTTTTCTTTCATTCTTGTAATAGAAACATGAAATAATGAATCATATATTAAATTGTTAGTTATACCACTAAAACTATTTAAAGCAATTTCATTCAGACCAATCACAAATGCTACTTTTCGTCCATCTCCTTTTGACGAATGAATCGAAACAATGCGTGTAGCATTTGTGGATTCGTTTAAATTAATAGAGCTTCCTTCTTCTGATTTATGAAATATAGCATATCTTTGAAATGATGCATCTTCTATTTTATTAGTCCAATAAATATTAATGGCTAATTGCAATGCATCCACTAATGGATTACGTTGCGTATATGGAGTAACTATTAAAAAATCTTCGGGTAATCGGGCATATTTATTTACTTCTTGTTCGTAATATTTCATTATCTGTTCAACGGCTATATTTATTTTATTTTCATCTTTGTCGTTGCCGCCATAAATAGTGGAACCTTTAAAAATAATGATTGGTTCAGCAGATGCATCGTATGTTGAACTATATGTTTGAATTATAGGCAACTTATATTTTTCAAAAGGTATCATTTTATTAACAAATGCAACTAATTTTGGATGGCTAAACCGATGACATACATTAGTATATGGGAATACTTGTGTATCAATATATGCAAACTCGTTATCCAATAAATAAGTAAATGCGTTATTCTCATAAGAAATGCTTTGTAATGTATCCCCCACGATATATACATCAATGTATCTATTTCTCATTATTTGAATGATTGCCTTTGCATAAGATATTTTTAAATCTTGCATTTCATCACCAATCATCATGGTTTCTTTAGATAACTTAGGCTTTAAACTGCTATAATTAATTGTCCCGCATTTTGTAATTGTTTCTATGTGTTCATCAATAATAGAATTCACCAATCCTTCAAATCTATCAAATTCGGTATGATTTTTATTTCCTAATGCATACATTAATGAATCAATTGTTCCAATTATAATTTGACACGCATTGTTGGTTTTTAAATTAAGATATTTAATAATGTATTTTTTATTAACCAGTATAGGCTCCGATTCTATTTGCAAGTATGTCAGATTTCCCAACTTAATTTGCTGGGAAAATTCGTTAAAAATTACATGCACCGCTGAATGTTGCTTTGTAATATAAATAAAATATTTATAATGTTTAAAATCTTCAGATTCAAGCATTTTAATTATACCATACGTTTTTCCATTTCCGGCACCTTGTTGTTTAATAAATAATTTGCACTGGGATGGCTCTGGTTCAGTAAATAGACTCCTATTATGTAACAAGTAATCAATAAATAATTCTTTACTTATTGGTTGCTGAACATCTGTCATGTTGCTTTTAATTAAATGAGGAAATACTTTATAAATCGCATCTTGTATATCAATATATATAAATTCACAATCGATAAAATTTTCAAACTTCCAGACATCAGAAATAAATTCTAAATATACTCTTTTGCTATAAGATAATTCCCTTACATTAATGCCTTTATTACCATCAATTATCCAAATAACATTCTTATTGTGTAATTTATAATCATTATTGCGGTTGTTTACGTCATCCCTACTAATTAAACTATGTTGAAATTCTAACACAGTTGTGTCATTTAATAATGCATCAGTTCTGCGTGATTTAATTTGTTGGTCAGAAATTTTATTAAACTCTATTTCGGTAATTGGAAACTGGCTCTGCCATTCAGAATGCCAGTCAGACATAGGACGTCCTCCAACATCATTTGGATTTTTATGTCTAAAATGGGGTTTATTTTTTGGACCATTTGCACATATTAATTCATGCCCATTTCCACAACATAAATATTGATAATTAATATTATCAATATTGTTAATATATGAGTGAATGTGTAAGTATTCTTTATTTTGTAAATATGCATATTGAGATGATACATTTAAGGGGCATTTGGAACACATCCTCTTTTGTAATTATTATATAATATAGTATTGTTGTATTACATTTAAATACATTATAAATACATTATAAATACATTATAAATACATTATAAATACATTATAAATAGTATATAAAAAAATGATTTGAAAACTAAGTATTTATAAATTTACAAACAAGTAAATGGAAGAACAACCTAATAATGAGAATGATGAAATTAAATTAAAACTAAAACATATTTTAGGGTCTTCAAAATGTAATCACAAAATAGAAATAATGAAACAATTAAATATAAAACGAGCACATATATATTGTAAAATACACCAATTGTCCGGTCAAGTATCAGGACCTTTAATAGAATATTATATAAAAAACAAATATGGAATGATAAAAAATAATTCATCATTATGTAATGGTGATTTACAACACAATCAAACTAATTTTGAAATAAAAGTTTCAAATGGCGGTAAAGAAAACAATAAATTCAACTATGTCCAATTGCGAATGAACCATAGTTGCGAATATATATTAACTGCTTATTATATAAATTGGGATAATGTTGAAACCGAAGGGGAATTGTTTATTTTCAAATTAACCAAAATAAATATTAAAAAAATAATATTAAAATATGGGGGATATGCTCATGGAACAAAACAAAAATTAGGAGAAATAACAGAAGATGATTTAGAAAATCCAACAAATGATAAAGAATACGCTATTCGTCCAAAATATGACGATAAATGCTGGAATGAATTATTACAATTTAGAGTTCAAGAAATCTAAATATAAAGCAACTAATTCTGCTCTTCCCATGGAATTTTGCCTTGCTGTATTCAAACTATTTGAATAGTCTAATTGGTTAAATCTATCAATCAGTATATTTTTATCAATATTTAATTTAAACCAGTGCCAACTTTTAGGTCTTAATTCATTTAATCCCTCAGTTTTTATTTCACCTATATTACCTCCATATGCCCGCATAGCAAAATCGGCAGTTAAAGGCGGAGTAGGTTGTCCGCTGGCATCGTTTGGACCTAATTTTAGAAATTTCCAATCAGAACATGTTGTAGGTAAATCAATAAATGGTCTTTGTATTTCTTTTTTTTCCCATATTTGAAAGCAACATTTAACCATCATTTGTGGTGAAAAGCAACACGGGCTATTTGGTATTTCTTCATCATATACCAAATGAAACATATTGTCCAGTTTATTTTGAACACTTATTTTTCTAAAAGTTCTTGGAATTATAAATGCTATAACATTAGCCCATTTTGCTGAATAATTAAAGAATTTAATTGCTAATGAACTAACCCTGCCAAATGGTGGATTGCCTATAACCAAAATATTTGTGTTATTTGATGGTGGCAAATAATCAAAGAAATCCTGTTTAATTATATTTGACTGTTCTGGTAATATATCAATACCAATTTTATTATTACTTGGTATTTGATTTAGAAAACTTCCATTCCCTGCACTTGGTTCAACTATTAAATCCCATTTTGTAATATCATATAATTCGCATATTTTGTCTATGCATTTTTTAGAACATGTTGGTATTGTATAAAACTTATCAAGTCCCTTTTCACGAATAATTGTTTGTTTTTCCGTAACAACAGTTTCTTCAATGTTGCTTTCAAACACACACGGAATTTTTGTTGTTGTATGTTTGGTATAATGACACTTTTGTGTAAATTCTTTTCCACATTTTTCGCAACTATATTTAACCATTTTCGTTTGTCATACATTATAGTATAATCATTTTAAATCAATTTTTAGTTAAAATATTATTATTAAGTAAAGAATTCTTTTTTTTTTACAAGTTTGACTATAAGAGATGGATATTTCCGAAATAAATGATGTACGAGAACAAAATGAATTTAAGGGTATAAGTTTTTCAGAATTTAAAAAAACAGATGTTAAAAAGGAATTATTAGTTAGTTTATATAATTCCAAGATTGAACCCGCATGTTATTGGAGTGCTGAGCTAATTTGTGCGGGGCATTATGCCGATTTATGGGATATTATTATTGGGTTTTATACAAAACATATACATATTGGGAATCCTAAATTGATAACTTATTTAGACCTGCGAATCAACAACTTTAAAGAATTGGTTTCAAACGGTTATGCCGAACATGAAATAAGACTTAGGAATAATGAAAAATTTAGAAAATTATTTTGCGAGGTAATGTGTGTATTATGTGAAGCCAAAAAAAGCCATTGCTATACAGAAGTAAAGGTAAAAAAAACGGATTTTGATTTAACCCAAATGACTGACCGGTTTAAAGCCCCCGATATTAAATATGCAGAGGGAGTATTTTTAAAAGATGACCCAAAAGAGTTATTTGTTGCTATTAATGAATTTGCTTATAATATTACAGAAGAAGGTAAAAATAGTGTTAGTGCATGTTATTGGATGGAATGGATAATTGAATTTGAAAATATATGCAAACTGAAAAATGAAAAATGTAAATGTGATAGAAGAGAGTTTGTATGCGTTGTCTCTAAATGTCAAATGGATATTATTTGGATAATGTGGGATGCATTTTTAGCAGAATCAACCAAACGCAGCACACTTATACAACGCATTGTGCATAGTGCATTAAACATATTTTGTTTAAGATATAGAACCGGATGTCATAAAAAGCGCAGATTACTCATGTATTTTATTATTGAAGTTTTTACTGAGCCATTTTCAATAGAAGATGAAATTGTAAAAGATAAAACAAAAATACTTATCGTAACAAAACATATACATAAAATTTATGCACAAATAAAACAAAATGAACATTCACCCGGAACTGATTATTTGTATCAAAACGTAAAAGCTTCTAATTTAGAAAAAACAATCAGCAAATTAGAAACAATGAATAGTTTAGGGGCAGAATATATACCACGAATAGAATAATAACTAATAATAACTAATAATAACTAATAATAACTAATAATAACTAATAATTAAATGTAATATTTTTTAACTAACAAATTAGGATTTGTTAGTTAAAACAGTTAAAATTAAATTAAAAAATATAATATATTTATAAATATATATATATAATGTCTAATAAAACTAAAAAACGCTATAATAATAAAAATAATAAACACAAATATACGCCCAACCGAAGAAACCCACGATATAGTCCTGCAACTATTGTCGCTACATTTATTCAAATGTTAAATACAGTTAAATTATATCATTGGAAAACGCATAATTACGCACAACACAAAGCAACAGATGAATTATATAGTAAACTAAACGAAAATATTGATAGTTTTGTAGAAATTATGTTGGGTAAAAATGGAACGCGTATAAATCTAACTACAAAGCTTATCCCTTTATTAGATTATACAAATATACAAGATTTTAAAAAGGAAATTGAAAAATATAAAATATTTTTAATTTCTATGAACAAATATGCAGTATTAAATATAACAAATAATAGCGACTTATTAAATGTGCGTGATGAATTGCTTGGAAATATGAATCAATTTACATATTTGTTAACATTTACATAAAATATCATTAATAAATATTTGATTAAATAATCTATTCTGCGTATATTAGAATTGTGAAAGCCAAACTAAATATTTTATTAATATTTTATTAATATTTTATTAATATTTTATTAATATTTTATATAAATTAATAAAATAAAATATTATTTTTAATATATTTTATTTTATTATATGAGTTTTTTAACACAAAATAATACAAATACATTCGCAAATGATTTATCAAGTTTTTCTGATATTCCATCAAACACTCCTTCTTCGGGGGTTTTAAATATTTCGTGGCAAATGTGGATTATTATTATTTTAGCATTAGCATTATTCGGAATAAATATATTTGTTTATTTAGCAAAAGGAACTCAACTAACAGCAAACCTATTTGATACATTTGTGTCTCCTATATTAAAACTTATTGGTTATAATGCTTTAGAAACTACAAAACAAATTGTAGAAACAACCGCAACTGGAACTAAAGCTGGAGTAGATATTGTTTCAAATACAGCCGTTGATTCAATTAATACTATACAACAAGGTGTTCCACAAGGCAATTTATCAGCCTCTTTACAAAAAGGAGTAACATTTCAAAATCAAACACAAAATCAAACACAAAATCAAACACAAAATCAAACACAAAATCAAACACAAAATCAAACACAAAATTCATTAGAAAAGGCATTAAACAATGCTTCAGAAAATTATAATGTTGAACCGGTTGACTCAACCAGCTCAGGAAAAATAGGTTGGTGCTTTATTGGTTCAGACCAAAATGTACGCACATGTTCATCCATTGGAGTAAATGATGTTTGCATGAGTGGCGATATATTCCCAAGCCAGGATATTTGCATGAATCCTACTTTAAGAGCATAGAAACACTTTTTGATGGTTCTGATTTAACATCTCTGTTTTCTCCTATAATATAAAATGTGTATAATGTTCCAACCATACCCAAAACAGTAGTTGAAAATGTGGAACCATTCACAATTTGTATAGGAATATTATTTTGAAAAATAGTAAATGTGTTAATTGGAATGTGCGAATACCAATTGATAGTTATTAATGAATTGTTGTTAGTAAGAGATATAATAATTGGAGGGGGTAATTTGATTGCACTAAATAGGGTAGCATTTACTGGCCATTTGTTTGTACTATTTGTCATAACATACCGTTGCCGTGGATACCATGTGGGTGTTCCGTCGTTCCAACATAATGATTGTATTGTACCAGGAACATCGGAATCAGATGTAGGATTACATAATTGTTGAGGTAATGTTGTTATTGTTTCTCCAGTGCAAATATTTTCTATTACATTACATACTAATATGCCTTCATCTTGTATCACAAATGGAGGTATAGGAATAGGCGTAGGAGTTGGAGGTAAATTAGTTCCAGTATGTGTTGGGTTTATAGGAGGGGGAGGAGGTAAAATGGAAGGATTTAATGATGAGTTTGAACCATTGGGAGGAAGCACATTATTTATAATACTTATTGGAGTTATACAAGTAGGTGGCGCAGATGTAACGCCGATTAGTAATCGAGTAATTGGGTCAAAAGCGACATCAATGTGTTGTACTCTTTTTAAATGCGTATTATTAGGATTTGTGTATCCACGCGTAGATTGAGTTGCCCATGTAATATTTCGGTTAACCCATTTACCCTGAGCAATTAAAGAATATTTTTGATTAATAGTTAAATTGCTACTGTTTTTTTTATATTGTAAAATATTCCCCTTTTGCAACATATTCATTTTTTCTAAGCCATTTATATTTGTACTAATAGTTGTATCAAGAGAACAACTATTTTGAACTCTTGACCAATCCCTTGGAGGTTGAGGCAAGTAACAATTACTAAACATTATAATATATTATAGTTTTTAAAATAATATATTATGTAAAATATAAAATAATTATGAATAACCATCACCACTTTCATTAAAAAACCATCTTAAAGATAAATAATTTGGATTTTTTAGTTGCAATGAGTTGGAACCTTTCATTTTAGTGCTAGGACCTCCTGATACTAATTTATTAATTTCACTTACCCCCATGGCATAATCATGATACCATAAATTAGAAATATAACCAGAAAACCCCCCATTGGGGGCAATATACACATCACCATAATTTTGTTTAGGTACTCCATGTAAATGATGGCTTTTTGTAATTGTTCCGTTTATATAAATATCCATAATGTTATTTTGACATCTAATAATAACATTAACCCATTTATTGAGGGGTATATCATCAATTGTAATTTGTTCATTAATTACATTAAATGTGTTCATAAATACAACTAAATTGTTAGTATTAGGTGCAATGTATAATCCTGGTGCATTATTTGGAAAATTTAATCCTTGTTGTTCTGTAGAATCTGGGTTAGATGCATAATCATTTCCCTTATAAAATACACATTTATATTTTCCTGAATTATAGGTTAAATCATCTATAAATATCCAGACAGACCATGTAAACTCAATTCCATCTGTTGCATTTACTGACCTAAAAATAGTAATAGCCCCCGAAGAAGAAGGGTCTTGCGGAATCACAATTATTTGTTTAGCATCAACCATTCCATTAATAAGTTTTGGAGAAGTACTGGGTGCTAAAAAATATCCTAATAAAGATATGCCTACACGTAGTAAAATAATAAACACAAATAATATTAAAAGCAAAAAAGCTATTTTTGCTACTACACTGTTTGAATCCAAAAACTCTTTTGTAGAATTTGCGTATGTTTGTGTTGTTGTACTAAATTGATTAAATGTAGTTGCATTAGAAGAATTCATCTTATATATATTATATTTTTAAAATAATATAACAATTCCGTTATCCTTTTATTTTTATTAAAACGAAAAACTGGAACCTTCTGAATCTCCACTTAAAATTGATAATTTAATTGTATATTTACCAAATAAATTTCCTAATAAACTACCCCCATAACCCTTTTTATACACATTCCAAACTTGTTGCGGGTCAGATGCATCCGACCAATATTGAAAATTAGCAGTCCATCCGGAAAACCCCCCCATTGGGGTAATATATACAGAAGCATTCGAATCAATCTTTGCTACACCAGGCAACACAACGGTTTTAACTAATTTTCCATCAATATATAAATCAAGTGTTCTACCATATGTGCTCATACATAAATTAACCCATTTTTGTATTGGTACGTTAGCAATAGAACAATTATGAACAATATAATTATTTCCATCGGCAGGGGCTTCGTCTAATCCAGGATATACTGCTACAGATATTGTTATATTATTTTGTGTTGGGTCTAAAACAACTGATGGGCAGGGCTCTTTTTCTCCAGTGCCTGTTGTCATTCTTCCAAATATAATTTTGGGTTCTCCATATCTATAATTCCAGTCATCGATAAAAAACCAAATAGAATATGTAAAATTACTGGAACTTCCGGCAGATGTCGATTTTGCTAAATCAACTGGTTCTATTTTTGTCGTGTTTTTTGCAGACAATAAACCAGTTAATGTATTTATATCACTCCTTATATAACCAATTACAATTATAATTAAAACGATTATAATTACAAATACTAATATACTTATGACTTCCATTATTATATATTATATAGTTAAAAATTTATATTAAATAGTATACTAAATAGTTGGGGGATTTTTATGTTTTAATGAACTATATAATGTATGTATTGTTGTAATATCTAACGGTGAATTAAAATATATAAGATTTGCTATATTTGCACTAATTCCATTTTCTTTTCCAATAGCCAACATATCTAGTTTCATATAAGGCACCACTTCTATTGCCGATTTAACTAATGTACCATTATAAAATACATCTAAAGTTCCACCATTATAATTAATTATAATATTATTCCATTTTTGTAATTGTACATCATTATGAGTATATATTAATCTGGTTGCTGGGTTATGTATATCATATCTTTTTTTATTTTTATTTTTATTTTTATTTTTATTTTTATTTTTTGTATCCTTCCATAAATGTATGTTATCTAATGTTAATTCAGTGTTTCCGATATCTATTAAGTCAACATTTATATCATCCGTTTGTTTAACCGTAATTATGATTGCATTATTTTTTGAATCATAACTAACACATGGATTATCCCCATACGATAATATAGGCATAATGTGTTGTGTTTTCATAAATGAATCTATATATACCCAAAATGACATTGCATATTGATAATTAAATTTATCACTTTTACTCAATGTTTGATACGATGCAACATTTGTTAATACATTAGTTGAAATTGGTTGATTTACTATTTGATTTCCGCCTTGTGTGTAATATTTTGTTTTTAAATATGGAGCAATACCAAATGTTATTATAAAATAAAATACAAGTAATAGTATGCTATATAATAATATTATTTTTTCTAATTTTGATATATCGGTTGTTGGGGATTTTGTTAGTCCAGCCAATTGAGCTATGTTATATATAATAGTAACTAACAAACAAGGAATATATAACACCGTATTTAGTACAAGACGAAATAGTGGGTTTTTATCCAATATTCCACCAGCATTAACCAGTTTATACAATATTCCAATCATAACACAAAATAATAATAAATTAAAAATAATATGTCCTATAGATGATGCATTTACCGAATCTTGATTAAACATTCCTAACATATTTAAGAAACCATAAATAAGTAACCCAGATAATATTAAAGCACCTACAATATATAAGCTCTTAAAAAATGTGAAAAAATGGGGGGCTTCAAAAAATAAATTTAATTTAGTTGGATTAGATAAATAAAACTGGTAAATTAGTATCATTGCCAAAAATATTATTCCAATAAATAATATAAAAAATATACTGATTCCTCCATATGTTGTCATAATGCCATATGGATTGAATAAATACAATAAAATAATTATCATTATAAATGCAACAAACATAAGAGTATATTTTGTTCGCAATGCATTAATGTCATTAAATATAATAGGCAACTTTTTTAATGTGTCGACATCTTTTTGTGTCCCGGTATAATAAATATAACACGAAATAATTAAAAATAATAATATAATTATCAAATTTATTAATACAGCTATATTATTTTCCGGAGGATTATTTGAATATATACCACCAATGCTTAAAATGCTAAAAAATGCAATACATAGTAAACAAATTATACCTCCTACTGGAATTATAAAGTTTTCAAACTTTGTATTTGGAGTATGTTGTAGTGTTATAATCCACTTAAACACAAAAATAATGCATATAATAATCGGTAAAGTAATGCATATTTCATATCCTAAAAATTTTGTAAATCCGTTTTTATTTGTTATATATAACACCATAATTAAAAAAATAAATAATGCTACAATGCTTATAAGTATTTTATAAGATACGAGTTGTGATTCTTGAGACATGATAAATTGCGAATTTATTGGTGTTTTGTCCATTAGATATTATTATATAATCTTTATACAATAATATTATACAAAAATGGCTTTTCTATTGTTTTACATATTTTCCATAGCCGTTTTTTCACCATGACATTCTCTACAAAGAGCAACTAAATTGGTAACATCATTTCCTCCGCCGTGCTCTAATCTTATTTTATGGTCTACTTCAAAAGTATGCGACAGTTTTTTGTTACATTGTCCGCATTTCCAATCTTGCATTGATGCTATATATTTTTTTTTTGTTTCACTTACAGAACGTTTGGTTGCCTTTTGATTTTGAATATTATTACCAGTTAATGCATATTTTTGTTGCTGGGATATTTGTTGCTGAGATATTGAAACACCTGGGTTAAATGCCGAGTTAACCTCTTCCATAAAACTAACATTATTTGATGTTAAATCAAAAATGGGAGAAAGCATATCCATTGATGACTTATCTATCGGCATATATTTTATCATATTGTTAGTATATAATAACATGTTTTTGGTTTGAAGTGGATTGCGTTTAATTAATAAATATAATGATATAGCCATTACTCCAATTCCGGCAATTTGATAATATTTCTTATAAGATAATAGTAGTTTGCTATATTTATTATCATTATATGCATTAAATATTAAAAATGCAGTAATACAAAAAATAATTAATTCTAATCTCATATACTATAGAAATATATTTATAAAGCATGATACATAATTTAATTAATCATTTTTTTAATATTGTCATTTAATCCCTTCAACTCATGCATTAATTCGGATATGTTAATTATTTTTGTTGGCGATTCGTATAAAAAATGAATTATAATGTATTTAATTTTATTCATGAATAAATATTGATACTCGTTTTTATCCAATGATTCATATACTTTTTCAAACATTGATAAATAAACCATTACAAATCCCCAAATATCAATCGTCGGTAAAAAAAGTGTATTAAAATACAACATTAATTCAAATCTGCCATTTTTTGTAAATTGTAATAAAATTTGAGAAATATACTCAACAATATAATAATATGTAAATTCGTATTCAATAACATGTTCTTTTACTGTCTTTTTGTTGATAGATGTTAGTTCATTAACTGTAAATTTTTTAATCATAGAGTTTATAGATTTTAAATGCCCTGGACCTCTTATATCAATCCATATAAATATATAATTAATAACAAACTCTCTTATTAAAAAATAATTTATATTTTTATTTTCTTGAATAAAAATAGTATATCTGTTAACAAATTCTTTATTAAATAATATGCTTGAAAATGGAACATTAAACTGCAACGGTCTTCTATATAATTTTATTGGAATCCCGGTTGCATTTATATGATTTACAGATAGCCCCCAATCAATTAATCGGGCATTTGCATTTGTATCAACCAAAATATTAGAATCTTTTATATCACAATGAAATATAAATAATTTATTCATTGGTATAATTCCATTTACTAACAAATCTATTAAATTATTGTTTAATTTAATTATATTTAACGATGTAATATGAGATTTTAAATAATTTTTTATATCTATTCCGCCATAAGGCATATTTAATGATAATAATTTATTTAATGAGGAATTTATATTATTAGATTTTATATTTTTTTTTGTAAGAGCCTTGCATTTTGTATTAAATTTACGTAAAACATTTTTTGTTAGTTTATCTGGCTTACATAATGTAAAATTATTTATTAAAAAATATTTTTCGTAATTAGGTATCTTTTTTAAAAGCTTATTAAATGTTGTAATTAAATTATATTCTTCAGTAGCATGTTTAACGGTCATTAGTTTACTGATTTGTGTTTGGGGCTGTGTATCATCTGCACATTTAAGCCCTGGTTTAAAAATACATCCAAACCCGCCCGATGCAATTACTTCTCCTCCTGTATATTTACGAGTCATTGTTAATTTATATCTTTATATTAAAATAAAAATAAATAAAAAATAAAGATTACTTATATTCACAATAATGATGCTGCTGCAACCATTGTTCCTATTATTGTTGCGGCTGCCTGTCCATTACCTACATCATTTACTACATCATTTACTACATCATTTTTATTATTTATTTTTAAAATGAGTTGTATTTGTTTTAATGTAGAATCAAATACATCATGTTGCTGTATAATTTGTTGTTTTAATTCTTTTAATTGTGTTTTTATTGTTTCATCTGATTCATAATCAATTATTTTTGTAAGTATATTAATATATGCTGTAATATTTGTTAATATATTTATATTTACATTTACTGCTAATTTATTAAATGAATTTTTATTAATAGCGATATATACTTCGTTTATATCTTTTGGTACATCATCCATTTGTAAAGATTCCATAGAAGATTCGTCAGCTGATACTGATTGTTTTGTTTTTTCTGACTCAACAGAACCAACAGAAGGCGCAATAGAATTATCAAAATCAGATTCGTCAACTGATACTGGTTGTTTTGTTTTTTCTGACTCAACAGAACCAACAGAAGGCGCAACAGAAGGCGCAATAGAATTATCAAAATCAGATTCGTCAACTGATACTGGTTGTTTTGTGTTTTCTGACTCAATTGAATTGCTGTCTATTCTGGTTGAACCAACAGAAGGTGCAATAGAATTATCAAAATCAGATTCGTCAACTGATACTGGTTGTTTTGTGTTTTCTGACTCAATTGAATTGCTGTCTATTCTGGTTGAACCAACAGAAGGTGCAATAGAATTATCAAAATCAGATTCGTCAACTGATACTGGTTGTTTTGTTTTTTCTGAACCAACAGAAGGCGCAATAGAATTATCAAAATCAGATTCGTCGACTGATACTGGTTGTTTTGTTTTTTCTGACTCAACAGAATTGCTGTCTATTCTGGTTGAACCAACAGAAGGCGCAATAGAATTATCAAAATCAGATTCGTCAATTGATGGTCTGTCGTAGTTATCTGATAAGCTTTTAAAATCGTCTAAATCTACAGTATCTGATGCATCAGAAAAATGTGTATCAAAAGAAGCTGGCGCAACTACTGGTGGTGCTGGTGCAACTACTGGTGCAACTACTGGTGCAACTACTGGTGCTGGTGCAACTACTGGTGCAACTACTGGTGCAACTACTGGTGCTGGTGCAACTACTGGTGCAACTACTGGTGCTGGTGCAACTACTGGTGCTGGTGCAACTACTGGTGCTGGTGCAACTACTGGTACTGGTACTGGTGCAATAGAGGAAGAATCATAATATACATTTTCATCGGTCAATGATGACGTATTAATTCCCCCTACAAGTTTATTAGTTTTGTTATGTTTATTCTTTTTATTAGGTTTATTCTTTTTGTTGATTTTATTAGTTTTATTTTTTTTATTGGTTTTATTAGTTTTATTTTTTTTATTGGTTTTGTTAGTATATGTCATATTATTATTATCAAATATTATTTTTATTTTTATTTATTATATAAATATAAAATAACGCCTAATGCGCCTAATAAAATAAATGTATAGATTATTTTTTCACGCCATCTATAGAATTCCTTTATTGTAATATCTTTTGACTTGTATTCTTCATAATATCTAATATAAAATTCATTTAATGATATTTTAGGTTTTTCTAATTTTTCATTAATTTTATTATGAATAAAATGCGTCCATCGTATAAATGATTCTTTTGAGTCTAAGTATGCTGTAACTGGGTATTCATCTAATAACTTACTAAACTCGCTACCAATTGATTCAGTAGGTATAAATAATGGTAAATTTTGTATTAATTCATAATACTTTTTTTTTACAACATCATTTGGATGATGTGGATAGGTCATTGCAATAGTATGTAAAAAATTCCAATACCATGGTCCCCAAATAGCTGGGTCAAAAGCAGGCATTTACTTTAAAACAACATAAAAACAATTTAGTTTTAACATATATTATAATGATTAAAAATAATATATGTAATAATTGTGGTAAACAAGGACACATGTTTCATCAATGCAAATTACCAATTACAAGTTATGGAATTATTTTATTTAGGTCGTCTGATATTGGTATTCAATATTTAATGATACGTCGTAAAGATAGTTTTGGGTATATTGATTTTATTAGAGGTAAATACGTGTATAATAATATGGAACAATTATATAATATATTTAATCAAATGTCTACTTTAGAATTGCAACGAATTTTGAATAATGATTTTGATACATTATGGGAGATGATGTGGGGGGTTAGTATGAGTAATCAATTTAAATGTGAGGAATCCATCTCTCGTAAAAAGTTTGAAGCATTAAAAAATGGAGTAATGAGCGATAATAATGAAATAATAACACTGTCATTATTAGTTACAAATGTTACTACACAATGGAATGAAACAGAATGGGAGTTCCCAAAAGGAAGAAGAAATTATCATGAAAAAGATATAACGTGTGCAATAAGAGAATTTGAAGAAGAAACCGGAATGTTAAAAACAGATATTATTATTGTAGAAAATGTATTACCATTTGAAGAAATATTTTTAGGTTCAAATCATAAATCATATAAACATAAATATTTTTTAGCATATACGGAAAAAATAGTTGATGCATTACAAAATTTTCAACAAACAGAGGTAAGTAAATTAGAATGGAAAACATTTAATGAGTGTTTGGATTCGATAAGACCATACCACTTAGAAAAAAAACAATTAATTATAAATATTAATACTATATTGCAAGAATATGTCTTATATTCCTAACAATAATAAATATAATAAATATAATAAATGTAATATAATATAATATATGAATTTTAAAAGTAAACAAAACATTCAAAAAATGCATAAATTAGAATTAGAAGAAATGCAAAATCCAGAAGAATTACAAGACGAAATATGTGATATTACAGAAATTAATAACTTATATATTAAAAAATGTGGAAACAATAAAATGCAATTAAAATCGGAGATGAATAATCGTGAGGATTTAGGTAATAATCCATTGCAAGATGACTATTTATATCCTGATTTAGATGACCCACTATTTATTGTTAAAATTGCCGAAAAAAAAGAATTTAATGATACAAAGTATGATGGTACTATTTATAATGTAAAAGAGCAGGCAGACTTGTTAAGTAATGCTGAATACGAATTATTGCCTCAGCAAGCGTTTGTTAGAAATTTTATGTCTTTTCAGACACCATACAATAGTTTATTATTATTTCATGGGCTAGGTTCAGGCAAAACTTGTTCAGCCATTGGAGTATGTGAAGAAATGCGTGATTATTTAAAACAAATGGGAATAAATAAAAAAATAATTATAGTGGCAAGTCCAAATGTTCAAGATAATTTTAAAGTACAATTATTTGATGAACGAAAATTAAAAGAAGTAGATGGTATTTGGACTATGAGTGGCTGTTTAGGAAATAAATTATTAAAAGAAATAAACCCTACAGGCATGAAAGGTTTAAAAAAGGAAAAAATAATACAACAAGTAAAAGCTATAATAAATTCATCTTATTCTTTTCAAGGATATTTACAATTTTCAAATGAAATAGTTAGACAAACAGGTAATGAATCTGATAGCATGGAGACAAAAATAAAAAGATTACAAAATGCATATTCGGATAGCCTACTTGTGATTGACGAGGTACATAATATAAGAATTTCAGACGATAACGAAAATAAAAATGTAGCAAAAAATCTTATGTTTTTAGCAAGCGTTGTTTTTAATTTACGATTATTATTATTATCTGCTACTCCAATGTTCAATAGTTATAAAGAAATAGTATGGTTAATTAATTTAATGAATATGAATGATAGAAGAGGTATTATATCTGTAGCTGATATTTTTGATACAAATGGTGATTTTAAAAAGGATGCAGAGGGAGGCGAAATCGGCAAGGAATTATTATTAATGAAGTGTTCCGGATATGTATCCTATGTTCGCGGTGAAAATCCATATACTTTTCCATTTAGGGTATATCCAAACAACTTTGCAATCGATAATACATTTAAAAGTATTGACGAGTATCCAAAATACCAACTAAATGGTAGGACAATCCACAATGATAAAAAAATAGATAAACTAATTTTATTTTTAACACCAATAGGGGAATATCAAAATATGGGATATGCGTATATCATGGATAGATTAAGGAGCAGAGAAGAAGGCATTAAACTTACAAAACATGGCGTTAGTCGAAAAATAGCTGCGTTTGCTTCCTTAAAGGCTTTTGGGTATATTGATTTACAATTGCCTATCGAGGCATTAAATATTATTTATCCATATGATGGACTTGCAGAATTAGCGCAACAAATTAACCCCATTAAAGAAATAATAGAGGATGAAAATGATGAAAATAAAGAGGATGAAAATGAAAATGATGAAAATAAAGAGGATGAAAATGAAAATGATGAAAATAAAGAGGATGAAAATAAAGAGGATGAAAATAAAGAGGATGAAAATAAAGAGGATGAAAATATTTCGCCTGTATATGGACGTCCTGAAAAAGAAATTGTAGAAGAAATTAATGATGTACTTACAATAGGTCCTATAAATATAATTAATGAACTAAATAATGAACCAAATAATGAACCAAATAATGAACCAAATAATGAACCAACTGTAAAGGATAAAGTTGTAAAGGATAAAGTTGTAAAAGATAAAGTTGTAAAGGATAAAGTTGTAAAGGATAAAGTTGTAAAGGATAAAGTTGTAAAGGATAAAGTTGTAAAGGATAAAGTTGTAAAGGATAAAGTTGTAAAGGATAAAGTTATAAAGGATAAAGTTGTAAAGTTAAAAAAAAAGATTATACCTAAAGTATCGAATGATACGCATATAGTTGAAGGCTTAACTCGGTCTAATTATCCAGTATCTCCCTATAAAGAGTCTGTTATGTCAGAGTCTATACACATTGGTGGAGTATTACATTTAGACCCTAAAGAATTAACTGGAACTAAAGGATTAAGTAGACTGATGGATTACACAGATACAAAATCCCCATCTATTAAGGGTCAGTTTTCATATAAAGATGGAGCAACGCATATATTTAAACCTGATGAAATTGGAAAATATAGTGCAAAAATAAAAAATATATGTAATTCTATTTTTAACGCAACTACAAACACGGTGTCTGATGGAATTATTTTAATTTATTCATCATATATTGATGCTGGCATTATACCAATGGCGCTGGCTCTTGAAGAAATGGGGTTTACTAGATTTGGAAAAGAAGGAATAAAGCCATTATTTAAACAACCTCCTGTTTCTATTGTAGATGTTAGAACAATGCATGCTCCTAATAATAAAAAACATAATTTTAAACCGGCTAGATATGCAATGATAACAGGAGACCCTCGAATTTCGCCAAATAATGATTTTGAAATGAAAGGATTAACGAATGATACTAATATATATGGCGAAGAAGTAAAAGTTGTTTTAATATCTCAAGCTGGTTCTGAAGGGTTGGATTTTAGAGCTATTCGACAAATTCATATTTTAGAACCATGGTATAATATAAATCGTCTTGAACAAATTATAGGACGAGGTGTTCGCAATTTTAGTCATAAAGATTTACCATTTGATAAACGCAATGTTCAAATTTTCTTATATGGGACAATGTTACCAAATGCAAAAGAAGAAGCGGTTGATTTATATGTTTACCGCATGTCTGAATTAAAGGCATTAAAAATTGGAAAAGTTACCAGATTATTAAAACAATCAGCGGTAGACTGTATAATAAATCACGCCCAAACAAATTTTACAAATGAAAATTTTAGACAATTAAAAGAAAATAATAATGTAAATCAGATTTTATCAAATCATCATGTTGTCGCTGATTTTAAAATAGGAGACTTAGACAATACATCTACATGTGATTTTATGAAATGTGAGTTTGATTGTTTACCAAATATACAAATGAACGACATAACAATAAATGTTGATACATATAATGAAAAATTTATGCTTATAAATTCAGATAAAATAATTCAAAAAATTAAAAATCTTATGAAACTTCGTCATTTTTATACGAAACATGATTTATTACAATTAATAAATTATCCCAAAGCATATCCGCTGTCTCAAATATATGCATCATTAACCCAAATTATTACAGATAATACAGAATATATAATAGATAAATGGGGAAGAACTGGATATTTAATAAATATTGGGGAGTATTATTTATTTCAACCAAGTGAATTAAATTACAAAAATATATCAATTCATGACCGGTCTATACCGATAGACTGGAAACATGATGCAATTAGATTTGAAATAAAAAATAATATTAAAGATAATGTACACAACGATGATTTGTTAGTTCAAGAAATAAAAAAGCCAGTTTATTTAGAGGGGAAAACTATTTTAGATGATATGTTGTCTAATTATATATTGGCTTTAGAAACAACAAAAGTTCCGAGAGGAAATAATAATTGGTATCAACATTGTGGTCCGGTTATTAGAAAAATGCTTAAAGAAAGTAATTTAATTTATACTCCTAATAATACAGAACAAGAGCGTTTAACTGTGTTACATACATTTTTGATACAGCACATTGTGGATACATTATTATCTTATGAAAAAATACATTTATTAAATTATTTGTATAATAATCCACAATTACAAACTAACATATCAAATGATAAATTAAAATATTTGTTGGGAGAAGTAAATAAATATTTGCGTTCGAAAATTATAGTCGCAAAGGGTATAAATGGAATAGTGTTATTTAATGGACCGTCGAGGGTAGAAAATCTAACAATATATATATTGGAAAATAATGTTTGGATTCCAGCACAACCACAAGATAAAAAGGATTTAACGCCTGCTATACTTGAAAGGTATAAAAAATTAAATCGAAATCTTAATAACTATATTGGGTTTATAGGGTTTGAAATTAACAAAAAATATATGGTTTATAAAATAAAAGATACAACAAATGAACGCAGTACTGGATTTAGATGCGACCAATCTGGTAAAGATAAGACAATTGATATTTTAAATGATATAGAAAAGGATACTAGGTTTGTTTCAAAAATAACAAAAGATGGTTCTTATGAGTTATGTGTAAGACAAGAATTTACGTTAAGAAGTTTTGAAAAGGATAAGGATAGACGATTAATTAATGGAAATAGTATAACATGGTTTGTAGACACAGAAACCGCAATAATGAATGAGTTTGAAAAAAAGGAAAAACCTAAATAACAATATTCTTTAAGTTGTTTTATACAATATATATATTCTTTAAGTTGTTTTATACAATATATATTCTTTAAGTTGTTTTATACAATATATATTCTTTAAGTTGTTTTATACAATAGTTAGTAATGCATTTGAAAATCTTGCAATATAAATAAAATTGAAAATAAATTAAAAGAATAATTATATATTAAATATATAATAATGGATAAATCAACTAAACCAAAATATAGACAAAAGGAAACTAAAACAGTATATAGTAGTTGTCAAATTACTAAAAGTATAATGTTGCCTATTACTGCAATTGGTAAAAATTTAAAAAACACATTAGAAACTACCATATCAAAAATAGTTGGAGAAAAATGTATTGTTGAAGGGTATGTAAAACCAAGTTCTATTAATGTAATTACGTTTTCTAGCGGAATGGTAAAAGGCGACCAAGTAATATTTGATGTTGTGTATAATTGTGAAGTATGTTATCTGGTGTCTGGCATGATATTAAATTGCATTGCTAAAAATATTACAAAGGCTGGCATTCGTGCAGAAAGTTCAGATGAAACCCCTTCTCCGTTTGTATTATTTGTTGCAAGAGACCACTTTTACTCAAATGATTATTTTAATTCTATAGAAGAAAATGAAAAAATTACAGTAAGAGTAATTGCTCAACGATTTGAATTAAATGATAAATATGTGTCTGTTATTGGTGAATTAGTTGCTCCTAAAAAAGAGTTTAAACCAAGAATTGAATTTTAATTTTATCAATATTTATTTATGTTTATTTGATTGGTTGTTATTATTTTACACCTTTTTACATTTCAAACGCCGATTTTATAAAAATATATAATACATTTTATTATATATTTCAAAATTCAGGAATGTTTAGGAATATTAACTAAAATTAGTTAAAAATAATTATAATAAAA